AGTGGCAGCAAGACGTATCATTATAATAATGATTAGTCACAGACGCCTACTGCTAAAGTTTCTTGGACTCAGCCTAATAAGGATGAAGAGTTCCCAGACGACGAAGCACATAGATGGATTGAGATCACCCCTACAGATGCTGGAAACTTCACAGAAGCTGGTGGTACGATAACTGTTACAGGATCTTATGGCTTAACAGGATCTTATGGAACAAAGAAAACTATTGGACAGATCAATGATACAATAACTGTTGAAAGAAATACAACAACATAGGTTAAATCTGGAAGTAAAACATATTATTATAACAATGCTACTGGTACGTCTCCATCTGCTACAGTAACTTGGACTCAGGATGCACATATCGAAAGTTTTACTTACGAATATCATATCTATGTTGGTCAAAATGCTAGTACGATACAATAGAAATTTATGTAGCTTATTTGGCAAAGTGATCAGTATAATTAGTCTTCTAAAAAAACTGTTTTCGTAAAGGCTTACAAAAATAAGATTGACGAACATAATTAGATTGTGTCAACAGATTCTGTTGAGTATGGCATAAAAGACGAAGTTCTTAATAATTAGTTTACGATTACAGATAATAAAAATGGATAGATATATTGTTATCCTTTAAAAGAAAATTCAAGTTATTCTGATTCAAATACCGGCAGTTTTATTGTATATATAAAGGAATCTGAAAACGTTGAATGCAAAATAAATTTTATTCAAGATAGAAAGGGTGTATAGGTCGTTTATGGAGATGCTATAATGTTTACATACAACTGGAATAAAGGTAAAGATTTGGATTAGGCGACTTTTGTGAATCTTAATCTCAAGACCGATAGATATGACAATTATGCTGGATTCTTAGGCCGTATTATATATGAGTATAAAAACATCTTATACTTTGCAGGCGATAATACTGGCACAGGAAATGAATATGCATTTATAGACTTTAAGAATATATCTAAATACTTAAACAAACATAAGGATGATTAGTCTTCCATTGCTGGTAAAACTATAATACAATCACTAACTGATGAAAACGGCGTAATTAAGATATAGTGTGAACTTTATACAAATTGGTTTAGTAAAAAAGAAACGGAAAATATAATTTTGTCATATAGCGTTTATAATAAAGATTCTGAAGATGCAACTGTTACTATGTCTGATAACAAATAGTTTATATTAACTGGATATACAAAAATTAAGGATAGTTCAGATTAGGCGCTATGTTATGCTAACGGAAAACGAAACGTTGGTAATGATGCGAATGTAAAAGACGGATATACACTTAGCGCTAAATTCTCGTATTATTTAGATAGTGGAGTTTTTGTATTTGATACAAATAAGAACAATGTTGGCAAATGGCATAAAGGAGCAGTTTTGAGTCCAGTAGAATGCAATCCATCATATAGTAATGTACAGTTTACAAATGATGGTAATAATATTAATTTCTCAATTAGTATAGATTCAATAGGTCAGCCGAGCTATTTTGATAAAAATGGCAATATTTATATAAAATCGCATATTTAGCAAAAAGGAGGAACAGCTTATAATTATACGAATATCAATAATTATAGAACCAAAATAAATTAGCTTCCTTATAAAATTGAATCAAGCACCCCTTTGACAGAAGTTATTGCAGATATGGATTTTGGCGAAAGTAACACAGTTGAAATAATACCTAAATTATTATTTGACGGTGGAGCGAATAATTACACAGAAGAAAAGTATACCAAAATTAATCCTATTGAACTTGAACAAAATGTATTAACAATATAGAAACATAGCGCTTAATAATAGATATAAAAAGATATAACCAATGGAAGTACTTAGTAAAACTGGACTAGATACGCTCTGGTCTAAAATAAAAGCTAAATTTGCTCTAATATCTGATCTCAATGCATTAACAACAAGGGTTTCTACCTTGGAGTCGTCATTAAAATCTTTAACAAAAACAGTTAACAATCTTCCTACAGCAGTAACTAACGATTAGAAGTATCTTCGTAAAGACCAAGATGATTCTACAAGTTATAACATAACCGCAAAAGGTGTTTATAAAGCTAAAACAGCATGAAATTAACATTAAAGAGAATAGCTTTAAAACCAACATATACAATTGGTAAGCTATACATAGACGATAATTATTTCTGTGATACATTAGAGGATACCGTAAGAGATCTTAATAAGAACGGTAAGTTTGATAACGGAGAGAAGAAGATTAAAGGGGAAACTGCTATTCCGTACGGTACGTACGAGATTAAGTGGACGTATTCACCTAGATTTAAGAAATATACACCACAACTTATGAACGTTCCTTCATTTGAAGGCATTCGCATACACAATGGGAATTCAAGTGATCATACATAGGGATGCCTGCTGCTTGGTGAGAATAAAAAGGTTGGAATGGTCCTTAACTCAAAAGCTACCATAGCGAAGTTTTATCCAATTATAAAGGATGCTTGCGCCAAAGGAAAGGTAACAATTGAGATTAAATGAGCAAGATAACAGGAACATGGCGTGAGAAAATTTAGTATACAACCGCATGTCTCGCGTTTTTAAGCGGTCAAGTTCTAACTTGGATATAGTATTTACAATAGGGCGAAATCTCCACAGGAGTACTAGGGTTTGTAGCCCAAACATTAGTTTATTCTGCTAGTATCTATGGAGTATCTATTTATATACAGGGCAAGTTTGGAGAAATGAGAACATATTTAAAAGAATATTTAACAAACAATGAAGCAGCTAATTCAAACAATAAAGAAGAACTACAAGCTGCTGCTTAACGCTGTTTTAGGGCTTCTAACGGCCTTTTGCTTAGCATCTGGTATATTCTACCACAACAAAGCTAATAGGCTCTCAGAGGAGCTTAAAATGGCTAATAACAACATCGAAGCCTATTAGGATGCCTTATATGGTGCCTAGTAGGCTTCTGGTGTTTTAAGACTAGATGTAAAAAAGTTGTCAGAATATAATGACAAACTTGTATAGTAGATAGATTCTATTAGAAAGATGCAGAAGGTCAAAAAGAACGAAATACAGGTAGCAGCAACTCAAAAGTAGATATTAAACGTTAATAAAAGTAAGGGGGTAGGGGGTGATATTATAACAATTATTAAAGACTCTACTTATAAAGATAGTCTATAGTACAACCCTCTAACTAAAGTATACTATACAATCGGTAAAGATAGTGTTAATATTAAGCTTGATGTATAGAATACATAGTACCTCTACGTTTACAAACATAGAGAATATAAGAATAAGAAGAACTTCTTTAAGAGACTTATAACATTCGATTGGAAGAAGAAGGATGTATACAAATATAAGATACATAATACAAATGACTTACTTAAAGAAGATAGTATTAAAATAATAGAAGCAATATGAATTACTTTTCACTTAGAACATTAATAGATGATATTCTCCTTATTGTCCGCAATAACAATATAAGTGAAAGTGAGGATCTTTCAAGGGATTAGGTAGCGTCTTGGATAATACAATATAAGACTTATTTACAAAAGAAGAAAGAGGAGCAAGATAAAGAAAACGACGAAAGTGAGCCAGATGATTCATTATAGTCAACTGTTGGACCGATTGAACTTATTGTAGATAAAACAGAAAAGAACGTAGATTGTGAAGATTGCTGCTGTGATATCATTAAGCGTACAAAAGATAAAATATATACAGTAAATAAAAGCGCTGATGATATAGTTAGTGTATGTGACAAGAATGGTTGTGTTATACAATATATGCATAAGCTTAGAAAGCATTATCACAACTTTAGAAGATACACTTACGCAGAGCCTGTATGCTGGTTTGATGATGGATATATTTACGTAGAAGGCGATGTTGATTCAATAAGCTCTGTATACATTACAGGATATATAGATGAATCTAAAACCGCTGATACCGAAGACGATATAACAATACCAGGCTGGATGATCCCTGACATAAAGAAAGCTATACTTACAAATGAGCTTGCATTTATGATTAAAAGACCTAGTGATGATAGTAACAATTCAACATTAGCTAGTGTAAAACCAAATGGTCCTCAAGATAAGGAAGAATAAAAAGAGTTATACGATCTTAGACATATATAGAGCGTATAATAAAATCAATGAGAACGTCCCATATTTGCGATATAAGCGCATATTGGACGAGTTTAATAAAGTTGTAAAGGATGAGATTTTAGAGCGCTCACAACTATTTAAAATGCCATATGGATTAGGTAGTATATGTATAGTAAAATATAAACCAAAGTCATATACACAAAAGTCGTTATCTGTAGATTATAAAACATCTAAAGAAGAAGGTAAGAAGATATATCACCTAAATGAGCATTCTAATGGATATAAATACAGATTATACTGGACAAAGATACCTAGAACATTTCCAAAAAGATATATGTATCAGATACAGTTTGTAAGAGATAACAAAAGACATCTAGCACAACTTATATTCAATAAACAAGATTATATAAACATAAATGATATTCAAGTATACAAAATGTGAATCTGTTATAGCCAAGATAATGGCTGATGCAGATATGTCTGAAAAGAATATTCGGGTTACAGATATACGTGAATGGATATTCGAAGCTGTTGAAAAAATAGGTGCACCAGTATAGTATGTATAGAAGGAGTCTGGAGATGATTGTGTTCCTATATTTGAGATACATGAGAACCAAATACCTATACCAGATGATCTAGAATCTCTTACATCTGTAGCGTATTCTGTAGACGGTACAAATTGGATGTAGGCAAGGAAGGATGAAAGTTCATTTAAATTGAAAGCAAATGCTCATAAGAATCCTAGTTGTACTCCACAATAGCCATCTAGATAGCCTTTAATAACACATAGATCTTAGCTGTTAGGTATTAATGGTTCAACAGCTATACTAAACGTATTAAACAACAAAAATGTTAATGAGCCAACATATTGGATTAAACCTGGTTGGATAGTATTTAACAAAGATAAGGGATTTGTAAAACTTTCATATAAAGCAATTGCTACTGATGAAAGAGGTTATCCACTTATCCCAGATTTAGCTTCATACCAAGAAGCAATATATTGGTATGTAATGATGAAACTTAACTTTCCTAAGTTCTTAAAAGGTTAGCTTGGAGGTAAAGTAAGATTTAACTAGAATACTTATTTTTACATGCAATAGCAGTGGAACTTTTATAGAAACCAAGCATATGCAGAAGCTATGATGCCTAATGAAAGCGAAATGTCTTCAATAAAGAACGAATGGACAAAGCTTATTCCAGACTGGGATTCTGATGACACGCTGTTTAATAACGTAGGAAAGAGATAGTTAAACTTTAACGATTACTACTATGGCTACTGATAATAATACATTCGTAAATAGCTTTGTAACAGGAATAGATAGTGATAGCTCTTTGGATAGAGTAAAAAATACCAGTTACTTAGAGGCTAAGAATATTAGAGTGCTATCATTCGATTCTACAAACCAACACGGATCCATTAAACCTATAAACGGAATAAAGCAGGTTGGATCAATAAAGGATGAAAAGGTAGAGAGAATATTAGCTACAGGAGCAGTACGAGATAGAGGTGTAATTATATATATATCAGAGAAAAGAAACAAGCCAGAGTTTTGCATATCATGCTTTGACAACAAAGTTGGTCAAGATAGCGATACCGACAACTCGGTAAAAGAAATACAGACTATATCTAATATATTTAGATCTGAACTTATAGATTGGCCTACAGATAGATCAAAGTGGCCTAAGAATGTATCTATTACATTCAAATACGAAGGTAACGATAATATTAAGTTATATGTTGCTACAGGATTCAATCCTATAATGGTTTTTAATATAGCGAAATTATATAGCTATAATAACACATCGTTTAACACAGTATAGTCTTACCCAAAGATTATATTTCAGAAACCTAAGTTTGTTAAATATGTAGATGGAACACTTAAAACATCTTACGTAAGCTATTCGTACTAGATATATAGCAATCATGGAGTATCTACAGATATATCCCCAGCTTGTTAGTCTATACCTGTTATTAATGTACCATCAGATAGAACAGACGTATTAGGAATAAAGACTGATTAGTTTGATAAAAAAACTAATTGTGGTGTTCAGATTTTAATTAAACCAGAGACTGATTATTCTTTTCTTAACAGAATAAAGATATATAGAATCTCAGTATAGATTAACGGTTAGCTGCCAACAATCGAAGTTATATATGACTCTGCATACGAACCAAACAGAAACGGAGATTTCTTTGTGAATGATACAGGTCAGCAAGCTTTGGACACTATAACAATAGAAGAATACAACAGTATGTCTGGTGTACATATTATTCCAAAGGTTATAGAAAGCAAAGATAATATATTGTTTGCCGCAAACATATAGGAAAGGTCAACTTTTATTGATACTGATCTGTTTAAAAAATGGGATGCTAGATCATTTAGAGCAGACGGACAAGGATAGATAGTTCTACAGAATACATCCGGAGATCAAAAAGTAACATATAAATGGTCTGAGCTTAACGAATTATCTATAAGTAACGGATATATCGAAAAAGACTCCTATAACCCGTATAACGACATAAACAAGCAATACTATCTTAGTGACTCGTACTGTATATATGACAAAGATAATTTCTATGGAGGAACAGGAGTAAACGTTTCCTGGAGATTTACAGTTACATATATTCCTATTGATACTTGTAGTACTACTGGATCAAATGAGATTGGAACAATGTGGAACGTTCTTAAGGTTAAGAATACACAAGATAAACCAACTCTTTATTTTGTTAATAAGAATGGCCTTTAGAAAGCCGACATTGAGATATCTACAGAAGAGGGTAGAATTAATAACTCATGGGTAACAAAGTCTCTTAAACGAAACGAATTGTATAGATATGGTATCATACTATACGACTCTACAGGAAGTCCTAGCCCCGTAAAATGGATAGCAGATATTCGTACTCCAAATTTGTATGATAAGTATTTCAATACTTTCATATCACATTACAACAACATGTATGATTTGGCATCAATTCCTCTTGGTGTAGCATTCAATGTTAAGAACTTGCCAGAAGGATGTACTGGATACGAAATTGTAAGATGTTAGAGAAGAGAGCAGGATATAGCATCAATAGCATAGGGTGTTATTAGTAAGCCAATAGTTGGGTATAGCACGCCCGAATGCCATAGACCAGATAGAACTACATACTTCCCTACAGGATTACTTACAACCGCAATGGTTGCTCAAGGATCTGTATTTAAATATTTTACAGAGAACTACAATCCTGCTAATGATGATAAAAAAGTAGATGCGATAAGAGCTGCGGGTAGAGTATGCGCATCCAATTTTGGCAATACATAGATATTCTAGTTTGTATCAGCCGAAACTACTTATTAGCCAGAATCTATAAAAGTGCTTACAAATAACAAAGACTTTAAATTAGAGCCACTTAGATACATTTTTGGTCAAAGTGGGAAGTTCTAGAAAGAAAAGCATATTGGAAATAAATATTTCATGAGCCCTGGTATTTCAAATACCAATATATATACAAAGCCAGATTAGACTAATGATGGTAAATCCTATGAATGGAAGTACTATACAAATAAGAGTGGTGGTGGCTACACTGATTACCAATATAAATCTTCTCCATACATCCTTAAAATGCTTACAGCGCATTTGAAAACAATGTACTATAAAGCTGACGTGTCAGATAAAATGTGGACGTGTTTAAGCCCTGGTAAGATAGATGAGAATATTAAGTATTCTGGATCTGATATGAACAAAATAGATGATAAGGTTTTTGCTTACATAAAACTGTACGAACAAGGATGTTCGTTAAGAACAAGGGTATGTAACACAAAAGATCATCTTATTGATTATGGTCCAAGCTCAATGGACGAGCATATTGATAACAATACAAAACTTGCTGATATCGATGATATATAGATAGCTTCTGAGTTAAAATGGAATGAAGTAATTAAAAGAACGTTCCTAGAAAAAGGCTCAAATTCAGATGTTAAAGAAAATGGTAAATGGTGGCCAACAATAGAATATAACAATCATATAGATTCTGTAGGCAAATACTAGTTCTGTAATACTGTATTTTATGGATGTGATGGAGCTGTTATAGACAGAGGTGGAGAAGAAGGAGACGATGGTACAACAATTGCATACGATATGATAAACGGTGCAGGTTAGGGTGATGTTATAAGAGATGATAATCCTGGATATATCCTAAGATTCCCATTTAGTACTGGAGGTAGATGCGCTTTGTTATCAATGAAAAACGATTGCGCAAATATGTTGTTCAATAGTATTCTTGGGGCATAGTCTTATTATAAAAACGTTGACAACAATCTACAGGAATTCAATTCTTTTTCAAGCTACTATAAGGTCAACATTAATAGTATTCCTGGAACTGTGTTGTGTAATATAAGAAAAACAGTAACTCCATATGACGGGTGTACAGAGAAATCAATAACCGCTAGCACATATAGATCTGATGGTTAGTTCTTTACAAAAGCAAATGAGTGGAACGCTGTATTCGACGGGGACACTTATATATCTGTACTTGACTATACATCGATGCATAAAGCTACTTGTAACTTCTTTAAAGGAAAGGATGATGTTGCTAGTAGAGATTACAGTGATTATAGATCACCCTCAATGATGCTTGGATATGCTATACCGGTAGAATCTAATATAAATTGTAGATTTGCATATGGTTATGAATTCTCAAAGAACTCTACAAACGAAGGTGCGTCTATGATTTAGATTGAGCCTGCTAATGTAAACAATATGTATACTCAAACTGAGCCAGAATACTTGTTTAACACAACATACGCTGCAGAAAACAATAGTAGAATTCATGCTGCTTTTGACACTACAAATATAGAAGACTTTAATAAGAACGTTGATTATATGTGTAGATATTCTATGTTAAAAGAAGATAATGAGCACATTGATAGCTGGACGAAGTTCTAGAGTTCAAATTACCTTGACGTAGATAGCAAGTATGGTAAAATAACAGGCTTAAGAACATATAAGCAATGGCTTGTATTTTGGCAGTAGATGGCTACAGGTTTGTTATCTGTTAATGAAAGAGCTATAACCGATAGCACGAATGGCACATAGTTAATACTCGGTACTGGTGGAGTTCTTAGTAGATACGATTACCTTGATCAAACAGCAGGTATGCATAATGATGAATTATGTGACACTCAGTCTAGTTCTACGCTATATTGGTTTGATCACCATAACTAGGAGCTTAGATCATTTGATGGACAGGGTGTATATCCTTTGAGCAAAGGATCACAAGCTCAGAATATATTATACAAGTATCAGAATAAAGATTCTGATCCGACATTGTTCTTCGATAACAGAAACAACGAGGTTGTATGTAAGGTAATCGGAGAAGATTCATTTGTATATAATGAAGCAGCAAAAGCATTCCCTTCAATTTATACAATACCGTTTGATGGGGCTATATAGTTTAGTAATAAAACCCTGTTAGTTAAGAATATAAACGGAGATATAAAAATCGCACAGTGGGATGCAGACAATAAGTACACAACATCTTGGGAAGAGAAGATATTACCTACTTACATTAAGTATGTTGTGAATAGTATTCCTACAGCAACCAAAGTATTTGACAACCAAGAAATAATTACACCTCAAGACGAATTCTAGTATATTGATATATAGGACGATAAAAAAGATAGAGATTCTTATTTCGGCTTATCTAAAGAGTATAAATGGTCTACTGATTCTGGAATGAAATCAGAAGATGATCTGCATGGAAAGATAACTATAAGAGAACATAATTATAGATATGCTATTCCTAGAGATAATAGAGCTAATGCATATGGCTCAAGAATGAGGGGTAAATACCTTGTATGTGAAATGTAGGATAATAAACCTAATACAAATGTTGCTATATAGTATATACTAACTAAATTTAGAGCATCATGGATTTAAGATAGAGAAAAAGAATAAACAATATTCCTAAGTTTAATTCAGGTACTGGCTCATTATCTGATTCAATAAATGGAATTGGTGGAGATATAACTGGTCTTAATTAGTATAAGACAAATATAACTTCAATTCCAACATAGGCTGATATAAACAATATGAGAGGCCCTGGAAAGATAACTATGGGTTTAGGATCTAATTCAAAGCCTACCGCTGGATAGGTTATAGGTCAAGTAGGGAATGCAATAGGTGGAGCATTTGACTAGAGCTCTAAATTTACTAATAGCACATCAAAGTCTCTTGGGTAGTTTGGTGACCTTGCTTCAAAAATACCAGGACCATATGGATAGGCTATAGGTGGAGTATTTAAACTTGCTTCAAATTATTCTGGAATGGCAAACTATAGTCACAGCAGTTCCGAGATGATGAACTAGGCAGGAACAACTGAAAGTTCGGTAAATGGAATAGGATACACAAGATAGAATGTAGCAGACACAAAAGCTGCTTATAACGATGTATCTAAGACAGGTTTGAATAATACAGTATCAAGCACTGCTACAGGAGCCACAACAGGCGCTGCTATAGGCTCAATTATTCCTGGCTTAGGAACAGTTGCCGGAGGAATCATTGGAGGTATTATAGGCGGAATAGGAAGCTTATTTGGAGCCAGAAGGGCTAGAAGAAGATAGAATAGAATTGGAAAGAACGCTATAATATAGACAGATGTTATAAATTCTACCAATATGGCTTCAGCCGACACTATTGGATTAGAAAATAATTATTACGCAAATAATTACAACACAACTGGTGGAGTTCTGTATGCTAATAGGGGAAAGGATTTAAAATTAAGAAAACGAATTAATAGAGCTAAGGTATGATAAAATAGAAAGTGTGGACTCCTAATGGTTATTAGGTTGGTCCAACTAATAGTATGGTAGGTAAAGGTGAGTCTATTATAGACTACACTAATGGTACCGGTACACTTGTAACTAAGGGAAAGGTTGGTGTAGATAATCAGCCTAGCTCTGTTAGACAAGACGATAGAAATGTAATAGCTGGAAACGATATAGACTGGACTAATGGTATGAGGTTTTCACAATAGATAGCTCCACTTACAGCTAGATTGCAAATGTATAATGATATTGAAAAGAAAGCTAATAAAAAGCCAAGCATGAGCTCGTTATCAAAGTAGACAATGTAGCTTCAAAGTGCCCAATTAGAGCGCGCTAAAGCCCCTATTTTATAGGCTATGAAGAATATTACAGATAGGTAGGAGAAATAGCATTAGATCGAAGATTATGCAGCTTAGTTTAAAGCTAATTGTGGTAAAGATAGATTCGCTAATGGTAAGAATATGTGGGAAGGAGTAAAAGACTCTTTTAACAACTGGGTTAAATCCGGAAAAGGAAAGGTATCGAACGCTATGCTTGATACAGGATATATGATTCCTGCTGTTCTTGAAAAGCAGATGCTTAATCATTGGATGAAAGAAAACCCATTGATGCCAAATATCTATGCTGCAAATAGATATGGTTAGTCTGCATTACAAACACTTAATAGATTGAGAATTAATCCTTACAATTAGTTGTAGAGTCTTAATCAAAATGACAGAGCAGCATACTACAGAATGCAGCAGGATGGCGGATATACTGGAGGATAGAGACAAGCAGGTAGAGTAGCTCTTGCTCTTGGTAATGCTAGAAATGTAGCGGATGTACTCAATAATGCTGATTTACAAAATAATAAGTATAGACAAAATTGGGCTACTGCTGCATTGGAAGAAGGCGGTCAAGATGCTGCTAGAAGACAAGCTGCCAACTAGTATGCGTGGGAAGCTTACAATAGGGCGCATGGTGCTAAGACTAAGGGTATTGAAACACACTTATCAAATCTCGGTCTTATTGGTCAGAAATGGTTAGCTCAGCGCATTAAGAATAAGCAATATGGAGATGTACTTGATATGTATCAGCAAGATCTCAATAATAAGAATGCTGCTTTAAAAGCAATATATGGTATAGGCGCTAATGATACAAAAAGTACAGTAACAAGTGGATCTACTTAGCCTAAGTATTCGGCGTTGAGAGATTAGATTAGCAATATTGCTCCAGGTTGGACGCCTAGTTAGTATTCTCCATTTTCTGGTGCTCCAAATATTCCTTACCAAAGCACTGGTATCAATAGAGGCGTATTAGGCTTGAAATATGATGACTATTCTATAAATAAACTTAATGCTCCTTACGGTAAATATTGGTTTGTAGATCTAGACAAAGTTGCAGATTCAGGCAAACATTGGGTAAACTGGGGTAATTCACAAGAGGATAATTAGGCAGCTAAATTCGGAACAGTAGATCCTCGGCTTATTGTGTTCACGAGCGATATAACTGGAAATTTCGGTGCAAATGGCCCGTGGTAGCTACAAACTAAACAAAAAAGAATTGCTGGTACTGATAGTTAGGAAATATCTGGAATGAATTTTAATAGAAAGAAAAAATGATAGGAATATATGACGAACCAGTAGCAGTCCCTATTATAGACTTACTGGACAGCAGTATGATGTCATAGTACATTAGCGCTGCAAGAGAACAATATAACTAGGCTGTACAGGATCAAAAAGAGTTTACTAAGGAATTTGGTGATCTGTATAGTCCTAGTCCAGAGCTTAATAAAGCGTATTACGATTAGACTAAGGGAAGAGTAAACAAAGCTATTGACTATATGTATTAGAATGGCATAGATCCTCTTAGATCAGCAGAAGGAAGAGCGTATATAGCTAAAATTATTAGAGAAGTTCCTTATGATAAGATCTCTAAATGGAAAACAGACGCTGATAATATGAAGACATTCTAGAAGGCTGCAGCCTCAATGGTAGCAGAAGGAAAACTTACCCAAGATTAGCTTAATTGGCAAATGTAGAAATATGGATTGGATTATGATAAATTTGATCCATATACATAGAACTGGAACACTTTAGCACCTACAAAGATGGATACACTCGAAGATCTCACAAAGATTCCGTACAGTGTACTCAAACCAAGCAACCTTACATAGCAACAAGTTGAAGCTATGGGTTATAAGTATGATCCAAAGAATGATTACACTGGTATTACAGATCAGATGATTATGGATACGGCTGGAAAAGCTATTCCGTCTGTTATGTCTACAGCTGCTGGAGAATATTATTATGATAAAGCCAAACGGCAGTTACAATAGGCCGGTGTAACCAATCCTACAGATGATTAGATTAAACAGCAATTACAAGGCACTGTAGCACAGCTTTGGGAAGGTAAGAAAAACATAGCCTGGGATCCTAATAAATATTCATTGTTAAACTATTAGAATACGCTTGCGGATTAGCTTGATGCCAAGAAGTCTGCTAGAGACCTTGCTAATCAAAAAGCAATTATAGACTATAAATACGAAGACGATGTAAAGCGCGCTAATAATCCAAGTATATAGAATTCGTCAAGTTCGTCTAGATCTGGTAGAGGTGGTAAGCCAAAAAATCTTTGGACAATATTTGATGTAGCGTACAATAAGCCAGGCTAGTCTGCTGGACTTGGTACTACAGACGATTATTAGAAAGAAGGTGTCGCTTTTTCTGATCCAGGAGTACAGGTAAGACGAGTTAAGACTAATGGTGAGTATTAGACAGTTGTAACATTTAAAGTTGGCGACGCGCATCCTGTAAAACGAGGGGGATTTAAATCTGATGGAACCACAACTCCACCTTGGAAAAAAGCTATGAAAGGTAGGTAGGTTAACGCTACAGTAATAGGTGGTCTTACGTATAATGCACAGACAGGAAAGTATTATGTAAGATGCAAGCTTGATAATACTAGCGACCAGACAGATGAAACATTACGTAAATAGAGTGGTGTTACAGAATTTTGGCTCCCTGTTAATGAAACACATAAAGGTTCTCCGTCAAATACAGAGAATCAGCAAGAACCAAACGATTAATAATTAAATTATGGCAAATTACAATTTACTTAAGTCCCCAGCAGAGGACTATTTTAGAGGGTAGGCTAAAAGATTTGGTATAACATTACCAAATCAACGCAAATCCGTTCCTAATAAAAGGACTTATGCTAATGTACCAAGTTATATATCAAGACAATCTGGTTCAAGATTGGAATCTGATATAATGCCGCATGGAAATTGGTATAAGCCTAGTCAAAAATCTATTCAGAGATAGAAAGACGCTATAGCCGAATATGATTGGAATAAACATATTGACAGCTTGTACAAGAAACAATATCAGTCAAACAGGCAAAAGATTGATGCTCAAGATGATTCTGAAGACATGCTTTCTGATGCAGAGAAAGAGAAGCAATCTAAACTCGAAGAAGAAGCTCTTCATCAAGAATATCTAAAGAGTCCACTGCACGCAATATTCGGTTCTATGGGTTCTCCTTTAACTGGATCTTATGATGGACTTGGAGAAACATTATTTAATATTGGATAGAGGGCTGGTTTATTCTCATCTAAGTCTAGTGATCTTGGAATTGAAAGCACAAAAGGTAAAATTGCTCTTGCACAAACAGATCAAGCTAAAGCAGATGCGTGGGCTAAACGAGAGAGATTAAGAAGAGATTTAAAATCAAAAGAAGATCAGTGGAACTACCTTAAAGCTAATCCTAAAGCTTAGGTTAAAGGTGATGCGTGGAAGGATACGTATCTTCTAGGATAGGATTTACTTAAGACTTATGACCAGTTACAAGATAAAGATCTTAACGAGCTTGCAGATGCGTACAAAGCTACATGGATGAAAAATCATACATCTATGTGGGAAGGATTTCAAGCTGCTGTAACAAAGATGTTTGCTGCAACAAATGACGCATTCGATGGCACTGGTAGATCTAAAGAATAGATGGCTAGAGATTGGCTTGATAATTATAACAAACAGTTGTCTGATAGGTTCGAGAAAGCCCACCAAGGAATGAGCTTGGATCAAAAAGAGATTGAAGCTAATCAATTTAAAGCTAAGCGTTAGCAAGACCTTAAGGATTACAAAGAAACTCTTGATGATCAAATGCGTAGAGCTTCTAAGTGGAAGAACTTTTGGAATGTTAGTAAACATGCTGAGAATCTTGCCAATATACATGCCAACGACGACCTTTTGACACCTGATTATTGGTTGTGGAATTTACCACAGCAAATGGGTTCTTCTTGGTCTTCAGATACAGGCAATATAGGTAATCTTATTACAACTGCTGGTACTATTGGTTCTTTTGCTTTAGGTGCAGCAGGACATCCGGAAGCTGGTTTTGCATTGTACAATGCAGCTAATGCGGCAGCACTCCCATTTAATTTACAGGGTGCATAGGATGAGAACTACGCTGAAATTGCTCAACGTTGGACATAGAATTATTAGTAGAATCTCAATAAATATGAAGCATAGGAAGTTTTCGGTAAAGCGCAAGGTATTTCTGCATCGTATAAAGACCTATAGAGACAGTCTATAAAGTTTGCTGTACAAAATGGTATGTCAAAAGAAGATGCCGAAAAGAGATATGATTTAAAAACATAGCAAGGCAAAGAAAGAGTTCTCAGCGATTACTTAATGGGTGTTACAAAGAGTAACGATCCACGTTTATCTAAAGCTAAGCTTGGCACAACAAAAGGTCTCGAATAGCAATTCATGGTAGATAACGCCAGGACAATGGGTACAGAAATTGTACAAAACATTATATCGTATATATAGCCTGGTAATAGCCTTTCTAATCTATATAGACAAGCCGTATATAAACTTCCAACAACTAAGCTTGGCGCTAAACTTGCTACAAGTAAAGCCGGTAGATTGGTAATAGGAACAGACTATGCTCTTGCTGGTTTAAACGGTGCTGTTGAAAGCAAATTTGCATAGGTTGGACAGTATATTAATTCTCTTACAAGTACAGCTGGTAAAACTGGAGCTAAGATAGGCTCTACAACAATGGATGTACTTGGAGGCGGAGTTCTTGGGCACTATGTTGGTGCTGGTGTTGGCACCGCAGTAGGAGAGGCAGCAAGAGGAATTAGTGGACTTGCTAAAGAGGTAATGCCGCAAGCTCTTAAAGATGTCGGCGTTATGGCTGGTGAAGCCATTTCAAAAAAGGTTGAGGCTTTAGCCACGATGGTTGGCGCCAAAACACTAAAGAGAAAACTGTTAAAGGCAGCTGTAAAAAACCCTAATACAATTGCCACTCTTAAGATGCTTAACAAATATGGTATTAATACTGTTAGAAAAGGTATTATAGATAGAGCGTCTGAAGGTAATGAAGAAATTATACAGCAGTTGAACGCTAATGCTGCTGAAGAATTCGCTAAGACATATGGGTACGGATCAGCTGACTTGCTTAGTCTTGCGTTCCAGGATATGGCTTATAGTAAATAGGTGTCAGACTTCTATAAGGGCATGTTTGGTCTTGGCGAATCTGAACTTTACAACGATATGGAGATGTTGTCAAACTGGCGAGGCGGTTTCGCTATGGGCGGTATGCATCCTATGGTAGCCATGAATATCTATCATGCTGCTAATGATATTAAAAATACTGTGCAAGTAAAAGACGCCATAATGCATAGCGCACTTCTTGACAGAGAGCAAGGTAAGATGAATAGAGCTAGTAACGCTGTGATCTCAGACCAGATCTCTAATGGAAGATATAATTAGTTGACTACAGAAATATAGCAGCTCAGAGAGGCTGATTTGAAGCGAGAGAGACCACGTTTTGGTGAATAGTATTGGAATGACTTACAGTCTAATGTAGAACGTATTTCTGCTCTCGTAAACAACAAATAGATTGAATAGCAATATCGTCTTAAAGGTATTAATAAAGGCACAGAGCAATACAATGTAGCTATAGCTGATAGAGCTAATATAGAGCAATAGTTAGCCGATAACAGAAATGCTTAGTAGGAAGCTGAAGTTAGGCTTCAGTAGATCTATGGTCAGCAAGGTTACCAGAACTAGGTAGAACAAGCTGTTAATAGATAGGAGTAGTCAAGAGACCCTATGTTGACTGCCATAAATGCAGCTACAGCAAAGACTAAGGCTATTGAATCTTACATTAATAGAAAGGTAGAAGAGTACAAGAAATCTCTTGACACAGCAGCTTTACCTCAAGAAGAAGTAGAAAAATCTGTAGCAAAATACAAAGAGTCTATTAAAGATGAGGCTAACGAATACGGTGAAAGATTTGTAGAAAACTTCCAGAAAGAAGAACATGCTAGACACGTAAATAACTTCTAGAGAAATTCTGAAGCTCACAATAGAATGAAAGCGTTGCTTACACTTAAAGCCAAGATGAATTCTATTGATGATATATTTAAGTTTGCTCACGATAAACTTGGATTAAAGACAGTTAGACCTGATGCTAAGTTATTGTCAGCAAATATAGATAAACAAATTGCTCGCGCAAAGCAAAGCTTAGCTAAAGCTTATAAGAATTTTGATGAGAAATCTACCGATGAATAGACTTTACAATTCTTAAATAACTTTAGCGAATCTGTTGGTTTTAATGATGATGAGATCCAAGAGCTTGAATAGGCTAGAGCTATGTACACGGCTAACGAATCATTGCTTAACTCTACGTTGTCTATCCATACAGAAGGTATTGCGCGCGACGACAATGGAAATCTCGAGTATAATCCAGATGAACTTAGGTATCAAAGAAAGTAGGCAGAGCTAAAGTAGAAACTTGGTGACAAATATAAGCCAGAAGAGCATACTAGAGCTGCGGCTAAAGATGGTTCTAAGAGTAAGCTTAATGAACGTATTACTAAGATAATAGATGCAAATAAGCAAAACGAAAACATCGACTGGATGTTGTCTGATATATACGCTGGTGATGCCGTTACCAAGCTTACGGAAGATTATCAGAACGATATGTTAAAAGCCGCCGAAGGAGATGTAAAGGACATTAATGAGTAGGCTAAGCAAGTTGTAGATCCAACAGAAACGCAGCAGAATCATATAGCTACTACAGAGGAATTACAGAAACATGCTGAAGAATATAAGCGTCGTAGAGATAAGGCTAGAGAGCATTATAGAAAGAAGCGTAAAGCTAGACGCAATAAAGCAAGAGTATCATTCTTACTAGGATTTGACGAGCTTGCAATGTAGTCATTTGATGGTCTTATGGAGAACGCAAAGGTTGGTTTTTATAAGTTTGAATAGCTTTACAATGATATAAAAACTATTCTTCAAGAAGAAACTGGACAAGATGGTGGTCCATCAGTATTGGCTTTAGCAAAAGCTATGTATATTCGTCATTATCTTACATCTACACGTAAAGAGAAGGAAAATATGAACACTCCTATGGATGTGTAGTCTTATGGCGCGCAGGTTGCCACACATGCTTCACAGGACACGTCCTTTGACGGATATAGAAAAGCTTTAAAGCAACAGCAAGATAGGGCTCTTGTGCATTGTTTTCATACAACTATAGCATATGATGACAATAATGCTCTACACGTATTTGAAAACATAGATGAGATAGATAGACTCGAAGAGCAGTCTTTATATCCAGATATACAAGAGTAGATAAATGTTCAAGACAAATAGTAGGCTATACAATTTCTTGCTGAGAATACAGATAGATTTGGTAACCGTGACTATACAGATATTCTTGATGAACTCTTTAAACAGGATAATAAAGAAGAACTCCTTGATGGATTTGCTCACTATTTAGCATCTATTGATACCCAATATAATAATGTATAGTCAATAAAAGATGGTGAGGCTATTAGAGAATTAGTTTAGGCAATAATGCTTGGCAATGATTCTTATATAAGTACACTACAAGGCTTCGATGGTATAGATTAGGCTACATAGTATATAAAATCAGTAAGAAACAGAATGCTTAATGGTGGATAGTACAGAGTTCTTGATACAGACATTCCTATATACGGATACGATGACAAAGGTAGAGCTATACAATCATAGGCTGATATTGTTCTTGTAGATAATGATGGATAGTTACTTGTAATTGATGTACGTTCTTCATATTTGCCTGATATAAAGTGTAGAATGCTTAGTGGTTATAGAGTCAATTCTATGGCTAGAGAAAGCATGATAGACTAGGAGAAGAGATAGCTAATGAGAACTAGTTAGATTCTCTACGATATATTCGGTTCCAATATAGAGGGTACATACGTTATGCCGTTCTATAGTGATAGAAAGGCTAATAAAATGTTTGCTGAACCAGTATTTAAATTAGAGATGCTTGACTTCAATAAACCTGTAACACCTTACTACAACAAGTCTAATGAAGATATATCTAATGAAGTTGTTAGACCTTTATAGGACAAAGTAAATGAATTAAAGGAAGATTATCAGTAGTTACTTGACAGTATTACAGAAGCTGGCGACAAGAAATACTCAGATTCTCACGCATTGCTTGATACGTACAACATATTTAAAGAGGGTTCAAATAAGGACGAATTGTTGCTTCAGGTGAGAGATCTTTACTCAGCTATAGAATCTATCCAGAGCTTAAAAGAAGACGCTCAGATGCGCTTAAATTAGCTCATGTAGCCTAAATAGCACGAGAATACTGTACAAGAGTTCTATCCAGAAGACGCATTTGATCACGTTATTGTAGACGAACAATATTAGGCAGGTCTAGATACTGTACACGAGATTTGTAAAAAGCTTGATACATTGTTAAGCTCTATTACAAATCTTAACATTACAACGGCTGACGAACGAGCTCAAGTTAATGAGCTTATTTATTCTATATATGATGCTTAGACTGCACTCGATCAATTCTATGGTAGCGATCAGTTTAAAGTTGGTGACACTCTTCCAGAGCAAAAACTTATAACAGCTGCTATCAATAAGCTCGTAAGCAATAGGATGATGTACGGAGATGCTGCAAATAAGGCTTTGCAAATGTGGCAGGCTCAATTCGCATCTAATATTGGTAATCCTAGCTTTACTTATTTCAACAAGATAAAGTCGTTTCTTGCTACATTTGATGGTGAGTTTATGAATAGTCTTGTTGGCAATAAGAGTTTACAGAGATTCTGGAGTACAGTTATAAATAATTAGCTTAAGTTCTTGGCTGATAATGCAAAGAATGTGTAGAAGACTAATACGGCTCTCGACAACGCACTTACTGATACTATTTACGATGCTGAAGATTTTATTAGAGAATACAACCAGAGATTCCATGTAGATCCAAATATTGATGATATACTTGATATAAACAGCGCGTAGAGTATCAATATGATTGACGATCAATGGAGGGAACTGTATAGTGATACTACTAAGCATTTCCCTGCATTTAGAGCTAAACTTGATCCACATTACTTCTCTATAGCGCTTGACCCACATTTGATTTACCCAGATACCTCTGGAAAATCTGGTAATGCTGAGCTTGTATGGAGAAACAATGAAGTTCAACTTAAGCTTACAGACTCTAAAGGCAGAACAATCTTTATGACATTCGACCAGGGTAATGACGCTGGTCCTAGAGGTGTTGATCCAGTATATTTTGCTAGAAAGAAAGCCGCAGATGCTGTGTTCGTATAGAAAGTTAAGTATATGCTCGACTTTATGAAAACACATCCAGGATACCATATAAGCATGAAATTAAGCCGTTCTAAGGGATCAATTAAGAATGGTAGTGAATTATAGCCTGTAAGTAAATTCTTGTTCGCAGGAACGCTTAATTAGCATGATTTGTACAATATTACATGTGACGCTGGTAATAGAATAGGTTTCCTTAAAGCTACGCAAAACGTAAACACCGGTGATGTAACTAAGATGGTGTATGGCGGTCCAGAATTATCAGCTTTAATCAGTGGATTTGATCTTGAATATGTAAAACGTACAGCTATAACACAATCTGGTAATATAGTATACTTCTACGATACTGGTCAGACAGAGAAGACCGTAGATAACAGATGCATTGGTACACCATTAATATAGCCTAAGTTTACAGCAGGTCAAGGCGGTTAGGCTAATAAGATTGCAGATCTTATCTGGTATAAGTGTTATCAAGGCATAAATGAATACCAAGGTTATTCTATAGACGATTTACTTAAGCAGGTTCTTTATATCAAGGCTGATAATAAGGTGTTAAACGAAAAATACAACTCAATAGAAGGTCTTGTTACATTAGATCCAGCTAACAAGAGAGTTATTATAGGTAATGTTATTTACCCTACATAGAACCCTAGTGTAGACTATGCTAATATCTATAATGCGTTGTGTAATATGTATATGACAAAAGACGCTGCATTTGTTCAATAGAATATGCAGTAGTATATATAGTCATCACATAATAGTGTATTAGCTAAACTTAACGCACAATATGCATCAGACCATAATCTTGATAAAGTGGAACTCCCGAATGGTCTTACGTTTACAAGAGAAGACTTTACTCACGACGGTAAGGGTACAACTGGTCTTGGTTATATGTTGCGCAACGGTTATTTGATGTCGTACGCAGCTAAACTTGAGCCACCTACAGTATACGTAGATAATGTAGAGCTTGTACAAGACCATCCGGACGAAAGCGCTCAGCAAGTATCTAAAGAAGTTGCTAAACAAGATATTCAATAGCAGCAAAAGTAGGCTGAAGATACATTTATGTCTTTGTTCTATGAACAAGATTTAAGTGAGTTTGATAGGCAGAAAGAAAAACCTTCGTTTGCCAACGCTGTTGATGAGTGGGTTAGAAAAACTACTGGCATTACACCTCAATGGGTAGAAAGTGAGAGATTATCTGATGTAGCATATAAAAAGAATAGCGCAGTACTCGCTAAATGTACAGACGCTGTTATTTAGATGTCTAATTCAGTTCCTTACACTATTGGATTCCACGAAGGATTCCATAGAGCATTAGAACTACTTGTAGAGCCATCTATTAGAGAATAGATGTATTAGGCATACAGAAAAGCTCACCCAGAAGCAGCTACAGAAAGAGACGTAGCTGAGGGATTGGCTGATTTGTTCGTCGATTATATGCTCGGCACAAAAGACGCTAACATAATAAAGAAACAAGGCTGGGTTAAGAGAAATATAAAGAAGGTTGCCAACAGATTAAGTATCTTATGGCACTATAGAAACAACGCTAAAACTATTCTTACTCTATTCAATGATATTAAGTCTGGAAAATATGCAGATAAACAGGTAAGTAAAGAACAGTAGAATAGATTCAAAAAGCTGTTTGGCGAAGACTTGCATTATGAAATAAATGGACGCAAGTTTGATCATATAGGCTCTGCTGCTGAGAAAGAACATATGGCTAGAGCCCTTGGGTACATTATAGTAAAGTCTGCCAAAGATGCTACTGATATATATGATGCCGTACACAACTCTTCGGAGCTTCCTATTAAATATATACCAATGAGGGTTATAAACAATCTTATTGGTGAGCCTGGTTCTGTTAAGCCTATTCTGAACGGATAGTACATGTCTATGGATTCTGTTACTCCTGCATAGCAAGCATTTAGAGAAGTGTTTTACGCAGAATTAAATGATAATGGTGATGTTGTATTCCCTAACTTCTCAGCAATGTCAAAAGAGGTACAGAAATATCTTACCGAAATAATGGACGCTTATGACGGCAAGTATCAGCATGATGACGATTCTGAAACAAGCGACCAGGAAGAGAATGATTATGGAAAGTCTATTGAAAGATACGATAAATCTGTATTCGAATTCAATAAGCTTGATTCTGTAAGCAAACCAGTGAAGATGTTCTTCGCTACAATACCTTACTACAAGTTTGATGATAATGGTAAACTTACACTTGATACATCTAAGAACATATATGGTATTCCTACATTCATGCCTATTAAACAGGTGTTTAATGTAGTTGTTAGTAAGTTGCATGATGTTAAAACGCCTTTAGACTTATTAAATAGACTGCAAGAGCTATCTACGTAGAACCCTATGTATATGGCAATCTATTAGAAGTATAATGATCTATACAATTCTATCTATACATTCAATGGCGATAATTAGCTTGAAAAGATAGACTTCGACAAAGAAGCATTTATGATACAAATCTTTACAGCTATCAAGGGTCACGAGCATAACTTTATTATTGGTAGGTCTATCCGCAATAAGAATGGAGGCGTAGAAGTTAAAATATCTGACGCAAACTTCGATAGGGACGCAAGAATGTACCCTAAGCTTTGGAATTCATTCTTATCTTCTGGTCAATCTGGCTTATTGCAGAGATCAGTTGGATAGAATGGACAGTTACTTCTTTCTACAAAGTACAACACGAAGAATACTTAGGTAGATATGCCTACAACTGTAGCAAGAAACGCATTTAGATTTATATCTCAGTTCTTCTCTGATTTACAGTCGTAGATACTGAATGACTCTGCTAGCGAATTTAAGATAAACGGAAGAGTTAGAAGCGCAGCATCTAATAGTGATATCGAAGTACTTAAGGATGATATATGTAAAGAATTTAATATGCTTGGCATAAACTTTACTAAAGAAATGCTTGATCATATGTTGTCTACAAAGTATAACGGTGTTAGCAGAGAAGCCCTTAAGAAGTGGATCACATCTACAGGTGTATCTAATATTAACAGCTTTATTGATGCTGTAGGAAAGGTAGTGCAAACAAATGGCTATACAACATAGAAGGCTATAGACGAGATATTTAAGACTGGTTTTGTTAGCGAATTAGGTAACTGGGCTGGAGCCTATATGAAGATTACTACAGACAAGATGTCTAATGGTATGGATGGAACTAAGTTGTATAACGAGTCTCAAAATAACAGTATTAGTAATACTACAGAGAACCTTAATAGTCACGATAAGAACAATATGGTAGTAAAGACCATTTTATAGTCTAGCTATAATATCATGAATAATAATGGCGTAAATATGGGTTCTATTGTTGCAAAACAATTACAGAATGGAGAGGACTTTAATATTAGTATTTACACCCCTATTGGTTTTAAGTCTGATAACCGTGGTGATAATGGTTCTAAATATAGTAATCTTGCTGAAGCTGAAGACTATATCAATAAGTTTGCTATGCTTCAGAATGGGTATTGTATATTTCCAACGCTTGCCGACAAAGGTACATATATGGTTCTTGGTGGTATAAATATCCCAGGAATGGAGTTTGAATAGTCAGATAATGGTGCTTATACTGTATCTGGTGCTCCGAAGATGGTATTCTTAGATAGCACGCACTATTACTTACAGCCTAATCAATCTGTATTAAACTAGTTTATCGACTACGCTTATACAGAGCGTGAAGCTATACTTGATTGTAGAGAGCAACTTGGATTACCTGTAGATAATCCTAAAGGTTTACCTGTACTTAACGATGAAGATAAGATAATGAATTATCACATCGGTAAGAAAGGAAAATAGCCTGGTGGTATTCAGTTCAAATCACTTACAACACTTAGAGTGTATGAAGATGGACAGATTAAACGTTACGAAATAAGCAAGATGTCTCCTGATGAATAGCTTAAAACTCTTAATGAGCAATTCTTCGACAAATCTAGAGAAGAGCAAGAACAGATAATGTCGTTAACTCTTTAGGAACAATATGAGAACGAAGTAGATAAAGCTGTTAGTCTTGGTATTGTCTCAAAGGATGAAAAGCTTGGTTATCTTGGGCTTAATAACATTAACCTTAATCAGAGCCAAATAGACGCCGTAGAACGCACTTTGTATGCTCAGATGTATAAAGATCTCACAGAGAAAGGAATAACGCCTAATACGCAAAATTTGCAGCGTACAGCACATAGTATGGCTATTACTGCTATCTTGCAAGACGCAACGAATAGAGCTATTATTTCATCTGAGGAAAGTTTGAGATTATACATCGGTAATCCTGGATTCTTTAAGAATGTAGAGGATATCCAGAAACGTATTGGTGGTCTTGTATCTACTGGTGATGATAATGTTACATCTTTACCAAATTACGATGGCTCAGATGGAGAGCTTTATAGATGTGCTGAAATATCAGACTACGAGGTAGCTTCAAATGCTGATATTATGAGCGAACTTCAAGAGAAGATGCGTGATGGTGAGCTTAGAGAAATCTATGGAAACCGTTATGGCTTTAGTGGTGTTGATGATTTAGATATCGGCGCAGTAAGAGCTAGACTTGTAGACGATTTTGGTGAAGATGCTGTTAAGAAAATAGAAACAAGAGCTAATAACTTCTATGAAGCCTATACAGGCGGCATAAATGTAGCTGATGGTGCTTCGTATATTACCGCTGATATGTGCAAGAGAATGCTTAGAGCCAGAGGAGCGTTGACAAACGATGTAGCTAAGGCTATTAACATTCTCGAAAGCTCTAATAAATACTCTTGGATGGATCGGAAAGATGCATATAAGCTTATATACGAAAAAGTAAATCTTGTTACTACTAAGTATACAGCATACGGATTTAGAGACCACACAACAAATGGCAAGAAAGTTTCTAACTTATCTGTACCATACTATAATAAGTTTGCATTGTTCCCTATATTTGATTGTATAGCTACAGGTAAACTTAAGAATGTGTATGATAAGATGAAGGAAAATAAGGTTGATAATCTTCTTATGACATCTGCTGTAAAAGTTGGTCTGCAAGGGCATTCTGAGTTCGATGGCGAGACTATTAGCAAGCCGCTGAATGTTTATACACAGAGACTCTCTGCGCTTCGTAGACAGCTTAATACAGACCCAGAAGAGGGCGAAGTTGTAGCAGCCGGTACACAGATGATTAAAGTTTGTTTATCTAGTTTGCGTCTTGATAGAACGTATGGTGATATGACTGGAGAATAGCTTAGAGATAAGCTCATGGGATCTATTAATAAGCTTTCTAAACTTGGCGTAGATAAGTTTAAAGACAGATTTTATTCTAATGGCATTATAGATCAAAAGAAGCTTAGCGAATATCTTATAGAACAACTTGGTGCAAGAAATGCTAATAAGAATCTTATAGACGCTCTTACATATAATCCACAGACTGGCTCAATGAATGCACCTATTGCATCTACTGCTGATGCTAGCTGGATGGAGTCTATGCTTATATCTGCGGCTAATAAGGACATTATTGACATTATGACTCCTGGTAGTTCGTTTATTTAGAGATCGGTATTTGCTATCGAAGGAAAGAATGGAGAAGGCAGTATACAAGGATAGGAGGTCTATAATGGTAAAAGGTTGTAGATGATAAACGAAGAAGGCTCTATGGATGCTGTAATATCTATTGATTACTTCTAGGATATACTTCCAAAGAACTTGTCTTACAATGAAGCTAGACAATGGCTTTTAGATCACAATATAATTGGAGAAAAGGCTACGTCTAATACTATAGGATATCGTATTCCTACACAGGCTCAGTCATCTATACATGCTTTACGTTTTGTAGATGTTATACCTGCAGTTAAGTCTACAGTAATACTTCCAACTGAGTTTACCAAGATCACTGGTTCGGATAAACTATATCAATGTTCAAACCAGTATAATATAAAAAATCGTGTTAATTGCTGGAAACTCCATATCAAGTGGACAATCAGCAGCCAAGCCCTTTAAGGGAAGGTTCAACGACTAATTAAAGATAAAAATTTCCTAAATGGATAATAACGAATATGAAAACAAAATTTAACAAAGAATCAAGAAGCCTTATGATAGGCGCACTGTTGGGCGATGGCTCAATAAGTAATAATAATGTATACAAAATTGCACATTGTGAAGCTCAAAAAGATTATCTTGAGTGGAAGATAAAACAATTTAATAATAGAGGCATAAGAAATACCGGAATAAAAAGCTACATTAAAACTTGTGGTTATAATTCTGGAGTTCCAGTATATTATATGAAACTATATATGACTCCTTTTGCAAAAGTTTTAAGGAGAGTATTTTATAAGCCAAAGAAAATTCTTGGTAATAGAAAACTCTTAAATAGATTAGATGCATTAGGAGTTGCTATTTGGTATATGGACGACGGACATATTAATATAAGAAAATCTAAAGAAGGTAAGATTCACGGATTTTATATTAAAATTGCTACATGTCTTCCGAAAGAAGAAGTATAGGTTATTATTGATTACTTTAAAGAAGTTTGGGACGTATAGTTTTACATGTTTCACGAAGGTAGAAAAGAAGATAGTTTTTCTTTATGCTGTGGAACAAAAGAGGGGTTAAAATTTATAGATATTGTAAAACCATATGTTAAACAAGTACCTTCAATGGTACATAAAATTCAATTCGATTTAAGCCAACGAACAAGAAACTTATATGATAAGAAAAGTTGGAGTAGTGATGAAAGAAAATCTCACGAAATGCACGACACTAGAAATAGTGAAGATATAGTCTGATCTCATTGGTAACAATGAGTTAACAAAAATGTTTGATATAGACCACCTTTATTTAGCACGTTACAATGTTAACAAAGATGGCAAATATGAATTTGACCCAGAAAGTGCAGAAGGATTGTAGAATAGCATTATAGAAAGCATCCTTACAGTACTTAAGGATAAAAAATCACTTAACATCTTGTATAAGTCTATTGATAATGATACAGAACTTGTAACAAGCATAGCTGACGAAATTCCAGAGCAGGGTAATACAAAGAGTGTAGCATACAACTTTGGCACATTACACGAATAGGTTACTCGTAAGAACGACTACATTACAGGTAAGACTGGTATTGGTCCATTTGCACTGAATGTAACAAACCATATTCTTACAACATTGTATGGTGTTAAATTTAAAGAATCTAGCTTTACACAAATGACAGGTATTACTGGTTTTGATTAGATTCTTGACGAAGATAATAACTAGATTTCATCTTGGTTGTCAGCGTTTATTAATGCACACGTAGATATTGTAAAAGACCCATATATATCTAAGCTTAACGTAAACGGATTTACATATAACATGATCAACTTGCTTGCCAGAAATGGTAAGGGTAAACAAGGTCTTTATTTCTTATGCTAGCCAATTATTAGAGAGATGGCTAAAGCTGATATAGATGCTAAGTCTCAGTTTACTAGAGATCCTAAAGTATTTAGATCTGCTTTTGAAATGAGAGATAAAAGACTAGCTGAGATATTCCCTAGCGTTACCGGTAAGACAATAGACGATTAGTATATTAAAGATGCTACGGAACCAAATAAATCTAAAGGTGAACCTGCTAGAAGGGCTGAGATAGTAAACTCTGTACTCAATAATATGGATATGCTTTAGAAGATAGCTAAGAATCCGGATTTAGTCTATGCTTAGACTGAAGATGGAGAAAGAGCTAGAGCTTTCTAGGTTAATTGCTACATAGCCTGGAAGTGTCTTGAGAAGTACTCCAACGCATTAAATAGTTTGGTACAATATACTAAGATCGATACTCGTAAGCAAGGCAAGAATTTTCTTGAGATGCAAGCTTATCTTAGAGGTTATGAGAACCTTACAAACTCAGAAACAGATCAGCTGTTTGATATGGATTCTATCAATAATCTTATACATGGTACTTGGATTGAGCAGAAAACAAGAGATGCCATTCAAGAACCTATGAGAGTTATGGCTGGGCAATCATTCTAGGGTACACCTTAGTTTATGGAATAGCTTATCAACTTGTCTGATGACTTTAAATATAAGACTAATGATAGAGAGTCTGATTTGCTTAGAAACGCTAAAACTATGAAGAAAATATCATAGGCTGCTAGTAGTCAAATTAAGGTTAGATACGCTCTTAGATTAGCTAAGTCTTTAGGTGTTGATGTTAAAGCTTTATTTGATGGAAATACCACAATATTTGATAGGCTTAATTCTATACAGGCTTGTATACAGCGTGACGCATACGGTTTAGGCAGATTAAAAGATAATTATCTATTATCACATCTTGCTCCATATATTTAGGATTAGGATGTTTTTGTAAATGGAAAGGTTACAAGTAAACCTAAATTTATTAGCGTTATCAACAGTATGGATGAGAGCAAGATGTCTTCTGATATGTTTATAGAGTCTTGGGAAGAACTTCTTAATGACCAGCAACCAAATGTTAGAAGGTTTGCAAATGATCTTATATTGTATGCAATGCTTACATCTGGTGATACAAAAGGCTTCAATAAGATAGCTAAGTACATTCCTATGAGTTGGCTTGAATCTAGACACGATGAAAGTATAGTTCCATTCTCTGATTACATTAGAGAGTAGCTTGATGCGCCAGAAATTGATCACGATCTTATAGCCTAGAATAACTATATGGATAGCGATTTGGTTAGTAGGGCTACATTCAAAGATTATTATTATGCTTTCAATGCTTAGTATTCTCCCGCTGTAATAATTAGCAAGGATTCTCATGAACACGATGCTTTATATGTATCTGTACGAAACGATGGGGCAGTATATAGTGATCCAACATCATACACTTTGTATAAAAAGGTTGGAGAAGCTATGATTAATGGATCCAAACGTGCGGTATATGCGTTATTACCTAAGAGAGGTTGGTCTGATAGAGATGGTCTTAATGTATACGAAGCAGGTGATATTAATCTTAGTGTAAATGGCATTCCTATGAGCCAAGAGGTTATTGAGAACCAACTTAATAAACTTATGACTTACTTGAGTCAGATGAAGCCAAATATTACTGACGAGCAGCGCAATAACTGGATGACGTGGTTTAATCAGATGTATTACAATGCTAATTCTGAATATCCTACAATATCTCAAGCTGTAGAACAATAGAATGCATAGGATACTGTTAATGAGGTAAAACTTGACGGTAAAGGACCTTCTGGACAGACCGTTTATATAAGTAAGCAGTTATTCTATAAAGATCAACCTCAACAGCATCCTAATGTACAATATGTATTTACAGATAACGCTCAAGCTTATGCTAAAGCCCAGGGTTTGTCCATGTAGGGTTTCGCTAATCAGAATCCTGTATTAAATGTAAGCTCCGGAGCAACTGGTACAAATCAAGCTTGTATTAGAACTGGCAGTGATGGCAAAATTACTCCTAATGCGTTTGGCCTTGTAGTAAAAGTTAATCAGCAAGACACTTCTGGTAAATGGTTGTCAAAAGATGGCTGCTTCTAGGATAATCAAGGTGATATAATGGCATTTAAATCATGGGTTAACCATATGTTTGCAAGAATAGATAATAGTAAACCAATTGTATTCCCGTCATAGATAGCTCTTGGTAAAGCAGTATTACCTAGAGAGGCTGCTGAATGGCTTAGTTTGCAATTACTTTCTAGATTTAACATAAAATCAACAGTTTAGGAAAATACAAGAGCTGGTTATACTGGCTATGGATTATCTATAGAAGGCGTTGTAGATGATAATTACGCTAATACGCTAATTAAAGAAGAATAGTAGAAGTAGGCTTTAGCATAGATCAATCTTACTAAGGAAGATATAGAAGAAGCTGAAAGAATTAGAAAACATTGCAAAGGAGATAAATAATGAAAGAAATATGTCCTAATTTACATAATAAACAAGTAGCCAAGGAATTTGGTGAATTAAAAGATTTGTTCGGTGAGGATACTGCGTATTTACTCTGGAGCAAAAATAATGGATATAGTATAGATAAGGCGCCAAATGGCGCCGACTCTATATTATTTGGAGAATTATTATATGTCACGAACGGCGATAGAACACAGGCTCTTATATTAAAAGCAAAAGTATATTCTGATGAGTTCTTTGATTGGTTTGGAGATTGGACTTCTAAAGATAAAGAAAACGTATCTAAAGTAGTTGATAAGAATGGAGAACCGTAGGTTACATATCATACTGTTGGTCCTAGCCACGATTCTAATTTTAATAAATTTAATACAAATATAGAGGGAGTTAAAACTGCTATATATCATACAGATAACATTATTATGTCATCTACTTATAATGGTGTGACTAGTTATATATTATAGTCGTTTAATAATGCTACATTAAAAAAATATTCATAGTGGTACATAGATTACAAAAGGGACATTATTAGCATTTTGAACAATGTTAAAGAATCTGATTTTAAAGATAAACGTAATTTCGATTGGTTTAATAATGTTGTTAAACCAAACTTTATAGAAGCAATAAATTCTGGTAATATAAAAGACGCAGAAGATTATTTGTTAAAATTAGATGGATTATTTAATGAATATTAGGATCCAGACGTTCCTTTTAAATTAATAACTTCTGTATATGAAGATATAAGAAGATCATTTTACAAATTTAGTGATGTATACCATACCGCCAATCCGGAAAAATATAAAAACAGGTTTGAAAACAATCTTTATAATAATATAAAAGTTGACTATTTAAATATAAAAAAACCGAAAATCCTAGATGCAGAATGTAATATGTGGGATGCAATTTCAACTGATAATGGATTCATATCAACTAGAGACGCAGAAAAAAAATACCTTGAAATAGGTGATTTTGATGGAGTTATTATAAATAATGTTGTTGATTATGGATCTCAAGCTGAAACATATTCTCCTCATACTGTATACGAATGCATTGATAACTCTCAAGTAAAATCTGTGTTTAATAATGGACAATTTGCTAATCCTGATGATATGTACGCATCTCCTCAAGGAGAATCGAATATGGGTGCAGCAACTAGGTTGTCTAACATACCTTCTAAGGGAGACATATCAACATTGTAGCAGTATTTAAAATCTCATAGAAGCGGCATATCTAGTACAGCTTTAAAGCTCGTTATGGCTGCCGTAAATAGGTATTTCAATGATAAATAGACTGGAATTACATACGAAATAGTAGATAACCTTCCAGGTGGAGAAGCAGCGCATTATGATAGAGTTAGCAAGGTTATTCGTATAAATAAGAACGCTAACTTTAGAAATGAAAGTTAGTCACAAACTCCAGAGATACAAACTATTGTACACGAGATGCTTCACGCTGTTACAGAACATGCTATTAGCAACGATTCTAGGATAAGAAAGTCTTTTATAGACTTACTTAATAAAACTAAGAAAATACTTGGTGAAGAGGCTAAAGATTACGGTTTATCTAATGTGTACGAATTTATCGCAGAGCTTAGTAATGCGCAGTTTGTAGAGAAACTTAAATCTATACAATACACTCGCAAGCAAACACTGTTTGAAAAGATTAAGCAAGCTATAAAGAAAATATATTCTTAGATTTTTGCAAGTTACAAAGACTTTATTGGTTCGGATAATGTGTACGAAGCAGCTGTTAATGGTTTGTTTGCAGTAATGTCTCATAATGAACAAAATGAGGATAATATTACAGATAATAAAGTTAATGACAGATTAGCCTCAATACAGACATCTGAAGACAAGGTTAATAAAATACATCATAGAATAACTGAGCTTTTCCAAGGATTATACAAGGATTATAAGAAACAACTTAATAAGGGTGCTAATAGACAACGTAGAGAAGACCAAGTATGGTCTACAATATAGGAACTCAAGTCTCAAGAAAAGAAAGAATCTTCAAGAATAGCTATACAATCTGCTTTAAAGACTATTGGTGTATTTGCAAGAGACCCAATTGATAATACTATTTTACAAGCTCGTAGAGATACTATTTTAGGCTTCTTGTAGGAATGCTAGAAGAATAATTTCGATAGCCTTACAGCTGAATAGATACACGACATGAAGTCTAATATTATAGACTTCTACAACGATCTTGTTAAAACGTTATCTGATAATTAGATGGATCTCGATGCTAGAGATTAGGCTGATGTTGATACACTTAATGCTACAGTAAGACAGATTAATCAATTATGGAAAGATGCTGCATAGATTGTAGCAGATAAAATAGTTGACGAAAATGTAGATAAATACATCAACGAGTCTGAAGAAGAGAAAAACAAAATAAAGACTGTAGCTAAAGATTGGCTCCATAAGAACGATATGTATGGTGACGAATCTAAGCTTACATTATTCTTTAATTACTCTAGATAGAACAGCCCAATTATTCGTCAAGCGTTTTAGATGATACAAGACGCTGATCAATAGACTAGAAAAGAATCTCTTCCTATTATGTAGTAGATAGCGAAAGCTTTTGATAAGGCTAATTCTATTATAGATAATCTTACTCCAGGAAACTGGTAGACAATGTTGATGGAGAGATATACAGATGGTCCCAAGAAAGGATAGTTCACAGGCTTGTTTAGATCTGCTGTTAATAGAGGTTAGTTTAAACAAGACTAGGAAAACTTCAAAGAGAAGCTTAATAAAGAATGGCAAGACAAATATGGCTACTTCTACTATAAGGATCCTATCACCGGTGAAACTTTAAGAAGTGATACAGAATCATCTGTAGAAGAAGAATAGTGGATTGGAGACTAGGAGCCAAACTATGTAACATATCAAAGAAAGTACGAAGAATGGTTGTGTGATCACGCACACAGAAGATACTCTAAGACATACTTTATTGAACGTCTTAGTAAACCTTATGATCCAAAGACTAGAACTGGTCACGGTTTGTCTCCAAGAACACTTTCTAGATAGCAATATATACAAGATCAACTTAACTATTTATTGTAGAAATGCTCAGATAAGTAGACTGGTTTATCCTACCCAGAAAAACTTAATCCGCATGATTATCAGAAACTGTAGATGTGGAAGGATGCTTTACAAGACCTGGGTAACCCTTTTGATCAGGAAGGCAATCTTAAAGAAGGAGATGAGTTGCAAACCGCCCTTGAGATACAGTCTTGGAATAACTGGTTAGCTAAACAAACAGACTATTCTACAGATTTTGAGGAGTTTGATAAAGAATATCAGAATATCGTAGACTAGATTAAAGCTGGCGAGAAAACAACATAGGATCTATATAAGTTTATTGATGCTAATTCAGAGTATGGTATAAACCCGGAATATCTCGAATATATCTTTGGTAAAAACAAGTCTGCTAAAGAAAGTCTGTAGAGAATGTTCTAGAACTCAATGAAGAAACTTATTAAGACAAAGAATGGTTTTGTTAAAGATTTTAGCAACGTAATCTTCTCTGAGCAGCCTGATGGCACAGTAAAGGTTCCAGATATGTGGTTCTATTCAAGATCTGCTGATATTAAAAACAATGAAGAGAATAACGCTACTGGTATAGACCCAGAAGAATTTAGAGATGCTTTTGATATCAGAGAGGTACCTTATACAGATCCTTCTGGAATGCAATTAGCCAAGGATGGTGTAACAAAGTTTGATCCACGCAATAATCCAAATGGTATAGAACCTATGTCTTGGTTTGAGTATATACTTAAACAATACACAGATGCAGCCATTGATGGCAGAATGCCTAGGTATGTATCACTTGATGGTAAAATAGCAATAGACTTCTCTACACTTGGTGGTAATAGATAGTCTGTAGAGAAATGGATAGCTGAGAACATTCTTATGTATATAAAAACATGGGAGGGTAAGGATGGTTCTATGAAATCAAAACAAGTACCTCTTACAATATTCTCTCAGATAATTCCAAAGAGGGCTACATTTGGCAATAATTAGCCTACATCTATGTATATACCTAAAGGTCGTTTTACAACAAAGAAAGGATCATCTACATCTTCTATATACGACGATAAGTTCTATGATGGTGACAGAAGTGGTTTGTAGCCAGACTTTGATAAGTATGGAGATAATGACTTTCTTAAGTTTATATAGAAGGGTGATGCTAGAGCTTAGTATTACAATCTTCTTGTACAAACTATGGAATAGCAATGGGACAAGCTTGGGCTAGATCCATCGTATAATAGATTTAAGCTTCCGTAGATTGAAGGAACTTCTGACATGAAGAGATCTAGAGCGTTAAGTAGCCCTAGTAAGTTCGTTAAAAATAAACTTTAGAATGCCACTGGTGCTACATCTGATGATATAAATATGAGAGACGAAGGAGATTTTGTACAGCGTAATGGTAAATGGGTTCTTAAGACTGCTCCAACACGCTTTATAAACGAAATGGAAGATCCTTCTATGATTAGCTCAGATTTAGCTTATACTGTTGGTATGTTTGTAAATATGGCTAACAACTTTGTAAACAAATCTAAAGTACAAGCAAAACTTGAAACACTAGGATATAACTTGTCTGACGAGACAAGAGATTCAGAACACCAAGGAACTGGTACTAGATAGCAAGAGCGATACGCAAAGATGTTAAAGCAATTGTTTTACGAGTCTAGAGAGACAAATGATAATCATGGAGAAAAGCCTTCAAAGAAAGCTATTGCAGCAGCAAAGCTTGTAAATAAGACAAGAGGCGTTTCTGCTTATCTTATGCTTGCCGCAAACGTTCCATCAATGTTTGTAGGTGTGTGGGACTCTTTCACATAGATTCCAGCATAGGCTGCTAGAAATGATCAATTTGGCTTCAGAGACCTTATGAAAGCATATCTTTATACAGGATTTAATCTTATGAAGGCTTTGGCTAACATTGGTAATCCTATAGCTAATTGCAAAGCTGTAGCTATGATGTAGAAAGATGGTCTTGTTAGAACAGTCGATGAGACATTTAAAGATGTTTATCGCAATAGAATTACAAAGGCTTTAAAGTAGTCTGCTACAGGTGGTTATACGATGGGTGATTATATGATGAATATGCTTGCGCAAAGAGCTACATATAATGCAAAGAAACACTATCCAGGAAACTCTATTGTTAAAGAAGGTTTTTACACAAAGACGGAATTTGATAGACTGATGATCAATAGCGGTCTTACATAGAAAGAGATTAATAGAGATTGGAAAGACAATCATGGAGAATCTATGTGGAACGCATACTATTTTGATCACGGTATAGCAAAGATTAAGCCATTATATACTAATGCTTAGGTTTAGGATAGTAAGTTATCTGCTACTATATAGCAAACTATGGCATTACTTAATGGTAACTCACCAAAGAATGACCAGTCAGCCGTTAGTAACAATGTCTTACATAAGTTCTTTTTCTTGATGCGCAATTTCTTTATACGTAGAGCAGAACACTGGTTTGCTGGATATACTTCAGATAATGTTGTAAGAGAGATTGAATAGATCAAAGAGACTGTATAGAGAGGTGGCACTACAACTATTAAAACTAAAACCGTCCGTAAGCCTCTAACAAATGAGTAGAAAGCACAGAGATGTATGTATGATTATAGTACAGGCGAAGCTAATCCTGCTGTATTAGTAAATCTTATGAGAGGAGCACATACTCAACTCAAATGGTTTAATCAATAGATGTTTAATCGTCAAGCTACTATTGCTGATCCAGTTAAGTTTAATAAAAACGAAGTAAAATCTCTTAAAGAATTTTTAACCTGGGGTCTTTGTCTTGCGTTGCTTTCTGTAGGATGGATGGCATTCCATAGATACGTATAGGATGATACAAAAGATCTTAAACCTAAGACATATGAAGACTCATTACCTACAATAAAGAACTTTATAGACTAGAAGGTTTATCTTAGGCTTATAGATCAGTGTATGTTTAGAACCATTGACTCACAATTTTAGTTGTACAATGTTTATCAGTTTGTAGATATGGTTAAATCTGCTACAACCGTAACATCTGCTGTAGAAAAGTTCACGGAGATACCTACAGCTATTGCTGATGCTGCCGGATTAACAGGAAATAACCCGACTGATATTATTTCGTCTGACTCTAAGTATAAATATTTCCCACGTTGGCAAAGGTCGTTAATGACAGCTTCCGGGATCCTCAACAATATACAAACATGGGGTTCAAGTAGAGGTAACGATAAGGTTGGTAGATGGTATTTCGATAATACAGTAACAGGAACTGTGTTTAAGATGGGTGGATACACATGGAAAGATGGAGAACAGAATAGTGGTAATGGATTAGTTCCACCGCCACCACCTCCTGCTCCAGTTGCGCCTCCACCTCCACCAGCGCCTTAAAAACAAACGCGTACTAAGATATTTCACATAAACTAAACCAAACAAAATAGGGGAGCAATACCGATAAGGTACTGTTCCCCTTTGTTGTTATATAAGGTTTTCTAAAAAGAGTGGAGCCTCGTCTGCTAACGGCATAGCGTAATCCGTTTCTACAGACAAGGTGCTATTACATAGCAATAATCTTCCTATATCTGAAGTAAGACCCCAAAACTGCAAAATTCGAGTCCTTTCTTCCAGCGTTGGAGAGATTACTCCATCTTTCATCTTATATGTTGATGGCGTCATACTAAGCTTATATATCATATATGGTATATTGTTACATCGTTTAGTATAAACGCCTTTCAAACTAGGTGATTTAATAAAACGTCGTGCTCTATCTATAGATAAAGCATTCCGTACATCGTCATTAACGACGAAGTAGATACTACGATAATCCCCTGGACTGTCAGGGTCATATGTATAGATATCTACAAACCCTGATTTTTCAGAGAGATCATCTAGCTTAATATTGTTCATAATCAAAGGTATTACTACCTTTGCAAATTTACTCATAGGTTTAAAGTTTCACTACCGTCTCCAGTATAGTAATCATAGCTATGGTCCCAGTTTTCTGTTCCCAAATGCCATAAATACACAGCCATAAAATCATGTATTGCTACACCTCTAGAAGTAACTTGTGATGTAGCTAGCTTAAATACTCTTATTTCGTTACTACCTGTTGTATCGATAGCTACGATATAGAATTCGAATCTCCACTTATCAATTTCACCATTGCTTAGTTCTAACACATTAGTCAGATACCAATATACTGCTTCTTGATAAAAGCACAATTGCCTACAGTAGTCAAATTCTTTCATACTGTCTTCAAAGTGCCATAACTTAGCTGTAGTTTTGATATCCATAATTGTACACGTTCTTGTGTCAAAGTTAAATGTACAACTATCAAGCAATGATTTACACGCAATAGAAGTATAAGCTCCATGATTCAGTTCATCTACAATCCAGTAATCCCAGTTTATCTGGAACTCGTGGTATACGTGTATGCTTCCATGATCACCAGCTCTTCGTATTAGTTGTCTTGCTAGTTTATGTTCTCCAATATTATGTTGAATCTTCATAAGCTGGTCTAAGTCATACTGAGATATAAGTATTTTCTTAGACTTAATAGCTTCGATATAATCCTTGTACTCTACGCTTATTTTAAGCGCTTCTGAGAGGATTTTATCTTCACTCTTGCCAACTATACTATAAGACTTGCTATAGGCCTCTGAGAGCTGTTTATTTAGCTCTATTTCAACGGTATTTATTAAGTTTTCGCAGAACTTTTGTGCCTGTGCACTTTTAGGCTTGTCACCATCGAACAGAACGTAATCATTCCAGAATTGATCTGGTTGAAGTAGGAACTCATGTATCATTGTTCCTTTACGTAACTGTGGTAAATCTAAGCCTTTCTCTTTACCATCTAGCATCCTACGAAAAAAGGCTGGCCCTTTGTTAAGGAACCAACCTATCGCAGAATTAGAAATTCGAGTAGAATCCTCATAGTAGGGGATATCATACTCAGGTATTTTGTACTCTGGTGTAATCATTAGCATCCTGCACAACAACAATCACAGTTGACATCTTTAGAGGACAGCTTCTTAACGTTCTTTGGATAATTAGCTTTACAAGAACGAGAATGAGGTTTTATAGTACCTTTTGAAGAAAGATTCATATCCTCAAACAACTCCTCGAACGTCGTAGTAGGGTAATCATTAGCTTCCTTTACGAAAGATGCTATATTATCAAAACTACATACTTCGAAGTTATCCTTAATAAAGTCTGTTAAAGACTTAACTTCTTTCTTGTCGTTAAGTTTGTCGTTCAATACCTCCATTATAAGAGATGGAGACATCTCATCAAACTCACGCCAATAGCGGATACGAGAACAACGGTCTATCAGGTACTCTGATATCTCATCATCATCGTTACATGTAAACAAAATCATATGTTTACCTTTAGTGTCGGAACCATCCAATACCTGTAACAATACAGAATCGTCATAATCCGCAAGAACTTTATCAAGTTCGTCAAACAAGAAGCAAACGCTTGTATCACCAAGCTTTTCTACAAGATTTCTAAGGATATATGGACGTATGTTTTTGTCTATATTTATAATTGGAAGACCGCTCTTATTGGCAATTACCTTAGCCATAACGGTCTTTCCAGAACCCTTTAATCCTGCGAGCATTACGCCAGTAAATCCGCTTTCAGACAGGTTATAGCTATTAATAACCTTGTCAACAAAACGTTCGTCACGAGGTGTACAATATACCTTAGAAGGTAAAGATAAGCCACTAGACTCTTCAAGTGAAATAGCGTCTGTATAACGGTTTACGTTAATATTGTAAACCATTCCTGGGGTCAAATCACACTCAAGTCCTTCTGTGTTAAACTTAAAGTTTACGCTCTTACCTACTTTCAAAAATTTCTTTTCCATATTTACTGATATTATAATACTCAAATATTGGTTTTTATCTCTTCTATCATCTCGTCTACCTGTTTATGGTTACGTACGAGATAACATTTCATTTTACTTCGATGTCGCTTAAGATAATGCTTAAACAATTTCCATCTAAGAGGGAATGAATCTCCCATAAGACCTTTGCATTCTACCACAAACCCTTTTCCTATGAAGTCAGGTAGATATGTTAAAGGCCTTATTTTTTCACCTAAATAATCGAACTTATCCAGTAATACGAAATGCTTTGGCTCATATTTAACTGGTATTCCAGCTTTCATAAAAGCTTCATAAGTATAGCATTCGAGTTTGCTCCTAAAATGGAGACCATACTTATCGACCTTAGTCGCATTTCGTACCCTGCCTTTAGATTTCTTGCCTATCATAATAAAAATTCTTTCCCCTTATCTTGGATACAGAAGTTTTATCAAAATAGACAATTTCGCCGTCAGTTACTTTTTGTTCACCTATGTGATGGACACACGCACATATACAACCATCGTCACTATAACTATCCCAGATAGTCATCTGCAACTTATTTGGAAGGTAAATGCGCATAAACCCACCTTTATTAAGGTGAATTTTCTTAGTCAGCTTCTTTGTAAGCCATTTATGCAATAGAGGAGACATTACTGCACCTCCCAGCACACCAAGCAGGCATCCTATTACTACATCAATCATATTTCTGTAACGTTTTTGTTAACCAGTCTTTCATGGTGCTAAATCCGTTGTCACGAACAGCATCTGATAGATCTTTGGCTTTAAATTTCTTATTAATGAAAAAAGCATCTATATTGTATTGTTTACTATATTGTCTAGCCTTAAGCATACCTGTTTTATCTCTATCATACAGTATAACTATATGTTTCCATTTAGAACGTAGAGATCTAAGTATATCTTCAGGTATAAACACAGTTTCACTAGCAGCAGCTATTGCATTAAAACCCATCTCGTAGCAACACATCACATCTTTCAGTGACTTTGTTATTATGAGTAGGTCGCCTCCTTCCTTAGGCAATTCGGATAATCCCTGTACGTGCCGATTCGTCAGATTGGTACGCCATTTAGTAAACTTGGAAGCAAGTGGACGATAAATCTTAAACTTATCATACACTTTATATGCATACATAGGACTATTTTCTTTGTAGATACTTCGGACGATACTATTACAAAGAAAGTATTTAATGCTGAATACATTGAACTTTTTTAGAGTATCAATATGTATTCCAAACTGTTTCCAGTATTGTTTGTCTACATTAGTAAACGGCTGTCGAACTATTCCGATATCAGTATCTCCTTTCGGTGTATCGTACGTATTTGTCCTTACTGTTGTATTAGGATTTATTCTGCGTACGATTCTCAATAATTCTCGTTCAAGTTCTTCTCTAGTCGTTATACCTTTGTATTCTTTTATGAACTTTAGAGCATTTCCATACTCTCCGGTTCCAAGGTCTTTCCATAGCAGTCCTCCGGTTTTGGAATGGAATATTCCAAATGACGGGTTTTTATCTCCAGACCTTAAAGGACTATTCATAAGCTTTCCAACTTTGAATTGTCCTAGACAATACGTATAGATGTCTAAATCATTTACTTTGTCCAAGATGTCTCTCAAGGACATAGTAACTGCTGTTCTAGTACTATACATAACTTATAAGTTAGTGGGCGTCCACGGTCTCGAACCGTGACTATATATTTCTATATTAGAGCTTTCCTTCCTCACGCCCTTATAAAAATGAGCAGTTTAATGACATGCTCAGGTCGCGACGGACGGATAGTTTACGGACATATCCAGGTCGGGGACTTCATTTGTACATCCCAGATCCAACTTAAGTATGGTTCACTCATGAGATCTGACACACCAGGAGAACTGATGTGCTACAAAAAGAGTGAAGCCTATCCTCACGGACCGGAGTTTTCTACATATATTTGCACCAATGAAATTGTGGCTATGCTAGGAATCGAACCTAGCAGAATGGGTAAAAGAAAATGCGCTAAAAACAAACCATTCTTGTCATGTGTCTCACGACACCCTGACTAGCCTTATTGGAGGCATTTCACCTCCAAAGGGTAACTGAATTACCTAGCTCCACCAACGCCCTTTCATGGCAGTATTACCTCCCTGGGGCGTATCCACTTGTTGTATAGTTTGACACTCCTGCTATGTAGATTGTATAAGAACCATCTACCGGATTTCATACAGTCAAGTAGTATTTCTATTTCTTCAGGCGTAAACCCCTTAAAAGGGAAGGTCAGATGCGCCTGCTACATCCGCAGTTTCCGGAGTAACGGTTGGCGGTACGTTAAGCGGATCGTTGTTCTCCTTATCGGCAACAACTGGACGCTCCATAAGATCGTTCTTAAAGAGCTTAATCTGCGAATTTGTATTAGACATATCTTCAACGAAGATTCCGAGCTTACTTACCTGAGTATAGCCCTTCTTGTCGTAAATAACCTTCAAACGAAGCTTCTTCTTAGTAGCGATCATAGGATCAAGCATCTGCTTTGTCCAGTCGATCATCTCCTTAAATGTAGAAAGCTCTGCATCTGGTCGCTGTGGATAAAAACAATCAAGAATCTGACAAACTCGTCCAAACTGAGCGTTATCACGCTTCTGCAGGTCTTCGTCTGTCTTGATATACATTCCCTTTGTATTCTTCCACTCTGTCATAGTAGCTGTCTGACCATCCTCATTCTCAAATATAATCTCGAGGAAATCAAGACCCTGAGGAGACTTGTTGCAGTTTACCTCTTTAAGAGTGATATTCTGGTTGATGCCTACTGGCATATAACTACTATTACTAAATTCTTCGTTGTTAATTGCGGCTGTCTTTGTACTAAACATAATCTCTATTATTTTAATATACGTAATGCTAACATATCAAGTTTGTTCTCAGCATAGTATGCTGTTGATCGAACGAACCGATATATCAATTTACTTAAATATTCTATCCCAATGTGTTGTAAGTGTCCCATCTTCATTACCTTCTGCAATAACAATATCCTTTCCGGCTATATGTCTTGCACGAGCCTCCATAATGGTATCAGATGTACCACCTTTGAAGGATATATGTGTTTCATTTCCTTTGCGATATACGTAACCAACCGCATCGGCTAATCCACACACAATTTTACTCAGTTTACCAACTAAGTCGAGCTCTTTTGCAGAAACTTCAACACCGTCTTTTTCAGTTACGGTGTCTTTAACGTGACCTACAAGAATAAATTCGTCACACAAATCTCGGAACATATCAACTACTTTCTTTACTGCATCTCTAAGATACTTATAGCCTGCACCGTTAGGCAAAGTTGTTACGTCTGTGCCGTCCCACTTCTTACCCATTGGAGTCTGGCGATATAATGTACAAGCGTAACTCATACAAATATCCTCGAGTCGTGTAGCATTGTCAATAGTGATATGCTTATAGAAATTATGACCTACTTCTTTATTCTTGGCACGAATGGCACTTGCTGCTTCTCCTAAATCATTGATCGTACGACACTGGATGGCCATCGCATCAACGAAGACAGAGCCTCCCTCAAGGTCTATGATAAGGTTATTATCCAGCTGTGCAAGACAAGATGTCTTACCAGCCTTTGGAAGACCATAGAGTATAAGATATCTCATTTATATTCTATATAGTTCGCTACACTATATACGTTCTCTTATGAACTGCTGCATATCACTATGCAGATTTGACTATATCACCATCTCTTTCAAATTTGAGATGAACGCCATTTCCATCCACAATAGCTTTGGATGTACTTCCTTTCGGAATAGTCGATGAACTTTTTATGGTTTCTATATTCGAATAAATCTTTTCTATCTGTTGCAAAAAGAAAGAAAGATGTAAATCCATCTTCATTTTATTACAACATCCGCAACATGGTACACAATTATCTATTGTGTATCCTTTTGAGTTATCTATCCTATCTATACCCAAACATCTATCTTTTCCGCAATAAAAACATTTGCTAGAACATAGTGATAAAACTTCTTCTTCAGAAAGGTCAAAATTTATACCACGTTTTATAGCGTTGCTTTTAAAATGCGAATATTTTGTCCTAATGTCTTTTGGTAATTTCTTTGAATCAAGCTCTTTAAAATGAGCTTTTCTCCACTTTCCCATACATTTAGAACATCCAAAATGTTTTGAGTTTGATTCTAGATTATCGCTTCTTAAGCGAAATTTTCTTCCACATGATTTGCATGTACAAAAGAAATATACTCTATTTTTATTTGCTTCAGAAAGATCTATATCGTCTACATGTATACAACCAAAGTCTTTTCCTATAAACTTTGTGTACTTATCTATAGTTTTTTGTTTTACCATAACTTAGCTGCTAATTGTGTTTAATTATCCCGTTTTTGTTTTATAACGTTAAATAATATAAACAGGTTTCAGCAATTAGACGTTTTTTCTATAAATGTCACCACTTATAGCCCCGGATTGTCTAGGGTTTTCAGAAACTGCAGGAATTTTACTAGTAGGTAATGTTAAACTCATGATACAATGATACTAAAAGTTTTAATTAAAGCTTAATGTTAATATTAATGATTGTTTTCTTAACCTCTGGACTAAGTGAAGAGATAAAGTTGTAATCACTAAAATTAGAATAGCTATAAATGTCGGTACCAATCTGGATCTCATCATTGTAGAAAATGATAGGGAGACCGTTCTCAAGACGGTAAATCTTACCGAGCTTAATACCCTTCATAGTATTCTTCTTCTTGCCATAGTTAGCAAGAATATCACAAGCCTTTGCGAACAAAGTGTCGCCCTTCAGAGGCTTGTAGATATAAGTATGATCCAACTCGTCGAACATGGCATCAATCAGATCGTCCTCCTTCTTTGTGTTAAACAAATAAGAGTTGTTCTTCTTTACAGTAGAAAGAATAATATCATCGAGAATCTGAGAATAAATGTTACCATTGTTAGTGTTCTTAATGTTGTTATCAGTAAACTTAATATCGTATGTTGTCATAATTCAGCCTAAATTTTAATTGCTTAACTTTCTATCAAGTTGTTATATGCTAAGTCATTCTGGAACTCAAGTATGCAGGGCTTTCCTGCGTCTCGATTCTTCAAGATGTGTAAATACACCTTGTTCTGAGTAGGTAAATGGCTCGGGCCGTATTCTTGTATTCCAAGAATTTCGGGCCTATGAATAACTATAACATAATCGCTAGCTTGAAATAAAGCATCAGCAGATGAAATGTCGCTTCTCATAGGATAATGCGACAAAAAATTGTTTATTCTTTCTGGTGATTCGATATTTCTATTCATCTGTGCTAGTTGTAACACTGATGTCATAGGGTACTTTTTAGCACTTATGAAAACTCTTTCGAGTTCCTGCATGGTCTCTATAACGCTGCCTATAGGCTTCGTCAATAGAGCATGGTCATACATTATTATAAAGTGCTTATTAGTACATTTTACATATGTATTATAGAAATACCTGATAATATCTTCTGCTTCCTTGGGAGTTGTAGGATTATCTACAAACCATATAGGATACTCCTTTAGTTGATTAGATACTGAGATGACTTTTCTGAAGGTATCGTCATCCAGGTCCGTTTCCGAACTATACAGAGTCGAAGTCGTTTTCCTAAGCTTACTAGAAAGCGTTCTTCCAACCTGCCTAAATCCAACCATCTCTAACGAGAAAATCAGAATTACTATTTCTTCATCAGGATTCAAATCAACAATATCAGTAGAAATTTCGTTAGCAAAGCTCGATTTTCCGCTGCCCGAAATACCAGCTATGGTGTAAACGGTATTAGGTTCAATACCTCCCATACACTGCTTATTAAACTTAGCCCATCTAGTCTTAAGAGAAGTTATAGAATGCTCTCTTCGACCAGATATATAGTTTATTGCCTCTTGGGCTACAACTGACATTGGTCGTATAAGATTAGATAAGTTCTGTTCCATAAGTCGATTCCTCGATTTTAGAGTTGTCTTGCATTTCTTCCTCAGATTCTTCCCACTGATGGTCTACGAGCCATCTCCACATCGTCTTCATATAACTTAGTTTACCTTCGTTAGTCTTTTTCTTCATTTCGAAGTCAAGACACTGAATAAGATGTTGAGCCATAGCTTCGCTTTGACCTACATAGACATTAAATAAATGTCTACATTTATTAACGTTGGCTCTCAGATAGTTTTTTGTACCATCTGGTCGTAGAACGTATATTGGGTACATTTCATAGAACAGATCAAAATAGTCCTGTTTAGGGCGAACTACATCCTTAAGCGTATCTGTTGCATGATATGTAATTGACTTACCTCTCTCTATCGAGGTAATAAGTCCCTGAGAAATTAAGTTTGATATTTCTTCGTCGCTAACTAGGCTGACAATTTTGCGGACGTCTTGATTATAAGCTTTTTGATTCTTATCCAATACCAAACTTAGGAATATTAATTGATTTGAATTTAATCCTGGAATGTCCAGGAGTTTTGTGTTTAGTTCAATAATCATCTTATATACGTTGATAAACGATTAATCATCGAAGATTGTCAACTGGCGGTTAACAAACTCACTAGCTATCTTTTTTGCTTTGCTAATGTAGTACTGGTAATCCAGATGACGGTTTTCTATTGGTGTGGCATCCATCTTATTAAGAATTCGGACTCCATGTTCTGTTATTCTTGTTTCAGAACGTTTTTCATACATTTTGTCCTTAACCCTTATAAGATAGTAGCCACTATTTGATGCGTAGTATCTATTAATACGTTGAATTAGGTTTCCACCATACTCAACTTTTGATTCCTTATTTACGCTTTGTGACATTAAGAAATCACGGATATCTCTATCCTTCTTAATAAACTTGTCTATCGGTTCATTGTTCAAAAAATAGTTTATCACAGCTTTGGAGATAACAACTGGTGCCATACTATTGTTAAGACCAATATCTGTGATAAACTTGCCTTTCTTTTCTATCAGTCCTGGATCTCCAGATTGAGAGTATCCTTTGCGAACACCAAAGTAATTGTTCACGTCGTACTGATAAAACGACTCGTAATCATCGGATTCGAATGTCAACTGGGTTAATTGCTCAACTTCCTTAATTGCATCGGCTATTGCGAAGCGGGCGGATTTGTCAGCAATGTAGACGACACCATCTGTATTGACTTGTACAATCTTACAATTCAATTTTAGAAGCTTATCCACTAACATAAGTAGTATAAGTTGCCCATTTATACGTATCTTGTATACGTTAAGTGGATCATATGCCCAGCTACTTTCTTGTTGCATCTTTCCGGTAAGAGCATTAAGAGCCTGTTTGAACGCCTTAGACTTTAATAACTCTCCATTACGTTTGGCAGCTAATCGCTCCTTGTATAGAGCGTTGTACACATTCCAAAAATCTTCTCCTAAGTGAACTGGGAGCCAATGGTTTATAATGGCTAACGAAGGATACATAGACGTAACGTCGGAGTGTCCTATAAATTGTTCATCTGTAGGTTTGTAGACTCTAGGTTCATTGATGGTGTGTATACCACCTTCTCCTATAGAGTAGCAAATATTTGAGAGAACAAACTTCTTCTCATAGTTTTCTTGTTTCTTATCAGACTTACTTGCGTTGCAAGTAGCATTCTTTACATCCAATAAGACTTCTTTCAACTTTGGGTTAGAATATTGTATGAATGGGAGTATAATGTTACCTAAACAAATGTTTCCGACTTTTCGAGTACGAGTTTTCAGCTCGTCTTTTGTTGTGTTGGTAATGTCTAAAGTCTTTTGTAAGAGTATTTCCTCTCCAAATCGTACACCACTCATCGACAGTGCATCAAACCCCCATTCTTTTTCAACTTCAAGACGTAGTTCTACATCTTCTTTTACTTTATTAAGCAAAGCTTCAGTAGCATCTACGTCGTTCACATTATACTCTATCATAGCATCGATATCGCATTCTTCTATCTGCATATCAAAGTTACCTTCGTACTCTTGCACATTTGGCATATGCAAAAGTATTTCGATTTCTTTTAAGCTTTTCTGTTGCTTAGCGCTATAGAGCATTAACATAAGGTCAAACGAATAAAAGTAATTTGCATACTTATACTGTTTAATCTTATCAATATTGTCTGTTTTTTCCGAACTTATTATTTCTTTACTAAGATAATACAGAGAACTACAAATTCTCGAGTATCCTAGTCGCTTCATTCTATTACAGAAATGTATAATGTAATTTATGACTATATCGTCATAATGTTTGTTGTTATAACCGCACATTATGTGATCAGTTCTGTTTGTATAGAAGAAGTCAACTAGTTCTTCTAGTTGATTTTTTCGACAGGATATCTCGAATTTATATAGGTTATGATTCTCTGAATCTTTACAAGTACAATGAAAACAGTTTGGAAAAACTTCTATGTCATATAGAACTACTGGTCTTTCCTTTACTATCATAGTCCCTAGTGAGGGTTTGCACCTCGCAGTCATATCCTTTCGGAGCACACTAGGGTGACCAGTGGTGTCCTGGTCAATTTTGAAGAGGGTACGCCTTAAGCTGCCATTCGCATCTTATTTGCGCCTGGTAACAGAAGTCGTCCTGTCTTCTTACGATGGTCTTTAAGGTTTGTACAAACAAGATTACTGCGCTTTGCTTTTACCTTGTTTGTCTCCTTACGAGCCATTTTGATGACTTTACTGTATTCTGGAAGCTCGTTTACGCCTCCATACTTAACAGTTTCGCCATTGTCTTTTATCTGAGCAACTTCCTGCTCAGTAAACTTGTCGTCCGAATGTTGGAATCGTCCTACAAGTTGTAATTTGTCATATTTAGCGACAACTAAGTCTCTAATACGTTCTTCAGCCGCGACTCTCTCTGCCTCCCAAACCGGGAATTGCTGTGAATAGAATAAGTCGTCTTTCTTAACTGGGCATGGGTGCTTTCGTTCCCATTTCTGCAGCTTGTGTTGAACATAGCCTTCCATGAGCTCGGTGCGGTTAAGCTTCTTAACCTTTCTGCGAGATTCAATCTTAACTGAATTACGCTTGAGCAGTACGAACCAAGGTCTCTTACGAGAAAGACCGTGTATACCATGTTCTTTACAGAACTTAGAAGTAGTTCCGTGAGACTTGTTAAAGTCCTTAAGCCACTTCTCCTTAATATCACGATAAGCTTCAACACAATCACCCAAATATTGATTATTCTGGGTATTCATAACGTTATCTCCTATAATTAAGCTGCCTGTTTAACTGACTTTTGTTTAACTTCCTTGACCTGAGTAGGCTTCTTGTTTACGGCCTTAGCCTTAACTTTAAGTCCACGATGAAGCTTGCGTCCTTCAGCTTTTGAGCCGTGACGGAAGTTATATGTGTTTTTCTCAAGCGTCTCCTTAGCCTTCTTCTTGGCTCTACGGAGATTGTAGAAGTTAACACTAGCATTTTTAGAGCACTCGATAGTATGAGGATCTCCTCCATTCTTGTGCTTGTTGTGGTTACTTGTAGATACGTCTATGCCAACCTCCTCGAATGGAGACTTGCTATCAGAACGATACTGATAGAGTGTAGCGTTACCTACAAGATCACGTAGCTTTTCAACTACGTTTGCTGGCACATCCTTAAAGAATGCTGTAGAGTTAGTAATGCATGCAGACTTAATGCCGCAATCCTTTACCAACTTCTCAAGCTCTCCCTTCTTCTTCAGAACGGAATCGCATACAACTGTTATATTATACACAGTAGCGTTGTCCCACTGCTTCTTTGCGATGTCTACTACCTTTTTGGTATCGGCATCATTGAGGTGCATTCGCTTGCATCGACGGGTAATTGATGCAATATGACGAGCCTGAGCGACATTGCGACGCTCTTCCTGCTTCTTCAAACGCTCCTCCAGAGTGATTTTAACAGGCCCTGAAGCCTTTGTCTTCTTGGAGTCGATCAACTTATCCATGATGCTCTTTTTGCGAGCGTTACGAGCCTCTGCGCGAGCCTTAGAAGCGGCATACTTAGCCTCTTCGTGAGCTTTCTTTTCAGCCTTTTTAATGGCCTTGGCATCGTCTTTTATTGCAGCAATTTCTGTGTTTTTTACAGCAGCCTTAGACTCTTCCTTCTTAGCTGCCTCAGCCTTAACTGGTGTAGTTCCTATCTTAGCCTGAACCTTCTTGAGGTTCTTCTTATTATTCTTCTTCTTAGACATAATCTTGATAATTTAATGTGTTAATAATGTTGTTTTTAAGGCAAGGGATTCCTTATTTGTGGTTCGTGTAAGCCTCGATCTTACTCCTTTCGGCGACCCTTGTATTTGTCTCGAACCTATAGCATTTAAACTGCGAGATCCATCTCGAACTTATCTGCAATAGTATCCTTAATCTCAATAGAAGTCTCACTGTTGAACTTCTCGAGATTAGCGTCAAACTTATTTGCTAGTAGCTGCTGCTCGTGAATAAGCTGTGCAATCTTAGCTGATGAGAATACCTCACGCTTAGGCATAGCCTTCAATCCCTTCTTTGCCTTAGTCGATGGATCAAGTGTCTTGATCATCTTGAGCTGAGCTATAGCCTCCTTTGCCTCACATGCTGCAAAAATGCTATAGTTATTTGTCTTCTTAAAATCCTCATAAGAGAATGTAGTTGTACCTGTATTAAGAGCTACCAAAATACCCTTAATCATAATACGCTTCTCACTAAGCTGCACAATCTGGTTATACAAGCTCTTGAGATCTAAGCCAGAACCCTGCTTTGCTGCAATTGCCTTCTTAGACATAAGGTTCTCTGCTCGAATGATTCGCCAATACTTGTTGATAGTGATATCAATGTTCTTGCGAATTGTAATAATGTTTGCTGAGTTCAATTTAATTGATTTCTTATTCATATAGTTTGATTAAAATTAAACAATTTACTTGAATCAGCCATTTACCTAGCTCCTATACTACATATTACTGTAATAAAGGATAAAAGGGTATCCATTGGTAATCCTACCCCGCAGGGCGGATTACCTATTCTCCACAGAGAACTTTTAAGGATGCCCTTTAATATAAACTAATAATATTGTTATTGTACTTTCTTGCAAACAATAACGGTAACGTCATGCATGAATGTGTACTCTTCTGCGCACAGTTCGCACACCACTCCCGCAGGAATGTTTCTGTTTATGGCATTACTCGTTTAGCATTTACAATTCCATACTCCAACTCAATCATTGGTTTACCAATGCAGTCTTTCACCTGCAAAACTTCTTTACGTCCGTTGATATTGATAACAATTTTATCAGGATACTCTTGCTGAGCGTTAAGCCTTGGCCCTGACACCCGGGACCCCGCAGGGTCCGCTCCTACGCCATCAGCAATGCTAGAATTCTGACATACTTTTGTCGCAACATCATACAGTCGTTCTACGACCCAGTTAAAGTTTTTGTCTTTAACTCCTTTCATCACAATTTCTTGTGATAGTCCTTCCATAATGGCTTTTTGGTTAAGCCCTGTGGAAAGACTCACTAGTACATCCCATACCTTAAGAGCGAAGCTCTCAAATGGTAAGGTTTGCTCACAGCCGATTATCTTGTTCCAAAAATGGAATCTAGTTAAACCCAGAGTAATACTACCATCATCGTTAATGGTATAGATCTTGTACTTCTCTGTATGGTCCAACTTTTCATAAACGGCTGCCTTAATTTTCGGTTCTGAGAGCATTACTGCTATAAGCTTAACGCTCTTTTCTGTTAAAACAGCCTCCATGAACTTATGCTATCTTATCAGCTGGTTTAGAATCTGCCTTCTGACGCTCGTAGTCGGCAACGATCTTCTCGTTTGCTGCGATAGCAGACAAACACTGAGCCTTAGCCTTATTAGCCTGCTCAATAATTGCCTCAAGGCGAGCGATCTCACCACGGTTAAGATCGTTAAGAATGCCACTCAAATCCTTAGGATCTGAGAACACAGCCTTAGAGTTCTTGTCCTTAAGAGCGTTCTGAACTGCCTTCTCTGTGGTCTCACCAAACTTGGTGCTGTTCTCACCGAGAGGGATATCAATCTGGTGCTCGGTGCCCTCATTGAGACGGCAAACGACATCACCGATTGCATTCTGTTTGGTTGCCATAGACTCAATCGTAATATAGCCGATTGCAAAACGGCGAGGCGAACGATTGAGGACAAGGCTTACATTGGAGCCCTGCTTAGCCTGCTCCAAAACCTTATCATGATCTGGGTTGAACATACGGGTCTGAGGAGTAAATACGTCCTGACCAAACATTTTCGCACCGAGCAAGCTCAGTGGGGTACGATTTGATTTAATTGTAGTTTCCACGATGTTTACATTAATTTCTGACATAATCATATCCTTTTTGATATCGTTATTGATTAACTAACGATATGATTTTTAAAATATGGTGTATTTTGGCTACACCTTTGCCGTTGTTTATTGAATAAAGCAACGCTGATACGAAGATACTCGGTTACTACTTTGCTTACTTAGTTTTCTAAAGAAAGTTCTACTATTGTAGACGCTTTTCATAGACTTAGCCACACTATTTCTACTACAACAATAGGGTAGTAGACTTGTAGCAGGAATTACGTACGTATGACGTAATTAACATTTACTGGATTATCCAGGCCCATCGTCTAAAGCTTTGAATGCTTTCTTTGCATAATCAAATGCTGAACTATTTTCTGCTATTTTGTTCACGTTTTTTTCTAACTTAACTATTCTAATCTTCGTTGGTGAAATTTTGCAGAGCAACTAACACTCATAGAATCTTAGAATCCTTATAACCCACGAAAATATGTAGAATCTCGGTCGTATTTCCCTTACTATACTTACAAGATATTCCTACACGATTGTTATTAAAGCAGATGATCTCTACTGCTAACTTAAAAGCGACTGTCAGCTAGGTCTCCTTACTGCTGTACTCGGCTTATGGCATGTACACAGCGGTTGGTTATCGGAATGTCTCAGGATCAAACCCATCACAGACTTTACGGCTTTTTGCATCTTTGCTGATGTTTGCAATTTTTCTGTACCGGTATTACTACCTCCTATTTATAGTGCACGAATATTGGGAATTCAACCCATACATTTCATCTTGTCACCCACTTATAAACGTAATATACATGTATAGAGACAGTATACACATATAATATACACAGTCGTTTTACAACATAGAATATAAGCTGCCCATCAACTTCCTGTATTGCTTCGAACCTTTATGTTTACATATACTGTTGCGCAGTATATTTTAGCATGGTTGGCATATCGGTTGGCACTCGATTTCTTTACCTCAAGTCCTTACTTACAACGTAAGATACACTCTATAAAGGGACATCAATTTTTGTTAGATATGTTAATTTTAAACTTTCTAAATTTTCATAGTTTACATCTTTTGCACACAACATACGCATACATAATATACCAGTTTACTACTCTGTAGAGACTATATAATATTGTATATCATAGTGCAAATAAACTATTAGTCTAGATTGTTTTGGATGAAAGTGGAGGTCAAATGATCCTGGCTGGATATATCTCGAATCAACTTTCTACCTATTTTGCTATTTCTTATTCTAGGATAGCTTTCCATCAATTTTCTTTGACTGTAACGGAGTCATCGATCATAGTCTCATGAACGATTTAATTTTCATGGAAATTGGCTGTAAGTTCGGATTGCCTAACATCCTAATAATGCAACTGGAATAGATTTTCACCGCGATCTTCACCCGCGTACGATACTCCCGTAGAGCTTCGATTAAGGGACTGCCCAACCCTTGTGCTTGTTTTACTTTTATATACCGCATAAACAAGAAAAGCCTGGCGGTCACAATCAGACACTTCTACCCCATCCCTGGCACCCCTTCAACGGAGTTGTACTGAATCGAACAGTAAGGTTTTGGTATAGTCAGCAAACTCATTTAGTTTACTCTGTGTGGTATTACTCCCACAGTATTGATGTAGTTTTTCGGCCTTTATACTAGCTTTGGACACTAGAAACACTACCTACGGCTTAATAATACTTCTATATTGTTTGGGATATCCTCGGTTCTTCCAGCACCATGCACCATACCATGTATGCAATTCTGTTCACCTACTGGGGACCAATATAGTTCATCTCGTGTAACGTTCGTGTATGCTTAGTATTATCACATACAATTCCGATACGGTTCATTATGCCCTTCTTGGGACTTATGCGTTTTTAGATTATACAGCCTCATCCAGCTTGTCTCCAGACGGTTCTCACAAGTCCAGCTGTGTAATCTATAGGAGTTGATACAACGCTACTCCTACCTATATCAAACCGTTTCAATGTTTGATACATTTCATCCTACCTTTTGAGTGATCTCGCCCTGCAAGACAGGGTTAACATATTCTCGGATCCAGTTTAATTTGATTGAGTTTTTCTTCTAGTTCCTTCGCGAGGGATATTCCAGAATAGTACGTAGACTAATGGGATCTACTATATGTACTTACCTAATTATAGCACACAGGGTTCTTATGTTTACTTGTGTACATTAGAGGCGATTTGGATATAATCACGGAGCTCTCCCTTACGAATGGTAGAGTTGTGATTAGTGGAGTCGACCTTTTCTCCAGGTTCCATAATATACAGAAGTGGTACATACGACGTATCTGTCTTCTTAATTACGGTGCGTTTAACAATTGTCTTTGCAGGCAACTGTTTATGATTACAAGGTACAGGCACTTTTACCTTAACGGTATCATGCACTGTATCAGGATTAGCACGATTCATCTGACCAAACAAATGGTCCATTGGTTGCGATACAGTAGATGCTGCTACTGTTTGCACTGTCGTTGGGAGGGGTACATTCTTGAGGTCTGCAATATTCATGCCGATCGCAAGAAATGCTGCACCTAGCAACGTTGTTACTAATTTTTTCATACTTTGATAGTTAAATTATTTGCGTTCACTTTGCCATTGGATATCAAAGGCTCTTCTAACGCGACCAATTAGTTGTGAACCAGCTTTTTTAATTGGCCGTATTATTTTTTTACCTGAGCCTTAGCCTTACCATTAGCTTCCTTCTTCTTGTTCTTTGCTGCCTTCTTATCAGCTGCTTCCTTAGCAGCCTTGGCAACAGCCTCTTCCTCAGCCTTAATCTCTTCGTCGGTCTTAAATGCCAAGTCGATAATATTCTCCTTAGCATAACCTGCGAGTGGATCAGAAGGGTTACGGAACAGATTAGAGATGATACCTGCATACTGAGTAGCGTTATCCAGCATAGAATCAGACTTAACTTTAGCCATCATCTCTGGAACTACATCGCGGTAGTATGCACGCTTGATAGAGATAACAGTCTTCTTGGCGAAGTTGTTACCATCCAAGAAGTTCTTCTTCAAGTTCTCAACAAACTCACCTGGAGCTGCAAGAACCGCTGCAGTAGCCTTGTCGGCAAACGCGATATTCTTGTTAGCTGTATCAATGTGCGCCTGAACGCGCTCCTTCTCAGGAAGCTTGTTCTCTTCCTCAATCAGAGTCTCACCCTTAGAGCGAACTTCGTCAGCACTGATGAGGACAAGGCATCTTACAGCGTCTGCAATCTGATTATCGGTATACTTGCATACACCGGTGTTCTTGTCTGTAGAATGGTCAAGAAGCTCACAGAACGCAGACACAGGAGATCCTGACGTAGCGGTAACGTTGAAGAGGTGAGCGCCAATTCCATAAGTGAGAGTTCCGACACGACCCGTAAGGCTAACAACCTCACGAAACACGTCATGGAAGCTCATGTTATTGACACGCTCAAGATTGCTCTTTGCAGAAGCAAGAGCCTTCTCAGCGTTTTCTTTATACTTCTTATCCTTAGTGTCCTTGAGTGTCTTCTCGGCAGACTCGATCGCACGCTTAGCCTCAATAGAGCGATATGCTTTATAGAAGTTTACGCACTGCATGATGCTGTTCATTAGCTTAGAATCACGATTCATAGCCAGGAAGCCAGAGAGAGCCTTCTTAAGTTCTTCCTCATCCTTGATTTTGGTAGGATCAAAGACCTTGCCTGCTGTTGCAGCACGGGCCTGAGCATCCTCTTCAAGCTTCTTAGAAGTCTCCGCTGAAACCTGTACAGCTGTACCTGTAACCTCAACTGCTTCAGCATCGTCGGTCGAAGGCAAGAGCTTAGTCTCATCAATATTTACATTAATCTCCTTCAGGGCCTCAGTAAGCTCTGGGAGCGCAGACTTACGGATTACCATTGCAAAGTCACTAGTACCATACTTAACCTCATTGCATATGCATACAGCAATGCCAAGAGCATTAATATGATTGAGCTTGTCGATGGTTCCCTGTGGAAAACCAGTATGCTCTGCAGCGTTCTCATCCAAGAAGAAACGATCATGAGCCATCTTCAACAAGTCCACCTGGTGGTTGCGGTCCATACTTGACCCACCGGTTGTTGTGAGCATAGCTGCAGCCTCAACAGCTGCGTTTGTACCGTTATCACCATTGTTGTTATTCTGGGCAACCTTAACGTTACCCTTGTTCTTTTTATTAGCCATTTTGATAATGTTTTAAAAATGTTAAATACTAAAATTAATTAATAAAATCCTGGGCAACTAACTTAGATTCAACTTGTGTCGAATATAAAGTTCGTTTTTAACCAATCTTGTGGAGGTTTAGTGAGCACTTTAATATGCTCGTCTTCACCCAAGTTAAGCTCAGCAACAGTATCTGCTACAACTGTATCCTTACCTGCTGGTTTTGTCTCATCACATGTACCAGCGCCCTCTGAGGGTTCCAAAGCCTGAAGTGAGTACGTCGGTGCCAGCATGGGAGTTGCAGAAGATTTAACTGTACTGGCTTCACTTTTATGGTCAACAAAGGCACTGTTGACCATGCTCTTACCAGTAAAACCAAGCAAGAGACTCACAAGAATGATCCAGAACAACTTGTTGCTCTTATTGTATCTTGCGAAACCAAGAGCGATAAAGATTGAGAGAATCAATAATAAAAGTGAAGTCATTTTGTTAAACTTTTAAGTTATTTTTAATTTTCCTACGAGTGCGGCTTAATACTGCTTTTATAGTGCCTGTAGGAGTTTTTAGCACTTTGCTAATTTCATCAACTGATAGATCCTCTACGTAAAACAAATTAAAAATCTTCTGTGTCTTTTTAGGGAGCTTTTCAAACTCCTTTAAAAGAAATTCATGTTCAAGAAGATTGACAAGATCTTCTTCTTCCGAAGAACTAGTTAATTCTACGGGTAGTCGGCCCATATCTTCTCCTAATTCCATAGATTTCTCCTTTATCTTTCGTAAATAATCTATAGCCGTTCTATTAGCTATAATTCTCAGCCATCCGCCAAAAGACGAATAATCTGTGAATGTCGAGAGTTTCTGGTGAACCTTAAGAAATACAACATTTGTAAGATCTTTAGCTTCATCCATGTCATTCACGTAATGAAAGAGCACGTTGTCAACGAACTCCTTATAACGGTTAAACAATTTATTAAACGCAAGCTCATTTCCCTTCTGAGCTTCTTTTATGGTCTCAATCTCAGATTGAGTGATACGCTGATACTCCATATTGTGGAGTAGGGGAGATCTCTCTCACCCTACACCTGATAAAACGGAAGATCATATACCATCTTTTGACGATACAGTGACCAAACGTTGTTGACGAAATTGTTGAAAAGAATCAATTTTAAATCCTTTCCGCCGGTTTTCATTTCTACTTTTTCAAGTAGTCCTGATCCAATGCGCATACGAGTTGTAAGCGTTTTGAGCTTTTTCGTATCACCGAAGATTATGGCTTTCATAATCCAGTCTCCAACTCTACGCAAGTGCTCATTGCACGCATATTCATACAAACAATTTTCGTCTAGGCTATTTCCAGCACAAAATATGTGTGGTTCATAAACGAAACCTTTTTTAAGTCCATTATGGAACCAGTTAATCACATTTTCTATACTTTCATCTTCATAGCCTAACAGACTAGCTCTGTAAATTAGCATTTTAGGGAAATACTCCATTTTTTATTTTTGTTTAATTAAATGTTTTCTTAATAAACTTAGAAAAATCTTCAAGATATTCATCTAGAAAACTAGCCTTTTCTGATAAGAAATTATCAAATAGTGCCATATTGCCACATTTATACGATATTTTGTAATAGTTCTCTAGGAATTTATAGTTATTTTGAAACCATACTACCCAACTATTAACCCATGCCCAAAATGCATATTCTCCAGCATTGAAAGTCTTGTTGATTGATTCTAAATTTATAGAGTCTGCAAAATTAAAATTTTGAGACCCCTCGTGGATTCCAAGAGCCATTCTTATTGATGCGTTCTTCTCATCTGTTCGAGGTTTCCCTTTTCCAGTGTTGTAGATTGCTATATTCTCTTGATATACACGGTCTATCCATCGCGTTTTAACAGCATACTTGATTCTTTCGTGTGGCTTCTTACCAATATTTGATAATCTACCAAACTCTGTACACCATTTAAATGCGAGGTCGACAACATAAGGACACCTGTCCTTTATCATCGCTTTATATCCCTTTGTCATAACTAATAGGAAGAAGCTGGGGAATCGAACCCCAGACCCAAATCAAAATGCGACGGTACCAACTTCTTTCTTCTCTCCACTTAGGTAGGAAACACCTAGGCCAAACTTACGCTACGCAAGTATAGTCTACAATGTTATTTACATTGCCGTTTAATTTATAGTATAGTGCTTAATGTATTTACTTCCTTCTCGGATCAAAACCAAATATCGCCCGTATAAGCAGTTTTACAACATGCTTAGGTTGCCCACGTTTTCGCGAACGAATTCGTGTTCTGTCACATACAGCATAGATAGTTTTACAACATATCTAGGTTGTCCAAACGGAGTCTAAGCGTAGAGGAGGCACCTCTAATAGACTTATCGCAGGTGGAAGAACGTGGACGATTTGGGACTCGAACCCAAGTCTCCGAAAATTAACTCATACACACTGTACATTCACTTGTAAATGTTCCGATGATCAGTCAGAACATTCGATTTAAACCACTTTAGAGTCGTTCTAAGACGCTTTCGGCAGCATCGTGGTTAATTACTCCACTTATCTCCTACAACGCCTCAGAACGCATTAGAACATGGTTGAAAATATATAGGAATCCTCATGATACGAAGATACTTAGAGGGCTATATTCAGCATTTTTGATATATTTTGCAGGGTTCAATTAACTTTCTCAGAGCAATCAAATCTCCCCGATACAAAGATACGCACAAAACATATTGTTTGATCTACTGTCCCAATTAACTGTGTGGGTTCACATCTCTTCCTCCTATCGTGATACAAAGATACTTGATAGGAATGTTAATTCATTCCTAGGTTCCTTCATTAGCCGGCAACAAAGCCCTCCTGTAATGCCTGAGAACCTACATGCGTGATACGAAGATACTTGCACTGGAAAAAGAATTAGAAGCGATCGAACTGGTAGTTGGCATAATACCAGCTGTTTGGATACTTGTCGCGCAACTCACGGTCGTGCTTCTCGTATTCTTTGTTCAGATCGATCATCTGCTTACGCTGATCCTCGTCGATCTTCTGAGACATGTCACGGAACTCGTTAGGTGTAATCTTCTGGTCATCAGGAACGGCGGTACCATTCTCGTCCTTGCCCAGAAGACGGGCCAACAGCTCTGTACGCTTCTTCAGAATGTCGAGAGTAATCTTTGCCTTCGCACGGTCCTTACGGACGTTGAGAAGCTCCTTAATGCGGAGATAATCAGCACACTTAACGATCTCCTTAACCTGAGAAATCTTACGTTTCTCCTCGTCCTGGCGAATCTCCTCCGCAGCCTTATCTGCGATGTCTGTGACGAGGTTGCCCTTCATCAACTTCTCTACTACGTTGTCTGCTGACACATTCTGCTGCTCTTTAGCAGCGCCTTTTGTTTCTGCTTTTGCCATTTTGATAATGATTTAAAATGTTTGTAAATAAAATTAATTAACATATGTTACTTCGCCTACGCTCCAAGACGGATTCTGAACGAGTTTAGCTCCTTCTGAATTTACCGTTATGTCACATGGAGCCTTATGGGCGCAGTTAGCCAAATGAATGAGTGCGAATCTAGCTTTTTGAGCTTGATTCTCATCAGGATATTTGGATTCGAATGCCAATGTTTTGACAATCTTACCCTTTACCTTCTTAGTCGTATACACTGGAATCTTTCACATAATCGAGAGGATTTAATTTGTTCTAAAACTTGTCACGCTTATAAGCCTTTGCTTTGGCCTCTGCGTGGCGTTGACGATACACTTTCTTTGTATTACGTTGTGTTCTACACATAGTTACATATTACCTTGAACCGTTTTGAATACACAAATAACATCGGTAGAAATACCATAAGAATCACGGAATTTCTTACTTACACCACAAGATATAATCTTAATAGCACTTGTAAGAGACTCGTTGTTAGGCTCGTCATTTACAGCCTCGACCAATGCAAGCATCAACTTCATTTTTGAGTTGAAGAACTTGCCAAACTTCTCTTTTACGTAGATGCATGCAGATTCTACAACAGACAATTCTGTTGCATTCTTGTTTTCTGCGTGGCGGATAACAACTGAATTAACTTCTGTCTCATCCATTGTAGTAGCATGAACATCCTCGATACCAGACTTAATGGATTTCAACTGTGAAGCTAATGCTATAACTTCTGATGTGTTCAAATTTGAACCATCATAAGAGATGATAATGTATCGCTTCATGCTAATCCTCCTTTGGTATTATGTTAGTACTAGAGGACTGCACAATCTGCACATGCTTACCATCAATAATGGTATCAATTGTTTCCGTGTTTGGGATGTCCGGCGGAGTCAAGATATGATACTGATCCGGCTTATCAGGCAGATTCATATACACATGCTTGTTAATCTCGAACTCATGGGCTATACTCATCTTGGTCACTGGCTCACCAGATTTTTTCAAGACTGATACAACATCTTGCATTACCTTTCCAGGTATACTGAAGAACACAGAGTCCTGATGTCTCCACTGACCTTCTGTTTTCTGATACGTCAAAGCGTCAGAATAGTTACTGAATACAGGATTGTCGATTTCCTGCATCATCTTTGATACCATGAGCGAATCATCGTGTCTGATTTCGCTCTTTGTCTGCTTCACATAGTCACATGATGACACTGCGAAAGCTGCAATAAGCATGATTAAGCACATGCTAAGCTTTTCAAATAATCTCTTCATTTTGATAATTTATTAGAGATTTAACAAATGTTAACTATCCGGGTTTTAAAGATTCACGGAATCATCTTTTGTGGACCAGCTAGGGCTTGAACCTAGGACCTCCAGATTATGAGTCTGTTGCTCTAACCGACTGAGCTACAAGTCCGAATTGCGTAGATAACTTGTAAGAAAGGTATTTTATCTTACCGCCCAACACCTGCATTTTGGTACCCATATCCAAAACGACTTATCCTCTCTACGCAATTGTGATACATATGGGACTCGAACCCATGACCCATAGATTAAAAATCTATTGCTCTTCCAACTGAGCTAATGTATCAAATGACAGTTTTTCGTCTTGTTTTTACCCCTTTCTTAGATGCTGCCGAAACTCTCCCCAGGGCGCTATAATGCGTGATTTTATACAGACTTGAACTGTTATGTAGGCCTTTAACCTAATAAATCTCGGGGACAGTATAAACTGCCCCCTTGAAATGCAACTAATTATATCTCTCTTCATTTTCGTCTATTATATCCTGCCATGTAAAGTAGAATAATAACATACCAAAAATCAGAGCAATTACAAGCCATATTAAGATAAGTCCAATGGTAAGAGTACTTACCTTATGTTCCACGTCGCCAAACGAATTTATAAGATCGAATAGCGGGTAAAAGGAAGCTACCATAATTAATAAACTTCCTCCTAAACATACTAATCTACCCATGGTCAAATAATTGTTGAGTTCTACTAAAATCTGAATCATGCACAAAGTAACTCTCTAGACTATTGCTAAGATATTCTTTTGTAGATCCAATCTCATACTCACTTCGAGACAATATACATACATCATCATTAAGGGCTTCATCAAACCATAACAACGCGATATTATTATCTTTGCATACTTTCTTAAGCTTTCTTACATCGCTGTGAAAACGACGTAACTCAAGTTCAGATTCGGACATTTGCCCATTCTTTCTACGTTTTGCCATAATTAAGGACTAATAAAAATTATTCCGTCTTCAATGCAAGATGGTGACTCTTTGTCATCCAAATCCTTTGAATCGTTTATTCTTGGACACGAAAAAGGATTGTTAAAGATACATCCATTGCAATTGTATTGACGTTTAGCCCTAACAATAATGCCATTTATTTTGTAGATTCTGCCAGGACTAAGTTTTTTACTCATAGTTCACCAATCAATTGTAGTTTATACATTGGCTTTTTAACTGGAATTGTTTGATAACCTTTAATGGTTTCTCCAACTTTTCGTAGTACTATAGATACTTCTCCAAGATGAAATGTTCTATGTACAGTTTCTCCATTCTTAGCTAGAATAAAACATACAAATTTTGTAGGATTTGCATATAATTTATCATACACATAGGATACTTCGTGATAGAACGAACCAACTCCTTTTGTAGCGTCAATTTTATTCATATCACTTTCTCCAACCATAATTTTTGTAGTTTCTAGCTTTTTCAGACTGCTTGACTTATATATACAACATTTCCCAGTTGATACATCTCTAACAGCTGTGCATTTGCCACCAGCTCCAGTGATTACCACCATCAAACCACCCACCATTGTTCCACTTGGTAGAACTCGGCGAACTACATCATTCTTCTGAAATTTCATTTGCGTACAAATTTAATTTTATATCGAACAATAGACGTAATTACGCCATTTCTCAGTCTAATACCAAGTGTTGGCTCAATAGAGAATTGCTTGCACGTATTGATGTAATCAACAACACTCTTTGAGATTGGAATAACCTCTGAGAATCCTGCTGATTTGTCAATATATGCAGCCAGATACTTAACGGCTTTACCGTTAGAACTAGGTTGTTGTACTATTTGCTTAATACATTCAACCTTACAAACCATAGTGTCGATCGCTGCTTTTTGCTGCGCATGACACTTCGATGTCATGAGTAATAACATTATTACTATGGCTATCGCTATTAATGGGCCAGGATTGTGTTTATCCGGCTTTTCGTATAATTTTACAGCCATATTACATACCGCTAGTAATTCTACAAATACATCCTGCAGATTCAAGAGTATCCTTCATAGCGTTAATGAAGCTTTCATCAGGAGACTGAGACAACAGTATGTCATGTTTATCATCAGCAGCTGTGTCTACAATAGCCTTTGCTCTTTCTATAGGCATGTTTAACTGCAGTGACAGCGTTCTTACTGTACTCAACTTCTTATTATCTTCTACTTTGTCTAAGTATAAGTAATAAGTAGTTTGTGCTGGAATGCCATTAGCTTCTTTTTTGGCTACTGCTTCTTCCATCTCCATAGATGATACAACTGCTAACAGTAAGTTAACATTATGTCTCATATCTTTTGTGCTTGAACACTCTGACTGGAACTTGATTTTTCCGTCGTTCTGAATAATAACATTCAACATAAGATTAATGAATTATTATGAATTTAACACTTGTCTTGCCAGCTCCTGGAACATTTGAATGTTTGTTGTTAATATAACTATTCAAAGTATTTTCCAAAGATTTGGCATTACATTTACTTAATCCAGAAGAGAGGATCATTGTAGATCCTCCCTCCTTAGCAACTACCTTGTAGTTAAGGTATTCAGCATCAGGTTTTCCTTTTGCCGACTGTGGCTTAACTGCTTGGTTATGCATTTGCTTATGCTTCTTCTGACTCATCATCTCCGATGTTCTTGATGGCCTCAGGCTCACTGAGTCTGTCTTCTGCAATCTCGCTAATACTTGCAGCGATATGCACAAGATGGTTCAAATGAGTAATACCATTAAATGCACCATTGACCTCAACGGTAACATTGATAGTCTGCTCATCAGTCTCCTTGTTCTTCGTGACACCGATAGTTGTCAGGATAGGAACAAGCTTCTTGAACTTGTTCTCAATGTAACCTGGAGAATCCAAGTCAACGTGGTCAGGAGACAATGTGCGAGACACTGTTACAATTGTCTTACTACCATCAGCATAAATTGCTGATTCAAACTTTGGATAATCATTGCCCATTAATTTCTCTAAAATGTTCATAATTTTGATAATTTAAACATTATTTACTTGTATAGGACTACTTCTCACCTATACTTGAGTTTTGTGTTCCATCTGTAATTCGGTTTCCCTTTGGAGGCTTTGGACTCCCTACGGCTACATTAAACACTTAGGGTTGATGCAACTCAACCCTTATGTTTTACTAGTTTAAAGTAATAACCTTGTAGATTATCTTGCAAATTGTAATTAACTGTCCTGGTTTATAACTCTTATGAGTACCAGATGTCGTTGGTAATTTCATATTTCATCATATTATTCTGCAGTTAATTCATCTACTTTAGATTTTGCTTCCAAGTAATCGCTACCATAATCTGTTGCAAGATCTGTATCCATAAGATCAAGATTGTGCGTTCCATCGAGAGAGTCAAGCAATGTTTCGACACATGTATAGTATCGTTCATATGCTTCTATCTTTTTCTCTGCTTTTTTGCCCTTACCTGTATGGTAATTAGACATAAAGCAGGCACCCACAATACAACCTAATACAGCTCCTACTAACAGGAGGTTAAGGTTGTCCATAAAACCATGAATTTTGTTTTTGTCCATATATATAGTTATTGATTAATATACATAATAAAAACGTGCCTATCTTCACAGACCAGCACGTTGAGCATCGAAATAAAAACCTACGTCACTTTTTAGTAAAAGATGATACAAGGAAATCGGTATGGTAAAAAACAAATTTGAGTGGTTACTGGACTCGAACCGTCGCTACGTGTGCGCATTTATAGCCAAGTACGATACCCATATAATGAATTCGTACATAGTATACCCTCTTACTTTAGTAAGTGTATAATAACCACTATCTGTCTCTCCGGATCGTCATGGAGAACTAAAACCACTTTCGCACCCCCTGCAAGTAGGCTGACTACCTTAGTTCTCAGCATACATGTAATACTACTATTTCACCCTCTGTGTCCTACAATCGACATCTTACAGCTTTGCAAGTACTATAAGCACGTGTTGTAGTCATGGGCTTGGGACCATGAACGCCACATTACTACCTACGATTTATCACGTTAGCGTAGGCGCTCCGTCATCCTAGTTTATATACCGCATGAGATAACGGTTCAATACAACTATCTTCCCAGACCATTGTATTGTGAGGTCTATTCGCGCTTTTGAGTAATGAATCAGACTACAGTATGATGCAAATGTTTACCGTAGTTTCGTCTAGGTCTCATCAGTGATTATTTGGAGTAACGTAGTTACGTAATACTCTGTTTTATTATAGACACTCCCTAGCTGTGTCTTAATTTGTCTTGCATTAAAAGCATACCACTATCTTCACAGACCATGGTATGTATAAACTTATTGTTGTTACACTTAACAACTACAACCTACATAATAACCAAAAACCTGACATTTACATTTATATGGAACCTTTAACTATCATACACTACATACAACAATTGCAGGTTTATATTAAATGCTATTATACATTCTTTATCCACAACTATATGTTTAATCATATCTTTGCATTGAAATCTATGATCAATATAATTCGTTCCTTTCATATTGATTATGTTTGACGCGTACTATATCAATTTCGCTCTATTCTTCCCAAACACAAAGTCTCCCTAAGGAGACAATGTGTTAATACGGTGGATTTGTAACTGGTGCACCTGGAGCTCCTGGAGCTGGAGGAACTGGAGACGCTGCCATACCAGGCTGCTGTGGAGCTGGTTGCTGAGCTTGCTGTTGCTGTGCAGTTGGCTGCTGACCACCTCCCATAAGCGATGTTGGGTCGAATGCAGGCTGCTGTGCAGTTGTTCCTTCAACAGGATTGCGGAAGAAGCGCTGTTCCATACGAGTACCCTGTGCATTTTTGCTGTATGGCTCAATGTAGTGAGTAATTCCGTTAGCATCGATAAAATCAATCTGTACAAAGACTGAGATACTGCTGCGGATTACCTTCTGATTGTTACCATCCAGTGTTGGGCTACCATCAATCTGATTAGCATAGCACGGTCCTTTAGCGAACTCATACTCTTCGAAGCATCCACCAGGGAATTCGAGCAACTGACCCCAAGTATCTGGATCCTGAGCAAATTCTGGTCCAGTTTTGAAGCTTGCGAGATTGACATCGAAACCTCCCTGATGATTAGGATCGTTTGATGGTGTAGCATACTTCTGAAGAACAGCGAATATCTCAGGACTGAGATCATCATCAAACAAGATGACGTTCTGTTTTTTGCCTAAGAGAGACTTCTTGTTCTTCATACCGATTACTAAGAACTTACTAATTTTGCCGTCTCTGTTAGCCTTCTTAGCCTGACCAATAGATAGGGAGATTGTTTTAAATGCGCCAATCTGTGCGCCTGGAATAATTGTATTCATAATTCTGCAGTTTTTGATGATTACGCTATATATTAATGAGGCATAAACAAAAGAAGATTAGGAAAAGGAGCAATAGTGGGTCGGATGAGATAGTTTTACTCATCTACACCTATTGTCCTCAATTCTCAACTTAATTTGTTTAATCTCGTCTTTTAGGAGAATTTGTTTATTAGTTGCTAAGCAAGAATGTCAAGGAAGGGAGATTGTGTATTGTGGAAGGAAGGGGTTTATTTCAACTCCCTCCATAGTCCCACTAATCCCAATATTGCTAGAAATGAAAAGACTATCAATCTTATCACGTCTAGCATTACGTCGCCTATAGGCGTATCATACTTTACAAGTATGTGCGCTTCACATAATGCCATAATTGCACTTACCGTAAGCACTACTGTCCAATTAATAATTTGACTATCATTCATATCTTACTTACTAATTAATATTGATTTAACAAACTTTCTAAGTTTGCTGTGTCGTTAGTTAGGAGCAGATGTTTATTAGTTGCTAAGGGAGGATGTGGTATGTCCCAGGTACAGCGTGTACAAGAATATGCCCTCAGACACATTTTAAGGCACCTACAGCGCGTTCTAATAGCTTACCTGGACAATTACCCAGCGTGTACTGAGATCGTGCCTTAGAGTGCAATTATAAGATTAATTGAGAGATAGCCCGAGTCATATGACCACAATATCTGTAGTTCATAGTATTCTCTACTATCTCTCTCGAATGTAAGAAGAATTTATTTCTTAGTTGTTTAGGGAGCAGATTAAGCACAAAGCCCGCTATTTAGCGAGCAATGTGTCCAATCTAGCTGAAACATAGAGATAAGATGCCATCTGATCTGACCCATCCATATCATACACATTATTGTTAGACATAATAGAATCAGCAAGCTGTCCTTTGAGAACAGCAAGTTTGTAGACAGTACGAGATTGTGATTTATGTCCATGCCAACCAGCTGACATGCCAAGAACAAAACACAATACACCAACTACTGTAGAGATAATGATAGTCTTCTTCATAACTGTAAATATTTATTGATTAAACATTATTAATATCATCTGTATAGAGAACTTATTTATTAGATGCTTCGCAGCTAAAGCTATATGCTAAGAGGCTAAGAGTCAGGCATTAAGCCTGACCATTAGTCTCTGGGATGATAACTTGCTCCTGGAAGAAGTGAACTGTGCAGTCTTTATTTGCTGCTATCCAAGGCGTCATAACTGCCATCATATCTTCCATACTTGCATACTGTGGGCTTGCTACCCAATAATTTTTACCCTGTCGTACAGAGCATCTGTAAACTGTCTTTGTCTTCATAATTGTAATGTTTAAATTATTTGTAATTAAATTATCATCTGATTGAAGAATGTGTTTATTAGTTGCTTAGTTAAATGGGAGCAAGGCTTATTCAGCCCTGCAATCCCAAACGCCACACGTCATTCCACCAAGTAACACACTCCATATAATGCAAAGGAGTATGCGATCACTCACAGTGAGGAACATAGTTGATGAATACGATGTTATTAGATACACATCTAAAGTGATAGCAAATGCAATGATAATCACTGCAACGATAAGGCAAAGAGTTCTATTCATATTGATTATGTTTTAAGTGTTAATATCGTTTGAAAGGTGTAGATAATTTATTAGGTGCTCAGAGTCTTTGACGGGGGTATCCCGGATCGCGTACTTGGGCGGGGGAGCACTATTTCACTGTTTCGCGTCTTTATGCACACACAACAGTTTTAAAAATTAAAAAATAAAATATTCGGCAAGCTCAATAAAAAAGCCGAGGTTATAAGCCCCGGCTATTCTCATGCTTTCTTAAACTTGTCTATATTATTTCTTTTCGTCCATCTCTAGAAATACTTTTCTGTTTCAGGTAGATTATGTTCTTCTTTATCTGGATTAATGTCAGGAGTGTATCCAGGACCAATAATATCTCCGATTCTATCAAGTGTTGTAGATTTATCTGGCTCTGCGAGTCTTATAAACTCAGATGCTTCCATCATTTTGTATACTCCATTGTATTTATAGAGTATAGCATCTACCCATTTTCCAGAAGCTAATTGAAATTGACCGGTACCGATATATATTACTTTTACATCACTATTTCTGTTTAATATAAATCTATCGTTTTCCATACACATTATTTCTCTAGATTAGCAATCTTTAATCTAATTGACAATAGCTTCTTATTAATGTTCTTGTCATTCTTAATCAATCTATTTGCCGCAGTTACATACTTAATAATCTTTGCAACAGGGATTGCAAGCTTTATTCCAATAAGAGAAATAGCTGCCCATAAAGGTAGGATTGTAAAGCTTACATACAATAATATTGCCCAAAATGCCAAGTTTAACATACTTACTGTAACGCTTTTAGCATTCATAGCCTTACATACATTATCAAATATCTCTTTCTCCTCTTCGGTTAATTCTTTTCTAATCTCAGATATATCTACTAACATATTTTAATCTCCTATTATTTATTTTCATTCATGATATGGGACTGTAAGGAACGCCCATATAAACTTTAATACTTTCTTTAGAATCTCCACCATCTTTTAGTCTCCTTCTTTAATTCATTAAGACATGTCTCATATTTGTCTTTCCAATAACTAGTGTGCTCTTCCTGACGCGCTAACTGTCCCTGTAACAGTGTTATCTGAGCATCTCTGGCTTCCAATGCACTCTCGTTGCACTCTGATGGCTTACTATTCTGTACAAGCTTTTCGTAATCTTTTTTGTCTAGAATTACGTAATCTTTTAGCTGCCTTATCAATTGTACTAACTCTGTCTCCTTCGTTTCCATATATAATAATATCAAATAATACTTTTGCTGTCTCAGGGTATTTAGAGAACAGTTTTAGCATCTATTCTGCTATCCCCGAATACTTCTATAAATTTGTAGAACTCTCCTTTTTCATCAAGCTGCAGTGCTAATTGTAGTATTTGTCTCGTTGGTTCCGCTTCTTCTCCTGCGTTTTCTAGTTCCTTCAGCAGTATCTGATATGCATCCCTTTGTGTTGGGTCCATTTTCTCCTATCTTCTCATCATCTATACCATTTAAAGTGTTTGTACCCATTTTTACCTTCTTTTTGAAGTTATCATATCTTTCAATTACTTCATCAGCTGTTACATCCTTGTCCTTAGGATTACTTGGGTCGTATAATACTTCTACTTCTCCGAAGCTTCTTAGTATCTTTAGAAGCTCATTAAAGTCTTCTTCATCTGCACCATCATTAAGCACTTGCATTTTCTCCATCTTTTGTTTCATTCTTTATATCTTTTAAAGCGTTTACAACTTCAGCCTTGGTAGTCTTTGTTTTAGACTGCTCAATAAGCTTTTGTATAAGTTCGTCCTTATGAGGATTACCTTTTTGTTCATACATGTGCATAAGGATTGCTGTGGCATTTGCAAACTCTCTAGAGTTTTTGTCAAGTGTGTCTACAAGCTCCTCAATTTCTTCAATTGTATACTTTCCTGGCTTGTGTAAGAACTTTCCATCTTTGTCGTACAGATTACTGTTTTTGCTAATTTTTCCCATTATTACTTGCTCCTTTAAGTATTACCCAACCAGCTGTAATAGCTATTATTGGGATAAATAAAAATATAGTTATTATATCAAATGGATTCATCGTTATCTGGTTCATAAAATCCTAATCTTCTTCCGTTTTTCTCGGCTCTTTCTATTATTTCCGCAGCTCTTAAAAAGTCTTTATCTTTTGCTATTTTGCTCAGCATGGGCTATGTATTTTGTGCACTCTTCCTCTATAATTTCACCATCGTCGTTACGTGTTAAATGCGTGTATTTCATCTTTGATCTGTTGAATTTAAACGCTCTAAATGCCTTATCTCTCTCCTATTTATCATCATATCTATGGATGTATTTCATCATTTGTGTAGCATTAACAGATCCTGCTACCCCAAGATTACATAGGTTTTTAATAAAACTCATAGCCCCGTCTTCTCCAAACTTATGCTTTAGCATACTATACTCTTTTAGGCTCTTCTAGAACCACTAATTGTCTATATCATATACTGGATCTTGCTCAACAATGTATGCTATATTTATAGGCACACCGTGTACAAAGAAGTATTTACACTACTATGTACAAGGTTTGTTCTAGTATTGTAGAGATAAGAAGTCGGCATAATATAGTACGGCGCTCATCTCAAACTAATTCATACTTTACTTGCTGTTTTGTTTACACACTCTGTAAAGTACCCAATCAAGTATGCGAATACCTCATTTGTATCATCAGAGAGATTTATATGACATGCTTCTAGTATGTCTACAGCTGCATGAAATGACTCATGAGCAAACGTGTTTACATCATTATAATCATTCCAGAGCTTGTTTATAACTATGATTTCACAATCTTCGTCCGTTGATTTATCATATGCCCCATTTACTGTATAAGCCGTATATTTGGAATATTCTCCATCATATATAGATGATTCGTCTTGTCTAAATGCAAATCTTTTATCTATTACAGACTTATCTGGGTTAAGTATAACGAATAAGTTAAATCCGTATACTGTGTTATATTTATCTATTATGCACTTCTTTTTATCCATACTATTCTTATTAGTCTTACTATTATTGTTAAGCTTATATATAGCTCTACTATACTGTAATAGCTTATTATACTATATAGTCTTACTATACTGTAATAGCTGTACTACTAAAGTAGATCTCCTAAAGAGAATATATAAGAGAAAGGGTTCTTAGTCTGACTAACCCCTACTATCCCCCTAACGTAAAAAAGCCAAAAAAGTTGCATATTGGGTAGAAAAGTGCAATTTATATAAAATTTTTATACAGTTTGCAACCATTCTTACAAAAGTTTACGTTATGGCGGCGTAAAACAATTAAATTTAATGGATATGACAAAGATTTTAAAGGTTATTAAGCCTTTCTTCGTAATGGAGGTTGGCGATACATTTGAGTACAACGACAAAACAAAGGAGTACAAGAGTGTATATAACGAAGAGCATAATAGTTCGAACGAAGAGAATTCTACAGTTGTTTCCTCATACAATTCAGTTTACACTATTTCTGAAGACTACGCAAAGATGCTGGTTGAAAACGGTTATCTTGAAGAGGTTATGCAAAACACAAGCAATGACAAGCAGTTTGTTAACATATTTGATGAGATTGAACATTTGCTTATTCAGTATAATACTGATTTGAATATTCTCTTAAACTCTGATGATGATACACCTCAGTGTTTGAAGGTCGAGAAAGAGACAGTTCTTCGCAATATGATTAAATTGCTTAAACACCTTAAGTCGTTGAAAAAGTAATATGGAAGAAGAGAAGATGATAGATCAGACTCAGCTGGCAGAGGACTTAAGCTCAAAGATAAAGTATGAGTTTAGATAGATGTTCTTAGTAAAGCCGCTTGAGCCTGTTAAAGTTAAAAAGAAGATCTCCGAACCTGTGGCTAAGGACACTAAGCCAAAGAAGGATAAGGATGGGATCGAGGCAGTTGATTATGATGAAGTAAAGACAGAGATTAAGGAAGTTGATTCAGATTTCTCTAGAGCTGTTGTACTTAAGTTGCCATATGAGTATACACACCCATATGTTGATGAAAAGATTCAGCAGATGCCTATCAAGGTTGGTGATATTGTTATATACAGATCTGCTAGAGGAGCTATGTATTTCGACTTACTTAAAGATTCTCAACTTGTATCTCTTTACGATATTGTAGCAACAGAGACAGTAGATAAGTGATGAATATAGATAAAGTTTGTAAATAGATCGGACAGAAATTAAATGAAGACCCAGAACTAGTAAAGCAGATAGTAATGCATTAGTTCTAGTTTGTAGTTGATGTTATGAAAGATCCAGATGACACTAGAGATGTGTTACTAAACAAACTATTTAGATTCAAGCTTAAGAATAGATTTAAAGATAACAAAAATAAACCATTAAGTCCATATGAAGAAGATAATAAACATTGATCGTAAGCCGATTATGGTTGACACAGAGACGGCTTTTGCAACATCGATAGATAGATCTACAAGAGGAATTGATGACGTATACGTTATTCCGGAAGATGCTCATATCGAATGGAGATCAAGAATGTTACCAGACAAAACAATTGAGGCGGATGTAAAGAAAGATGATATTCTTGTTACATTCTACGATAAGGATCTCGGTACAGATTTTGTAATAATCAAGTCTACTGATTGGTTAAACGCTCTTAATAATGCAGCAGATGCTAATCAGAAGAGAAAGGAAGAGTGGGCAGCTAAACAGAAAGAAAACAAATCTGAAGATTTAGTTTGTGGAGACGCTTGTTGCTAATCATGTTAATATTTAAGTTATGAAGAAAGTTGTTAAAAAGACAGTTAAGGTAAAGAGGCCTAAATATGTAATCTCTATGCTGGATGTTGCTAATGTAAACGATGTTACAGCATACTTCATTAGCAAGAAAATTTCGGCAGGTATGAGAGTGACTGATTGTGACTATTATACAGTTATATCAATCCTTACAGATGCTTTGCTCGATGAGATTCTTCCAGAGAACGGCTACGCTGTAGTAAGAGATGATGATTGCATATACTTAAGATGTAAGGCGCGTAGAGCCGAAGGGAAGGCCAAGAAGCCTTGGTACAAACGCTTATGGAATTGGATTACTCGTACTAAGTAATCACCTTTAGAGTCTATTAGTCAAACGGTAAAGACAACCCGATACAAAGGGAATAGTTAGCAGGTTCGACTCCTGCATAGACTCCATTCATTTATTTTCATAATTTTAATATTTTGTAATTGAGTGGCATCCATGTGTGTACACTATAAATAAAAAGCTGCCATGGTAAGCTGACACATGGACCCAATACTGGTTATAAGTCCAGCTAAAACTTATAAGAGTCAAAGAAAACGGGCGGGATACAGAAAGGATGCGAAATCATTCAGTTGACAACGAACGCTGAGAGGTGAGCTCACCTTCTGAAACCTCTATAAAATAACTATTGGTGAGCCAATACTGGTTCTACGTAACTCCAGCTAAAGGTTACGTGCTTATCGCGGAGTGGAGCAGCTGGTAGCTCGCCAGGCTCATAACCTGGAGGTCGCGCGTTCGAATCGAGCCTCCGCAACAAATGAAGATTTACCACGATTTATCGTGAGGTCAGTTAAGACTTTAAAACATAGTGGTTGGGCTTGCCACGCATGACAAATAAGAAGCCGCACATTGCCCTATGGTGTACCGCCTGTGCACAACTGTCCCTAAAACAGTAGGTCTCCGATGGACACGGAGTGGGGCTACTAATAAATACGTAGGTTAGAGGTGCGTATTAAATATTTTTACATGAAAACAAAAGTATGCACTAAATGTGGTATAGAAAAACCACTTGATCAGTTTGCGAAGAATAGTAACAAATCTGATGGCCTATCACCTCAATGCAAGGAATGCAAACATAAATATTATGAGGAATATTATAAAAAGCACAAGAATGAAATATATAAAAAGCATAGATCTCGCAAGAAATTTTTAACACAATATATGAGACAATTAAAATCTAATGGTTGTATCATATGCGGAGAAAAAGATTAAGCTTGCTTAGATTTTCATCATCTTCATGATAAGTCTTTTAACATAGGAAACCAATGTAGAGACAAAGGTGTCGCTTCTATAAAAAGCGAAGTAGACAAATGTGTTGTATTATGTGCAAATTGCCATAGAAAACTTCACTTCTACAATCTTACAATAGACTAGTTAAAAGATTATGTTTAGTCTGGGTTCGAATCCTAGTGGGGCGACAATAATTAAACAATATTATAAATACTATGGAGTTAAAATTTAAGAGACTTGAGGACGAAGCGGTCCTCCCTATTCGTAGCACAGAAGGTGCTGCAGGAATTGATTTGACATGCATTAAGATTGATACAGCTCTTAATGAAGCAAATCAGCTAATGTTGGTTTACCATACAGGATTGGCAGTTGAGATTCCTGCCGGATATGTTGGTTTACTTATACCACGCTCTAGTATTTGGAAGAAATCATTATGGCTTACTGATAATGTTGGAGTGATTGACACTGATTATAGAGGAGAGATTATAGCTGTAATGAAAGCCACAACAGATGTGGTTCCTGCTATTTATAAGCAGGGCGAACGCTTCTGTCAGTTGGTCATAGTTCCGGTGCCAGAATACGAGGTTACAGAAGTGTCTGAGCTTTCTGATACAAAACGAGGCGAGAATGGTTTTGGTTCAACTGGTACCGATAATAAGGAATTTAGCGCAGCTGCGGGAACTGAGGCACAGGCTAGCGAACAGCCACAGTCCGTACCAGAGTAAGCGGCGGCACAAGATGGTGCTGAGGTAGGTGAGTGACAAGCTTGACGATCCTACATAAAGGGGATTACCGAAAGGTAGTTCCCTTTTACTGTTTATATATAAACAATATAGTATTAAATAATATGAATTTTAAGAAACAACCATTAAAAGGTGTAGAAATACATGGCGCTCCACAAGTTGGTACGCGTACAGTAAATATCTTAATGGGCGAACATGCAAACGAATTTGTCCGTGGTGATATTATGGATGCTAATGCAGTATTGCAGGCATTTGATGAGCTTAAGGGTAATGTTGATACAGATCACGATACTCTTGAAGAGCTTGTTAATGAAATCCATAAAAATGCTAATAATATTAGCAATAATAGCACATAGATACAAAAAGTTGATGCCGCATCAAAGGCTAGAGACGAAAAGGAGAAAAACGATAGAACTGAAGCTGATAATGCTCTTGGTCAGAGAATTGATTAGGAGGCAGCTGCTCGTAAAGCAGCAGATGCAGCAGAGTTATCTAGAGCAACACAGGAAGAGGCTAGACTTGATGCAGCAATTAAAGCTGAGGCTAATACCAGAAAGCTTAACGATGACACTATTACAAGCGCATTGAATGCAGAGATTGCCCGCGCAAAGGCTGCTGAGAAAGATAACAGTAACTCAATCATAGCTGAGGCTGCTACAAGAAAGTCAGAAGATGACGCCATTAAGGGTCTTCTCTAGAACGAAGTTACTAGAGCTACCACTGCAGAAGCAACACTTCAGAGTAATATAGATAGAGAAGCTGAAGAAAGAAAGGCAAGCGATAGCACTATAACAACTAACCTTAACAATGAAATAGCGAGAGCAAAAGCTGCCGAAAGAGATAATAGTAACTCAATTGCAGCAGAAGCTGCTACAAGAAAATCTGAGGATGATGCTATTAAAAATTCGCTTCATAATGAGGTAACTAGAGCCACTGCTGCAGAAACAACACTTTAGGACAATATAGATAAAGAGACTACAGAAAGAAAGAATAGCGATAATACCATTACAACTAATCTGAATAATGAAATAGCAAGAGCTAAAGCTGCTGAAAAAGATAATAAAAACAGGATTGATGTACTTGATGGAGATTCTAACACAGAAGGATCTTATAGAAAAGCTATCAAAGATCTTATCAATGGTGCTCCAGAAGCATATGATACCCTTAAAGAAATTGCTGACAAGCTTGAAGAAAATGACGATCTTAATCAGGCGATCAATGAAGCTATTGCCACAAAAGCATCTAAGGAAGAGCTTAAAGCAGAGTCTGATAGAGCTAAAGGAGCTGAAGCCGATAATGCCGCTGCCATAGCAGCAGAGAAGACTAGAGCTGAACAGGCAGAAAATAATATTACTTCAAACCTCAACAAAGAGATAGATAGAGCTAAGAAGGCAGAGTAGGCTAACACAGAAGCTATTACAAATGAAGCAACAAGAGCTACTACTAAAGAAACAGAGCTGTCTAATTCTATTACTGCAGAATCAAATAGAGCAAAGGCTGCTGAAGCTGCTAATGCCGCTGCCATAACAGCAGAGAGGGATAGAGCTACATAGGTTGAGGCTGATATCATCTCAAATCTTAATAAAGAGATAGATAGGGCAAAGAAAGCGGAACAGGCTAATACTACTGCTATAACAAGCGAGGTAACCAGAGCTACAGCTAAAGAGGAAGAGTTGTCTAATTCCATCGCTGCTGAAGCTAGTACTGCTAGAGCTGCAGAAAAGGCAAATACAGATAAGATTAATACAGAAATTCAGGACAGAAAGAACGCTGACACAACTCTGAAAAATGCAATTAATCAAGAGGTAACAGATAGAACTACTGCAATTTCTAATGCTACAACAACTCTGAATAACAGTATTAATGAGATTAGTACAAATCTTACAAACCTTACAACTATCGTAAACAACATTAGCGCAATTGTATCAAATATTACAGCAATTACTACAGATTATATTAACGGTTTAAGTTAATAATATATGAAAGAGAATATTGAAACAAAAGACGTACAGAGAACCGAATATCTTGACAAGAATGGTCTTGATATGCTGTGGGCAAAGGTTAAGCAAAACGCACATAATCAGGTTGAAGTAGAAAGAAATAGAGCTATAACACAAGAGACTAGAATAATTGAGACAAAAGCTGATAAATCTGAACTTCATAGTAGTTATGTTTCTAACTCGACTTTTACAGCACTCTAGGAGAAGGTTGTGGCTAATACTGATGCTATTAGTGATAAGTAGGATGCTGGTAACTATCTTAGTTATGAAACTCTTAATAATGAAGGATATTACGAAATACCGGATATTCGTATTTCTGGTAGCGGCGGCAGTACTAAAACAGACATAGATTCATAGAGTATATCCGTTAATTGTGATTATCCAGCCAGCCATACAACAATTACATGTGACGGCATCTCTAACACTGATAATAACGCTAATCACGTTTATGCTACAGATGGTTCTATAGCTGATTTGACACAGTATGCTAAGAAGAGCGAGATTACCACAGGCGGCAATGTTGATGATGTACAAGTTAATGGCGTAAGTATTATAGAAAACAAAGTAGCTAATATTAAACCTGCTACTAAAGAAAGCCTTGGAGTTGTAAATGTTGGCGACGGTCTTAATGTTACTGATGGTACTATAAGTGTTGACAGCACGGCTATAGGTTCTGGTAACTATATTCCTTATAACAAAGCTAATAACGTTTTTTACTATTTATATAATGTTGGTATTATTTCTCAAAGAGAAGATGGCTCTAGCAAAACGATTTAGAGTCCAGCTTTTTTCGAACAATCTGATGAAAATCACTCAGTAACAATTAGAAATGGTTATATCAATATATCGAATACTCGAGGGAATATCATGACCCTGAATAATGATGATAAAGATGGTGGCATTGTTATATACAAACAACTTAATAATTCAATAAAAGAATCACTTAGAATATTAGAAGACGGCATAAGATTAATGGGTGGTGACGACAATCATGTATTAACTTCCAATGCTTCTACTATAGATATAACTCAATACGCATTGAAGTCAGAACTCCCTACTGTCCCTACAAAAGTTAGTCAGCTTACAAATGATTCTAATTTCATTACAGCTGCTGATGTTGATTTTACTCCATATGCTACAACAGAAGCATTGCAGGCTGAAACAACAGCTCGTACAGAAGCTAATGCTGCGTTGGAGAATAAGATTGCTGCTAAGCAGGACAAGGTTACTCCAAAGACGATTGGTAATTATCAAGTAGGTTCTGAGGATGAATCTTTGACTACCGATAACATAAAGGCGCTTCGCGCACTCGTACTGGATCTTAAATCAGTTCTTGTATAGAGTGGATTAATTGTGAACAGCGCAGTATAAAACTAAAGCTAGGTCTTAATGAAAGCATGACGGGGTTCACTGCCCCGCCTAGCACAATAGATTCTACCACGCCTCCTTCCAAATGCGTACCAGGGTAGGACTTTTATCATTCCTAGGTGGAATATACTAGGACACGCGTAGCAATACGCTTACATTTAACGGGACTAGGATTAATCCAGTCCTAGTTCCATATTGTTTTACTTTTAAAACTTAAAGACTATGGATACAATCGAGAAAGTTTATTGTACAGGACACGACAATAACGACGCTTTAGTAGCCGCTTTGGCTTCTAAGAATAACTGTGATCCAATGGCTATGGCAGCCATGATGAATCAGAATGATTATATGAATAACCCATTCGCTTACCTTATCTGGATGATCTTCGCTATGCGTATGTGGAACAACTAGGATGGTGGTAACTAGGGAAATGCAATTCAGAGTCAGCTCGACGCAATGCGTTCACAGATCGCTGATAATCAGAATAGTTCATTGGTAATGGATGCCATAAGAGGAAACGGTAATGCAATTACCCAGTTAGCCTCTAATCTGAATTGTGATTTCAACGCATTGAATAATGCTATTTGCTGCGTTAAGTCAGGAATTCAGGAAGTAGCAGGTAATGTAAACTTCTCTGCAGAACGCGTTATTAACGCTATTAATCTCGGAGATGCTAACCTTACATCTGCATTGCAGAACTGCTGCTGCCAGACGCAATAGAACATTATCAAGATGGGTTACGAGAATCAACTTGGGCAGAAGGACATCGTTAACCAGATGCAGACAGGTTTCAGCTACACAAACGTAGGTTTGGAAAGAGCTGCAAGTAACCTTGGTTTCCAGATGAGTCAGATGGCTTGCGATCTTAAGACGAACGCAAATGCTAATACTCAGAGAATTGTAGATGTATTGAATAATCATTGGCAGTCAGATCTGCAGTAGAGATACAATGACGCACGCCTTGAATTATCACAGTAGAAACAGAATGCTACTCTTATAGCAGCACTCAAGACTACTCCAACAGCTGCAGCTTAATTAAGTTTTAAATTATGTGTAAGGGCTCCTTCGGGAGCCTTTGCATATTAAATATGACATAATATGGCATTTAAAGACGTAAAACAAAATTATTCAATTTACATATTGAATAAATAGGATATATCTATTACCGACGGTAAGGTTATATCAGTTGGTTTTCCGCATATGGATTTAAATAATAAGCCAACTATTGGTTAGTCATAGATGGTTATAGATGTGACTATAGAATCTAATGGCAAAACCGCAACATATACAATTCCTGAAAATCTTTCTGTTACATATGCTGGAGATATTGTACTCTCTACAGATAAGCAAGGTCTTATAGCAGAAGTTGAATCTATGAAGAATACTGCTGAAAAGATTCTTGAATCTGTCCCAAAATAGAAAGAGGTTGTTGAAAAATCAACAACACTTCTATCTGATCTTAATCCAATATATAAGGAAAAGAAGGAGACTGAGCAGAGATTTGCTAAGATAGAGGAAACTATTAACAGAATGGAATCAACTGTAACTAACTTTATTAATTCGTTTCACAATGGACAAGGTAATAGTAATACGGCACAGTGACGAAGAATTGCCAAATACAAAGTATACTGCTAATGTGAAAAAGAACGAAGATGGCAGTTATACAGCTAGCGTAGATATCTAGAAGCAGAGCGATTATAAAGACTATGTAAATAAGAATGGATTACACTTTACAAAGTCATTACAAGAATATGCTAGCAAATAGATGGTTAATTCAAATGGATTAGAACATACATGGACTCCAGAACAAGTTCAAAATGTATGTAATGTTCTCAATCTAAAGATACCAAGTACATCAACAATATATGATGTTACATATACGGCAAACATGGCTTATGCTGATTTTTATCCAGAGCTACTTACTGAACATCAGTGTGTTAAGTATGCAATGGCAGTTGCAAATGATGAAGATGGATATGAAGGAATATAGTTGTGCAGATGGATTGCTGATGTAATGGCAAAGAAGGAACATATAGATTGGGAGAAATTTAAATAATCTTTAACTGTGGCGTTTTAGACGTAGTCTTCAATGACACCACAGTACTATAATTAATAATAATTTAAACTAATTAACATGACTGAATTACTATCATAGAATGATTAGGTTATCGAGAAGAAACCAAATCCAATCGAAGAACTTAATACAACGATGGCTTAGTATTATTCTGTATTACACTCGAAGATTTATAGTCACGAGAGCAATACTGATATACACGTAACTTCAGATGATAAAAAGATCTGGAACAATAAAGCCAATTAGTCTGATTTAGAATCTGTTAAAGAATATGCTGATAGTTTAAAGTAGTCTTTAGATAAAGTTAAGCCAGATATAATTAAGGAAGTCGAGACTATGATAGATAATAGTAAAGACATTAATTTATCTGACTATGCCACAAAGGTTTATGTAGACGCATAGATTGCCGCGCTTAATATAAGTGATGACATTGCTACAAAAACATGGGTGTCAAACAACTTTGTAAACTCTACAAATTATCAAAGATTTGACTCTACAAAGTATTATACAAAAGATGAAATCGATAATAAAATTGCGGGAGCAAATGTAGATAACTATCAGATAACAGAATTTAGTTTGGCTAACGATTATCTTAACCTTACATAGAACAATGGTATATCTACATAGGTAAAGCTTTCTGATGTATCTGGTGGAGCAATAACCAGTGATAATTTGGATAGAAAGTTATAGGACTATTTAAAGATATCTGCTATAGGAAATATTACATTTACTAGAGGCGGAAGAATAGTTACAACATGGAATCCTGCTGCAGAAAATGCTACAGTAGAGCTTTCTGGAGGAAGTGGAGCAGATTCTTAGAGCGGTGGATATTATAAACCATACTTTAAGAATTATCCATCAGATGATAACTTGCCTACATCACAATTACCAGTAGTTGGATAGGATCCTGTAAATGCAGGCTGGAACGCTGTTAACATAAATCCTGAACAAGGATACTTTACATGGGAGATATGGGTATACATTAAAACCGGTGGTGGTTTTGGTGATATTATAGGTCCAGTTTGTATTTCTGGAAAAGATGGAGATAATGGCTCTGATGCTACTGGAAAAGAATATATATATCAGTTAAATAATAATTAGCCTACAAAACCAACAACAAAACCAGCGTGGGGAGACGTTCCTGCTGGATGGACTGATAACCCTACAGGAATTGACTCTACTCATCGTACAGAATGGATGATGTATAGAACACAGGATCCTGATGGAGTTATAAGTGATTGGTTACCAGCTAAAGGTCCTGTAATTTGGGCTCATTGGGGTAAAGATGGAACAGATGGAGATGGTGTACAATATATATTCTGTGCATTAAAACCTGGCGAAACTACATCTGTATTTACAGGCGTAAATGATCCTACGTCGTGGACAAATGATTCAGGCTTTTAGAATGAAAAGGCTGGAGAATATATTAAACCAGGATCTAGATGGACAGATAATCCAATAGATATTAAAACAGCAGTTGGCTACGGTCAGGGATCAAGCTAGTATGTAAGTATAAGAAGATATAGAGGATCTACAGGAAGTGCTGAAAATAGCGATGGAAGATGGGAAGCTTATAGCGAACCTAGCTTGTGGACATATATGGCAAATGATGGAGAAAGTTCATCTCAGACATTAAAGGGATCTCCTTTAAGAAATAGAGGCGTATGGCAGTCTGGCGTGCAATATTTTGATGGTACAACTTAGTCTGATGGCGGATTGTTTTATTAGGACTTTGTATCATACACCCATTCTGTAGTAACTGATGGAGCGTCTAAGAATGTTACAGATTTCTATGTTTGTAAAAAACAGTGTTCAAACATTGTTCCTACAAATACTGATTACTGGGACAAGCTTAGTGATATGGGTCCAATATACACCGATGTCCTTGTAGCTATGAAAGCGTACATAAAAGAGCTTACAGCAGAAGAAGTTATAATCACAGATAACGAGAATATTGTAGCAGGTATGACTTCCGGTAATTCTGATAAAGTTTCATCTCAGGGAAATGTGAGAATATGGGCCGGCACAAATGACAAGAATGCTAGCAATATAGCAGAAGCTCCATTTACTGTTACAGATAAAGGTGTGCTAACCTGTAGAGGAGATGATGGAAACATTATTTTAAAAGATGGTACGATCTATTTTATTGTTGGTGGAGTAGAATATAAGCTAGGTATAACAAACGGAAAACCAGATTGGATTAATAGCGCTGGAGCCGACTCGGTCGAACAGTGGTATACTAAAATTGAAACAGAGTACAACGTTTCGTTTAGTGCTATTGACTCCTTTAGTATTAAAGATAACATTTATTATACAAGTGGCACAATGTCGAATATGGTAAATGGCACATATTATAAACGCGCATCAAAAATAACATGTTTGTATAATATTAGTGAGGGTGTTGTATTCACATTTAAAGATACATTTGGAATAGATGTATATATCAAAGCAACGTTTTCTAATGGTATTAAAACAGTAGAAGGTGCAGTTGCTATCAGTGGATATGCTACTACCACATCTACACCTACTTAGGATATTCCTGGAAAAATAAATATAGATACAACTAACAAATAGTGGTGTTCTATAGAGAAAGAAAGTAAGGATAGTTTACCAAGTATGTATTATACAAAGGATACCCCTGTAGGTAAATTGCATGAAGCTAACTATCGTCCTGTTGATGATAGAAATATTATATACGGAAGCGGTACAGAAGATGGTGTATATGTAATAAAGCCAGCGTCAAAAGAAACTCTGAACACAGATAGAAAACTATCAATATTTGTCGACGAGTCTTCTGAGGAAAATGTATTTAAACCAACAGTAACAACAGTATCATTATAATGTTTGATATAGTACAGAACAAGATATAGTTAAGTACAGAAGATCTAGCTATACCACCATTTAAAGACTTCTATAATAATGCAAAAGATAAGCAAGATGCATTAAAGAAGATCGAATTCATAGTGTGGAGATACAAATGGAATAGTCCATATGAGGCTTATCCAGAGAAAGAACGCACATGGAGAGTAGCTAAAGATGTACTTAATGATGAGAATTATAAACCTGATGACGTTGTAAAAGAATTAGCAAAAAGGTTCCAGGAGTTCCAAGAGACTCCTGCTACCCGTCTGCTTAAATCTTCTAAGAGCGCAGCAGAGGGCATTATGAACACGATGGATAGCTATGCTGAAGAAGAACTTGATATAGATACAGCTAAGAAGCTTTCTGCTATATTGAAAGATGTTAGTGGTATTATTAAGTCTTTGGACATGGCTACGAAGTAGGCAAAAGCAGAACAAGCAGAAACCGGTAGAGTCAAGGGTGGTGGCGTTATTGGTATGTACGAATAATTATGATAGACTTTAATTAGAAGCTCCATAATACTGATAAGTTCAGATAGGCAGCTATCTTCTTTCAGAAACATGGATGTTATACCTTAGCTCCTAGAGGTACTACTGATTATAATAAATATTGGGAGCAAGAGACGGATAGATGTCTTAATGGTTATACAGCTCCGGATGGAGAAGGCATAACTGGATATAATTACTTCTATCTAAATTATAGTCCGATTATGCGACTTTAGGAAGAAGAGTATACAGATAGAGAGGGTAACCTCAGGAAAAGAAGACAACGTATACTTGAGTTTCCTAGTTTTTGGGACTATGATTACTATTATTTTTGCGCTATAGAACAAGCGGAACTAGAAGGCAAACATATGGCAGTGTTAAAATGCAGACAGAGAGGATACTCATTTAAGGGTGGATCTATGTTGGTTAGAAACTATATGCTTATACCTGGATCAAAGAACTTTGCTATAGCGTCAGAACAGAAATTCCTTATAGGCGATGGTTTATTAACTAAAGCCTGGTAGATAATGGACTTCCTTGATAAGCATACAGCATGGGCTAAGCAAAGACTTGTGTCTACACGTATGGAGAGAACCTCAGGTTACAAGATTACAGACGAGTTTGGTAAGTAGACTGAGCAAGGATATTTGTCTAGCATAACTGGTATAACACTTAAGAATGACCCAGAGCGTGTTCGTGGTACACGTGCTAAACTTGTACTATGGGAGGAGGGAGGTAAGTTCCCTAGCCTTCTTGATGCATGGCGTATAGAACAGCCTTCAGTAGAAACCGATGATGGTAAAGCGTTCGGATTGATGATAGCATTTGGTACTGGTGGTACAGAAGGAGCTAGCTTTGAAGGATTGAAAGAGTTATTCTACAAACCTAAGTCTTACAATGTTCTCAGCTTCCCTAATATATGGGATGAAGGAAGAGAGAATACAGAATGCGCATTCTTTGTTCCAGCGTACTCCAACCTAGAGTCATTCGACGATGATGGTAACTAGGTTTATATGGATAAAGATGGCAACAGTTACAAAGAGAAAGCTATAGAGAACCTTATAGATTAGAGAAATAAAGTAAAAGATGGTGGTGCTAGTTAGCAATCTATAGACCGTTTTATATCAGAGCGACCTATAAAGCCAGCAGAGGCTGTATTGGAGCTCGGTAAGAATATATTCCCTAGAAAGTTATTAATGGACCAGTTAACAAGAATAAGGACCAACAAGAAGCTTCAAAGCATGAAACATATAGTTGATCTAGAATGGGACGGAAACGGACAGGTAAAGGCTACAGAAAAGCCTAGTGGAGATATAACTAACTACCCTCTTAAGAAATGTGATAAACCGCACGGTTCTGTAGTTATATGGGAGTATCCAGTAAAAGATCCTCCTCTTGGACTATATATAGGAGGATGTTTAACACCAGGAGAAAAAGTTATTACGTAGAGGGGTCTTGTGAACGTTGAAGACGTAACACTTGATGACAAGCTACTTAATAAAGAAAACGAATTTGTAGAAATAAAAAACCTGCAAAGATATAACAAAGTAAACGAGCCTATATTTGAAATAAAGCCATACGGATCATTTAGAACAACAAAATTTACAGGAGAACATCCTATATGGATTAATGATAATGGATTCGTAAAAGCCAAAGATGTAACTAAAGGATAGTGGCTAGAGATACCGAATAGATTTATAACTCATAAAATGGGTGAGCTTGATGACACAACATTAAAGTTGTATTATTTTTACGGACTTTGGGTTGGTGATGGATTTTGCACAAAGAATGGTAATTCTTATGATATCTATATGTCTATAGGTAAAGACGAAAAAGAGCTTGCTAAATTTTATGATGAAATTGTATACGAATTATTTGATAGAAAATGTATACATATTCATAAACAAACAGAATAGTCAAGAAGATTTACTAATAAAAGTTTGTTTTTAAAACTTAAATCTATGTTTGGTAATTCTGCTTATAATAAAAGAATACCAGACGAAATTAAATCTTTACCATATAATCATAGAAGAGCATTTTTGTAGGGTTATTTAGACTCTGATGGCTCAGTATTTAATACATCAAACGGAATAAGGACTAATTTTACAAGTGTAAACCTTCAGCTTCTTGAAGACATACAAGATATGCTATTTGGCATGTAGATCGCAAATAGTATAGTTGTACATTAGAAAGAATGTATAAATAAACAAGGATTCCATTCATTACAATCTTACAGAATAAATATATCAAAGTCGGATCAAAGAGAATTGTATTACGGCGCTGTATTTAATAGTAGGAAAATATAGCTTTTAAGACATGCGTTTGGATACACAAAATCAAAAATGCCAATAAAATTTATTGATGATAAGATTTTGATAAAAATTGAAAATATAAAGCAGTCGTCGTATACTGGAATTGTGTATAACTTTGAGTGTGACACACACACATTTATGTGTAGAAACATTCTTACACACAATTGCGACCCGTTAAATGTCAGCGGGGTATAATCGAGTAAAAACGGTGAAAGTCTAGAACAGAAAACACCGTGCTAATCTTATAGATTGCGAAAGGCTATAAGACAGTGTAACGCATAGGAGATGAATAAATATAATTCTCCCACGAGTGCTCGACGCCAATTTGGTGATAATATATGCTGAACTACATGGGGACATGTAGAAGTTAAGATAAAAAGCTTAACGATAACAAATTGATGATCACGACGATAGTTTTACAAACTCATTAGGTTCTACATTTATATTTAAACGTGTAAGAGCTGGAGAAGCTTGGAGTGATGTAATAGTGGCAGAGTATTCTGGAAGGCCAGATACAGCAGAAGAGTACTATGAGAATGTACGCAAACTGCTTACGTTTTATAATGCTAGATTATTGTTTGAGAATGAAAGAAAAGGAATCTACCCTTACTTTACGAATAAACACTGCGATTACCTCTTGGCTGATTAGCCAGATAAAATCATATCTGAAGTCTTCAAAGACAGTAAAGTACAAAGAAGAAAAGGATGCCACATGACTAAATAGATTAGGGCGTATGGCGAAGGATTAATATTAGAGTGGCTGTTAGACGAGTTTGAAGAAGGCCATCCTAATGTAGAAAGAGTATACAGCGAACCTCTAATAGAAGAGCTTATAGAGAACGATGGTGTACGAAACGTAGACCGTGTGATAGCTTTGTGTATGGTAATGATATACAGAGAGGAGCTCTATTAGGTAAAGGTGTCGTCTGCAAAAGAACAAAACAAATAGGTTGAACTCTTCGAGATGCCGTTATTTAGCAAACAATGGTTTGAAGAAGATAGCAGCACAAGTGAAGACGGTATGCCGATATTCACATTTTAATACATGGAAGATAACTTATACAATTCAGCTTTCCCCAGACAAAAGCTCCCTCTTTCAAAGAAAGGAAAGAAGTGGCAGGAGGATTGCGTTAACTATATTATAGGTGAAGGTAACGTAACATCTGGAGGAAATAGTACATCATATTACGGAGAGCTGTAGACCTATTATAACTTATATAACAGCATCTTCGACGAGAAGGATTTTAAATCAATTACAAACCCATTCAAGGTCGAGGATGGTTTTCCTGCTACTCCTCACGACTTTAATATTATAAGACCTAAAGTAGACTTACTTATAGGCGAGGAGACAAAAAGACCTCTTAACTTCAGAGTTATCAGAACTTCATAGGAGGCTACATCAGAAATGCAGGAGAAAGAGAAGTAGATGATATTGCAATATATAGAAGCGGCTATCACAGCTAGAATGAGCCCAGAAGAAGCTCAGTAGTTCCAGTAGTAGCTACAGTCTGGAGAGATTATGCCACCAGAATAGATAGCTAAGTATATGGACAAAGACTATAAAGATATTGTAGAGAATACTGCGTATCATTCACTTACCTATCTGAGAGAAAAGCTTGATCTTGACAACGAGTTTATCAAAGGCTGGAAAGATGGATTGATCTCAGGTAGAGAAATTTATTACGTTGGCGTACTTAATGCAGAGCCATATGCCGAAAGAGTTAATCCTATATGTTTCTCTTACGACAAGAGCCCAGACCTTGAGTTTATTGAGGATGGTTCGTGGTGCTGCAGAAAGATGCGTATGCCCATAACTGAAGTATACGATAGATATTACGATAAGCTTGAAGAGAAGGATCTTGATAAGCTTGAAGAGATGATTGGTTCTACTCCTGGTAGAAACCTTGGAGACAGAAGTCCTGTTGATATGGGTATACAATTACGTATATATGATAACCCGATGTTCGAAGGATCTGGCAAATCACTTGTAAATGTATGGCATTGTTGCTGGAAGTCTTTCAAGAAGATCTTCTACGTAACTACTACAGACGAAGCAGGATAGCCTTAGATTAATATAGTTGACGAAACATATCAGCCTGTTGGTAACGAGGTTAGCGTAGAGCCAGATTGGATTATAGAAGTATGGGAAGGATACAGAGCTGGTAGCGACTTATACTTTGGTATACAGCCTATCGAGTATCAGCATGTAAGTATTGATAATCCTAATAGCCAGAAGCTTCCTTATTGCGGTGCTATTTATAGCAATACAAATAGTAAGCCTAGATCATTGGTTAGCATTCTTAAGCCATTACAGTATATGTATATTGTATTGTGGTACAGACTTGAGTTAGCTATTGCTAGAGATAAAGGTAAGGTTGTTAATATGGATATTACATAGATTCCTAAGTCTATGAATATTAGCCCAGCTAAATGGATGCATTACTTATCTAGTGTTGGCGTTAACTTTATTAACCCATATGAAGAAGGCTGGAATATTCCAGGAAGAGAGGGTGGTAAACCTGCTCAGTTTAATCAGATAACAGCATTGGATCTTACAATGTCTAATGTTATAGCTGAATATATTCAGCTTATGGACAAGATAGAAGAACTGGCTGGAACAATATCTGGTATTACGGCGCAGCGTGAAGGAGCTGTAAGCTCATCAGAGATGGTAGGTAATGTAGAAAGATCTGTAGTACAGAGTTCTCATATCACTGAGCCATTGTTCTGGGTACATAATCAGTGTAAGCGAAGAGTGCTTAATATGCTTCTCAATACAGCTAAGGGCGCATGGGAAGAGACCGGTAAGAAGAAACTTCAGTATATCTTTGATAATGGAGAAAGGGCATTCTTGGATATTACTCCTAAGTTCTACTACGAAGACATGGATGTATTCGTAAGTGATACATCTAAGGATCTTGAGAACATACAGAAACTTCAACAGCTTATACAGCCAGCTATGCAGAATGGTGCTAGTTTGCTTGAAGCAGCAGAGGTTCTTACAAACGATAACTTCAATATCATTAAGCAGAAGCTTAAGGATATGCAGACTAGACAGGAACAGATGCAGCAACAGCAGCAGGAGGCAGAGGCTCAGCAGCAACAGCAGTTACAGCAGATGCAGAATGAAGCTAAACAGCAGGAGCTTATGTTACAGGAAGCTTAGATGGATCTTCAGAGATATCAGATTGACCAAGATAATCAGACTAAGATAGCTGTAGCACAGATTAATGCTTATCGTGGAACGGAGGAATTAGATCAGGATCAAAACGGAATCCCAGATCCAATCGAAATCGGAAAACAAGCTATCGAGCAGTAGAAGATTAACTAGGAGGCTTACAATAAGCGTTACGAAGCTAAACAGAAGCGTGAGATAGAGGATTAGAAGATCTAGCTTGAGAAGGATAAGATGAAGCATGAAACAGAGCTGTAGAAAGCTAAGGATGATGCTGCTTATGAACGCGAGAAACTTAAGGCAAAGACAGCTATCAAAAATAGGGTTCCGGGAGAGAAGTAATCATGAAGTTCGACAACAAGACATTTTAGCAGAAGTATGAAGCGTGGAAGAATGGCGCTGATTACTGGAAAGACATTAGAGGAATCAACTTGGGTGGAGACACCCAGGCTGAGGAACCTAGTCCAGAAGAGCAGTAGTAGCTTGATTAGAGTGTATAGTCTATACTTAATGCTTATAATGAAGGTAAAGATGTTAATATAGCTGAAGATATTATTAAACCATTACCTTTTGATACTCCATTAAATGAAGAGCATCCAATACTGCACAAATATAAAGGAGGTAAGAATGATTCTATTAATACTTTTGTTAACAGAATTGGCCCTCTTGTAGGACAATAGCTAAATAGATATGGATATGGCGATACTGCATTTTACAATGTAATGCGTTAGCTTGCATACGAATCAAACTACGGAAGGTCAAGAGTAGCTAGACAATAGCATAATTATGGCGGAGTAGGATGGAATGGCAAGACTTACACTACATATAAGAGTGACACAGATTTTGTAAAGGACTATGTGAGACTTATGCATAATAGGTATGGAGCCGCACTTAGAGCCAAATCTACACAGGATTATGCTAGAGCTCTCAAGCAGAAGGGATATTACACAGATTCTCTCGAGAATTATTCTAGAAACCTTCGAGGAATGGATAGTTTAGTAAAGGCGGCTCATTACCACAGGAATGCACATAAAGATGCTTACAATTATAATGTTAAGCTTGATGATCTTGTATAGGACTATGAGGACGCAAAGAATAATAGCCCTATAATTATTAATTCTCCTTCTACCAAACAACCTAAAACTATTAGAACAGATATTCCGACAACATTGATTGGTCCCACTTAGGAAGAGATTAAGGCTTAGCAATAGCGTGATCTTGATAGGTATAAACAGTAGATGTATAATAATATAACATAGCCTTCACTTCCAAATATACTTAATCTACTTCCTTAGAATAACTTTGGTAAAGATTCTTATGGCTAGAAGTTCTGGTAGAGAAAAGGTAATAATCTTAAACTGATGTAATTATGACACAGATGGAAAGTCCTAAGCGAAAGATGCAGAAGAAGAACGACTATCAGCGTCATAAGCTCTTTCGTAAGATTAAACGTAGAAGAAAAGCATAGGCTGAAGCGGAATAGCAGGTAGCTGTAAAATAGCTTAGAAAGAAACTTAAGATTCCTAAGTTTGGAAGTGGCAAAGATATTAATATAAAGGAATCTAAGCGTGGAACATTTACTAAAGCAGCTAAATAGCATGGTATGAGTGTTCAAGAATTTGCTAATAGAGTTTTAAGGAACCCAAGTAAGTATAGCGCGGCTATGAGAAAGAAGGCAAACTTTGCACGAAATGCGTCAAAGTGGAATAAATAATAACATTACACGGGTTCGACTCCCGTGTAGCGTACAACAATTAAAAATATTAACTTAGTTATAATTTAAATTATGGCAAGAAAGAAGAAAAATCCATTAGGTGATTTTGAAGACGCTTTGAGCTCTCTCGGGTTCGGTGGCCAGGAAGGTGGCGACAGCGTTACAGACATCGATAACCAGGATATGGTTAATCAGGTGTTAGACAACCCTAATGATGATGTTGAAAATTTAGACAATCCAGATGACGATAAGTCTTCTGAGGATAATAAAGATAATAAGAATGTAACTGGTGATCCTAATGCTCACGATGATGAAACAGAGATCCCAGATAATATTTTAAATAATAATACGTCCGACACAACTACAGTTGACAACGAATAGGATGATGACAATGATGATAACGATCAGTAGACTGACACTGATGTCGTAGATCCTGGAGAGGCAGAACAGATTGGTGCCTTCTTTGACGCATTCGCCGAAGCTAATGGTTGGAGTGTTGATGAAGACGAGAAACCTAAGACAATTGAAGGTATCGTAGAGTACATCAAAGATGTCGTAGATGAGAATTCAACCCCACAGTACGCCGATGATCGTATTGCTAAACTTGATCAGTACGTAAAGAATGGTGGTAGATTTGAAGACTTCTATCAGACACAACAGAAATCTATGTCTTATGATAGTATAGATTTGGAGGACGAATCTAATCAGAAAGCAGCTGTTCGTGAGTTCTATAAATTACAAGGAATGAACGACGAACAGATTAGTCGCAAGATTGAGCGCTATGAAGATGCTGATATGCTGGAAGACGAAGCAGCTGATGCTGTTAACTATCTTAAGGCGTACGAGTAGCAACAGCAGGAATATATGGCTCAGCAATAGGAAGCTCAAAGACAAGAATAGGAGCAGCAAGCTGCATAGTTCATGAATGACCTTACATCTAGTATTAATGGTCTTACTAATATTAGAGGTATTAATATCCCAAAGGAGGATAGAAAAGCGTTGTTCGATTATATCACAAGAACTGATGCAGATGGCTTAACAGAGTATCAGAAGGCTTTTAATAATAACCTTGTTAACAATTTGATAGAATCAGCCTACTTCACAATGAAGGGTGATGCTCTACTGGGCGAAGCACAGCGCAATGGTCAGACATCTGCTGCGAGTAAACTTAGACAAATGCTCAAACATCAAACAAAAAATCATACATCATACAATGTTGGGCATGAAAAACAACCTCAGGCATGGGATATCGCGTCAAAATACCTATGATGAGACAATTAACATATTATGAATAATTCAAGTTCTTTATTAAATAATCTTCAGCTCTACCGTGGTAAGCGTTTTGCTGACTTGGTAGACGAAAACATGATTGCTAATGCAATGCTTACAAAGCCTCATGAGGTAGCAGGCTTGTTGTCATTGGTTTTTGGTACAAAGGATGATGGTATTTCAACTACCATCGATTTGTTAACTGGTGGTCTTGGTTCAACCATGACTATCGAAAACAGAGAGTATGAGTGGTCTGTAATGATTGATGCTGACCACGCTGTTAATATCCGCTACGCTAAGTGGAATGGCAAGGAGATCACTCCTAAGTCAATTACAGACGGTTTGACACCAGGTATTAATAATACTCCTATTTATCTTGGTCTTGAAGAGAAGTGGTTCGGTAGGTTCTATAGCGCATAACCTGTGCCGCCTTTTATAGTAATATAAATTGAAAAATCCAGAGAATTGCTGGAAACTCCTAAAGAATTTTATACCCTAGAGTTATAAATAAAATTATAGATATATGAATAATATAGAAAATGGACAATCAGCAGCCGAGCAAGGCTACTAGATGAAAGACATACCGGGATGGGAAGGTCTTTACGCATGTACAACACATGGCGATATTTGGTCATATAGAAGTGATAAATTTTTATCGCCAAGTAAAAATAAAAGAGGTTATCTGCACGTCACTTTTACTAAAGATGGCAAAAGATATGACTATAGAGTTAATAGACTTATAGCTATGACGTTTTTAGATAACCCAAATAATTTACCACAAGTAAACCATATAGATGGAAATAAATTGAATAATTATCTATCTAATCTAGAATGGTGCACACCAGAATATAATATACAACACGGAAAGGAACACGGATTGTTTAAAGGACATTGCTTTAATCCTCCGATACATACAAAAGATGGCCCACAAGTTGCATATGTATTTACTAACGTTTATAATGGAGCACAATTCACCATATATGGCTTTAAAGCTTTGAGAAAGCAATTTAGAATAAGTGGTTATACTTATGGTTTAATTCAAAAACATGCGAACACAGGAGACTATATTAAAGCAGGATTGCTTAAAGGTCTTCGCGTTGACAAAGTAGACTTGAAGGTTCATCGACTAACCGCTAACCACGGTGTAGGGTCAAGTGACCCGAAGTACTGGAAACCCTTTCTTTAGGGTTGTGATATAGTCAATTCTTCATCGAAAGATGAAGCTGCTAGCGAGAATGCCATAGCTAGCGATTCGGAATTAACGACTCCGAGTGAATAAAAAGCCAGGCGCTATTTTGGCATTTGACAATGTAAACTTCCAGGTACGTGTAAACGGTACTCCATATCAGGATGGTAGCACATGGGTATATGAGTGCTACGTAGCAGAAGGCTTCCAGGGTTCTTATATTCCTTGTGAGTATTTGCTCCCAGGCCGTCAGGTAGACCGTATCGGTTCTGCATACGAGGAGTACAGTGATGAGGCAGATATCATCAACTATCAGACTCCATTTAAGATGCGTAATAGCTTGATGACTATGCGTCTTACTTACGATATCACCGGTGATGCTTACTCTACAGTACTGGCTATCGCTTTGACTGATCCCGAGACAGGTAAGAAGTCTTATTTGTGGTCTGACTATCAGTATTGGAAGGCTCTTCGTGAGTGGAAGAAGAGAGAGGAGAAGCAGTTGCTGTTCGCTCACTCTAACCGTAATGCAGATGGTACTTACAATTTGAAGGGTACTAATGGTCGTTTCGTTCCAATCTCTGCAGGTTTGTTCGAGCAGATTGCTCCAGCTAACGTACGTTACTACACAAAGCTGACTACAGAGTTGTTCGAGGATTACTTGTTCGATCTCTGCTACAATATCATTGGTACTAACGAGCGTAAGTTCGTTGCTTTGACTGGTGAGATGGGTTAATTTCTAGCCCCTTATAATAGCAATATTATATAGCAAATCTATTTAATTGCTGGAAACTCTATTAAAATAATTAACTTAGATTAAAAACATTATGACGAATACATAGAAGTTCGATAGAAAATCAGCAGCAAAGACTTTACATAAACCATGTAGAGGTTTTGAATTTAGATATATCGTATATATAGATGGTAATATATATGATAGATATACTAAGAAGCTAATAAAAAATAATAATGGTAAAGTAACTCTTGTAGGTATAAATAACAAAGAGTATGCGATGCCAGTACAAAAGATAATTGATTCTACATTTTGTGATTTAGATTTAACAAAGTTTGACAACGTTAAAGATCACGATGGGTATCTTATAAATAAGAATGGTAGTTTGTATAATTAGAAATCAAAACGATTTGTTTCTACTACTGTCAAGAATGGATATATGAGATATAATGTAGATTGGAAAAGAAGACTTGTTCACGAAGTATTAGCTGATCAATATATTCAAAACCCTAATCATTATGAAACTATAGACCATATAGATTGCAATAAGCTGAATAACAGCATTGCAAATCTAGAATGGGTTACTAGAGAAGAGAATAAGAAAAGAGCATATAATAACGGTCTTACATGCGTTTTTAAAACTCTTGTTACATTCTCAAAAAATAATGATTCATTTACTCTGTTGGGACTAGAAAATGCTAGCAGAGTATTCAATATTAAGAAGTCTTGCTTATGTACAATGATAAGCAGGTACGGAAATAAAGACATGGTTATTCCTAGTGGTTCTATGAAAGGTTATAAGATAACTACATAGAAATGTAAATGTAATGTTCAACGACTATCCGATTAGGAGTAGGATTCAAGCGAATCCGATATGGTAGACATCCAATTAGGATGAAGATATAGTCTGGTCCCTTATGAAAGTAAGGGCTCGAGAGAGGTTTGGTTTAGCGAACCAAGCAAACATAAACGATTAGAGAGTTCGACCGTATCTTGAAGGAGAAGGCAGCTAGCTTTAATATGATTGATACACACTTCATTACAGGTTCTGGTCAGGATCTGAAGTTGGGTGGTCAGTTTACAACTTACACTATGACTAATGGTATTGAGTTGACAGTTAAGCGTTGCGCTATGTTTGATAACATGGAGATGTTCCGTCAGCTTCACCCATTGACAGGTAAGCCATTGATGTCTTACACATTCTTGTTCGTTGACCTCGGTCGTCGTGACGGTCAGGCTAACATCGTTAAGGTATGTCGTAAGGGTCGCGAGTTCGTACAGTGGTGCACTGGTGGTTCTGTATTACCAAACGGTTATGCAAATAACATCAACACTATGCGTTCTAACAGCCGTGATGGTTACCAGGTACACTTCCTTGGTGAAGAGGGTATCATGTTGAGAAACCCATTGTCATGTGGTATCTTGTACTGTGATGCTGAAGACCAGGAGTCTATTGCAGTGAGAACAGAGCAGCAGAGCTCTAATTAATTAAATAATATACAATGTTCAACCCCACCCTAAATTGGGTGGGAGCTTGGCATTGCAACAACTAATTGAAAAATTATGGTAGTTGAATTAAAAATCAGAAAGAAAAATCCCTGGGCTGGATTGTTAAAGTACAAGCATTGTTTTGATTATATTGCACCTTACTTTACCAGATCTGGGTCGATATACACAGGTTTAACACCTGAGGATGAAAAGAAATTTGAAAAGGAGCTTGGCTATCCAGAAGGCCATCTCGCTAAGAATTCCCCATTCTGGAATACATTCTGTGTTAAGGTTGGCTCTAAGAGCACAATCCTCGATGACTCATTCCCACGTTAGGCTATGATTATTAAGTTCCTTGAGGGACATAAGAGAGTAGCTACATCACTTGATAAACTTAATGCTGGTAAGGATTATCTGCTTATTAATAGACAGGCTGAGGCTATTGAGAAGAATAAGATTAACAAGCTTCGTAGAGACGCTATTATTGCTTTTGGCAAGCTTTCTCTTGAAGAGATGCGTAAGTGCCTTAGACTGTTCGGTGTTAGTGCTGATACAATGTCTAATGAGCTTGTAGAGTCTACATTGTTCTCATTGGTTGACAAGCAGCCACAGAACTTCTTTACTAAGTGGGTTAACAACAAGACAAAGGAAACAGAGTTCTTGATCGAGAGCGCTATTGCCAAGGGTATTATCCGTAAGGATAGAACACAGTACTATTATGGTTCTGAGATGCTTGCAGACTCATTGCAGGATTGTATTGCATACTTGGACGCAAAGAAGAATCAAGACTTAAAGATCTCGATCATTAATCAGGTTGAGAATAAATAATAAACTAACGACGTATGACGCACAGTGATATTTATACTAAGTTTATGATTGAATATGACAAGGCAAATATAACTTCGTCATATCCGTCGCTAACTGAATATGAAATTGCAACAATATTAGATAAAGCGTACTTAGCTTTAATAGCTCAAAAATTAACAGGGAACAATCCAAGAAGATCTGCTTTTGAATCTGATGTTAAAGCAATTGAAGATTTAAGACCGCTAATAAAACAAGCTTCATTACATGGAGAACATAGTGATGTTGTTACAAATGAATATATTTATTCATTAAACATACAAGACTATCTATATTATATTTCTAGCACAATATCATTAAATGCTAATAATAGTTCTATAGATAATCAGAAGCATATAATTCAGTCTGTTAGTCTTATCTCTCATGAAAATGCAAATAAATTTAAGTCCACGTCAACAAATTTACCTTGGGTTAAGAATCCGGTATGTTACATAGACAATAAGATTGTACATGTTTTAGTCGATTCGTACGATGTTAAAAACAACAGCGGTGATATGGTGTTAGATGTAACATATATAAAGACTCCTAACAAGTTTGTAAAAGGCACAAGTTTAGTTGATTTTGGAGATACGGAATTAGAGATAAATGACGCTATGGCTGAAGAGCTTGTTAATTTAGCAATTATAATGTCTACTGAGATTGTAGAATCCAGTAGATTATCTACTAAAATAAATACTAGACCACTAGAATCATGACGCAAGAACAAACTAGAAAGCTTGGTATTGAGTTTGAAAGAAGGATAACAGAAATGTATCCACAGTTCGCAATAGAAAACAAACTTGATACCGATACAATATATTCTTTTTTAAGTGAGTATCAATCCTAGTATGTAAAGACTTTATATGTAGCCGAAGGTTAGACACAAAGTGGTACTAGGCAAGATAATAAAATTCACGACATATTGTCTAATCTTATTAGACATGAAGATATCAAACCTTCAAATGAAGTAGATAACTGCTAGTTAGAGTTTGATCTACCTGCAGATTATTCTATGTATATTACTTCATATAGTGTCGTAGATAGAACTTATAAAAGTAACAAAACCTTAGATACGCCAGTATATCTTGATAATGTAAACGTTAAGCAAGATTTGGCTGTTAGGTTTTTAGATGTAGCCTATAACTAGAAAGGGGTTCTGTAGAAGCCATTGGTAGTATTAGATTAGAATAATCAAAATACAACAATCAGACTCATACACGATACCTATACGCATATATCTAGTATAAATCTTACATACTATTGTTACCCATACGCATTCAATGTGATGAAGTTTAATGATTAGGATAAATCAACTGGAGCTGTACATAGTTATTGTGAATTACCTTATAGCTGCTTTGAAGACATAGTTTCAGGAGCTGTAGATATGTATATAACTTAGTACAAATTCAGATTATAGCTTGGAGGTAAACAGCAATAGTAGAAACCACAACAAGAATAGGAGGATAAGTAATGAGATATATAGATATATTGGTAGGTCTCGAAAGAGAAATTAATAAGTTTGACGACCCAGTACAGAAGCCTTCTACAGATGAATCATTATTCTGGCTTAATTAGGCTGTAGCCAAGTTTGTTAAAACTAGGTTTAATGGAGATATCGTTCACGGTACGTCATACGAACAGAATGAGAAGCGTAGAAACGATTTAATTAAGCTGTATCAAACAATTGTCTATCAAAGTGACAATATATAGGTAGACGAATCAGAACCGTCTTATACCTCATACTATGCGCAATATCCTAATGATTTTATGTTCGCTCTTAACGAAGATGTTGTTATATCTGATTTGCAAAACCACAATAAGATTAACACGTGTATGTTTGAGTGTACTTAGGATAGTTTTATGTATAGAGTCAATAATAGTTTAACTGACTTCCATTATAGATATCACAGAGCTAGACCATTAAGAGTTCGTGTTAATGATGGCTGTAAGCTATTAACTGACAAATAGTACAAAATATATAAATATTCTTTAGGTTATTTGCGCAAGCCTAAAGAGATAACCCTCGAAAAACCATATGATGAGTACAATGATTTCGAGGATATTATAATGCCTGAGATAATTAAAATAGCAGCACAAATGTATCTTGAAAACAAGAAAGATGAAAGATACCGCACTATTACTCAGGAAGTTAGTACTCAAGAATAAGATAAGAATAATTTTAACGTGGAAAGCCCAGCTGGTTAGGTCCAGTGTAATTAATTAGGGTGAGTAGAAAAAATTAATATATTATGATTACATATGTAAATACCGTATTGGTATCAAATAAGGGTGGTGATACACTCGCTACAAAGGAAGAACTTGCAGGCAAGCAGAAGAAGGGTGATCTTAAAGAGTTGGTTGGTAAGCTCGTATTTATGAATTGCGACGCAGCTGCTCAGGATGGCTCAAACATTGAGGATATTTATGCAGTCGATGAGAACTGCGATAGATTTAAGATTGGCGTTGTAACTAGTGATAGTTTTCAAAAGGCTGATAAGATGGGTAATGTAACATACATTCCTGTTGTTAAGTGGTCTAATATTATCAATGCAGCAGACATTAAGTCTATTACAAAGCTCGATTATAAGGAAGATACAGAGGATATAATCTCAATTGACTTCTCTACAATTCCTGCAGAGACTTTGGATATCCTTTCAGCAGGTTGTTGTCCTGTAGTACTTCGCCTTACTTTCAAGGATATGCCTATGCGTTATCGTAAGTGGACTGAGTCTTACAGCTATGTAACAATGCCTGGTGATGGTATTCAGAATATTATGCAGGGCCTTGTTAAGGACATTGTACGCGCTTCAAAGCGTCAGCGTGTATACGCAAAGATTGATGGTACTAAGCTCGTGCTTGAGGCAATGAAGTATGACGACGATGAGCAGGCTGTAACAGAGAACGTTTATGCAAAGGTTCGCTTTGATGCAAATGCTTATTGGATGAATCCACAGGCTCCAGGTTGGGCAGCTAATAACAAGTATGATCTTGGTGTTAAGTTCGTTAAGCAGGAGGGTGTAACTTATCCTGCATCAGCAAAGCTTGTACGTGATCGCGAGCGTTCAGCATTTGACTACCAGGGTGTACTTCACCGTTGCTGCTGGTATGACCCACAGCCTAATATGGTTACAAATATTGATAGCCATTACGGTGGTATTACTATCGAGTTCGAGAACCAGTATCGTGCAGCTGACGATCTCTGGCGCAGAACAAAGCAGACAGTAGAAATCTATGCTTCTAACAATGGTACCGAGATTGGTGCTGCAGAGATCGGTGATGGTCTCTTGGCTAAGTTGTGCAAGATGATTGCTACTCGTCAGAACATCGCTAACCCAGTTAGCAACTCAACTGCGTACGACGGTACAAAATATTAATTTAAATACCGGGGTGGGGTTCTTGCCCTATCTCGGTTTTTTGTTTTAAACATATTATAATATGCAAAAGATTAGAATTGGAAACGATATTAGATTAAATCTAACTCTTCGTGGTCCTAGAACATACGATTAGGCTAGTATTAAGAAATTAGCTTGTTATTTAATAAACACATCTGTAGCAGACTTTTATACTGGCGAAACATGTTGCAATGACCCACATATGTATGGTCATCCTTGCTTTAATAGATGTGGATGTCCTTAGTATCATGCTTGCCCACACTGCTGCAGACCATATCATCACGACTGTAGATTAAGTGGTAGAGGATGTAATCCTTGCGCAGGAGCTCCTTGTATTCCACCTGCATATTGCAAGCCGTTTGATAGAGTACTTGCTGGCTATGATGATAAGTTCTGCTATACAGCATATTCTAAGGTTCTTCCTAAGGCTAACAGCATTCAGTGCTACTTCCCTGCTAAGGATCAGCTTTTCTGCGGAGTATACAAACTTGTAGTTGTAGCAGAGATGTACGAACCAGGTTGGGGTAAGACGGACCTTCATACATACACAATGGACTACGGTGAGGTGTTTATGCTTGTAAATGACAATACTGGAGCAAGTGGCGATATTACTCTTGATGTAGATAAGGATGATATTCTTAATAAGAATATTATCGACATAAGAGTAAAGACTCACGACTTGTATTTGTATGGTGGTAATCAGATTAGACTTGGTGAGCAGGATAAGAAAGATCATTATTACATCATAGAGGTAGAGCTTGAAAATGGTTCTGTACTCGAATATACTCCTGGCAATTGGCCTTACGAGAAGCTTCAGTTTGTTGCTACAAAGTCTAGTGTTATATCAATCGAGGAAGAGACTGGTATAATTAGAGCTATTAATCAGGAGAATACAAACAGTACTTATGTAACTGTAAAAGCTAAGAATAACGATATTACAACCGGATTTAATGTAACTGTAGTTGGTGGTGATTATGACTATATTGGTTATCTTCCAGTTAGACCATTTGCTGTTAATGTTGAAGATGACACAGAGGTAGGATTTGATAGAACAGACCAGTCATACGAGAATAATAGCCAGGAGTATTATACAGCTACAGGCGTAGAGGCTGTTAATACAGATGACCTTAAGAGAGTTGATGACCTTACAAAGCCTGTACAGGTAGAGAATACAAGAGATGGACAGTATCTTTGGATTGTTACACGTAGACCTATTGCTTATGCTGCAAACATCACAGATAATGGTACAACAGATCTTAACTCAGCTATGTATGTACCTCTCACAAAGTATCAGTAGAAGTTGAATGATAGTAAATATTATTATTGCTGTCCTAATCCAATGAGTGCTAATACTAAGTCTGGTGGAGATATTTTCTATATTAAACTTAAAGCTTAATAACTATGGAAGCAAAGAAAGAAGATATTAAAATATATGGTAAGCTTGTAAATGTTACCACAGAGAATGTTGTAGCTGATGCTGAGCAAATCTGGGATTCTTATTACAGAAAGAACCAGACAGCTGTAAACAGATCTATGCGTGACGACTTTACAAAGTTTGCTAAGAATCCTACATTTGAATCTGCCGTATTTACAGGAGACTCTACATTCCAGGGCAATATGGCTGTAGAGAAATCTCTTTCTGTAAAAGGCTCTTCAAAATTCTAGGATTAGGCTACATTTAACGGTACTATTAGAGCTCATGGAACCCCTAATGGATTGGTTGTAGACCATAAGATTATTACAAACGATATTGAGGTTATGGGTACATTTCAGGCACTTAATATTGATACAAATAATCTTGTAGTTCATAACTTGTTAAAAGTAGAGAATGGTGGCTCGTTCAGGGTTGATGGAGATACTATCCTTAACAATCTTTCAGTTAGCGGTACTCTTGATATTCCTAATGCTACTACAGCTAAATATGGAAGTGTTAGACTTGCTACATCACCATCAGGTTAGGCTAGTACAGACGTACTTACAGTTGGTCTTGTAAAGAATATGTTGCAGTATGTTCTTCCTACCTCATCTGAGAATAATATACTTATCTATAGCAATGGCAAATGGATTACTTCTGCTATTGACTAGGTTATTAATAGTAATACAACTATTAACGAACATATTAAAAGCATTACTCAGAATATATCTTATACAAAGAATGAGGTATATACAAAGAACTAGACATATAGCAAGTCAGAAGTTACATAGCTGTTACAGGATCTTAAAGAGTCAATTCTTAGAGAATATAAGGACAGTTGCTTGTGGTAGACTAGTGGAACAGAGTACATTATTCCTAAGGGTAGCAAGAAGATTAAGGTTAGCGCAGCTTACAAAAATGCAACAGTTTAATAGAGGAGGTATTTATGGAAGAATCAAGTTATAAACATAATTATGAATACCTCTCTATTGAGGAGGCGAAGTCAATTATAGATGGAACATTTGTACAGGGAACTACAAGTATTGGAGGAGAGCTTGCAACTAAGGCTGATATTGATAAATTGCTTACAGCTGCTGATAAAAAGTTAACTTCTATTGTCCCGGTTACTGATACATCTAATGAGTTTATTTGTTTCTTTGAATGTGTTAGTAATGAAACATTTCCAGATGATTTAGAGCATAGATGGATAGAAGTTTCTCCAACATAGTTTATATTCCCAGCTGATGGCGGTTCTGTAAAAATAACTGGTTCGTATGGATTGACTGGAACGCTTGGCACAAGAAAAAAAGTTGGATA